AGGAGCTCAAGGTGCACAGGGCAACCAGGGAGTTCAGGGAACTCAAGGTCTTCAGGGACTGCAAGGACTGCAAGGAAGACAGGGCAACCAGGGAAATCAAGGAAATCAGGGCAACCAGGGAGTTCAGGGTGCACAAGGCACGCAGGGAACCCAAGGGGCACAAGGCAACCAGGGAGTTCAGGGAACTCAGGGGACTCAAGGTGTTCAGGGATCAGGAGTTCAAGGATTCCAAGGGCTGCAGGGAACAGGACTAAGTTTCTCTGGCGCAGACACCAGGGTGGTTTATGTTGCTAGCAATGCACCGGCAACTGATGCAAACTTCACATTTGATTCAACAAACAAGTCTGTCACAGTCGTTGCAACCGCATCAACACCAGCAGGCCTGTTTAAGGTTTCATCAGCAACAACCGGTGCTATAAGAATACCCCTCGCCCTTTACCATAATACCTCTTCAACACCAACAGCAGGGTTCAGCGTTGGAATGAACTTCCTTCTTGATAGCTCTACAACAGATGACATAACTTCAAACAGGATGGCATCTGAATGGATAAGCGCAACACATGCTACTTACCATTCAAAGATGGTGCTATCAGGCGTCTATAATGGAAGCTCTACACTAAACACAATAATGGAGCTATGGGGCAACCAGCAGATAAAGACGTTGGGGATCCACAACAATCCAACAACAAATGCAAGCACAGGATCAACTGCAGACATATCATCTGGTGAATACACTCCTGCTGTTGCTGCTGTTGCAGGTTGGGCTCCTAGCTCTCTCACAGGAAGCTGTGCACAGTGGCTAAGGGTTGGAAATGTCGTTACCGTTAGTGGTGAATTTTCTGTGACGCCCGCAGGAGCAGGCCTTGGACAGGTTCAGATACCTGTTCCAATTGCAACTTCTGCTTCAAGTACATGTCAGATATCGGGAACATCAGGCGCATACAATCAATCATTGAACACAGTAAACATTGGAGGAATAGTGACATCATACAACAATGGGGCGTCATATGATGGCCTATTCCAAATGTCATTCCCGCAGGCAGTTCCTTACCTAGTTAAATACCATTTCACATACCTTGTGAAGTAATGGCTATTTCTTAATCGCTGATATCTCATCCCTCAGTTTTGCAGCAAGCTCATAGTCTTCCTTTTCTATTGCCTCTTCAAGCCTCTTTTCAAGCTCTTTTTTATCAACTGCAAGGGATTCATCCTTCTGCTTCTTCTTTTGGGCCTTTGGCTTTTTTGTTTCTTCCTGTGTATTGGAGGACTTCATTCCTTTGACGTTTCCATACTCAAATGACATCACATCAACTATATCGTTGTTGATGAAGATTGGAGACCCTAGCCTTATTGCTATACATATCCCATCGCTTGGCCTGCAATCTATAACAGACCCGTCATTAAATGCCATAGTTGCAAAGAACGTCTGTTCATGGTTGTCATCTATGACAACGTACTCAATGTCTATTTCCCTATCCATGAGGATGTTGCAGAACAGATCATGCGTGAAAGGTCGGTCCATTTCAACGCCTTCAAGGAATATTGCTATAGATTGCGCCTCTGCGCTTCCTATTATCAGTGACACCATCTTTCCAAGGTCCTCATTATCCTTGAGTATGAGGCTGTAGCTTCCATTTACCCGATCGTATGGTATGATGCCGTATATGTAAAACTCTGTTGAGTTGTCTGGTCTGTTCTCACTCATATGTCAACTTTGTATATCTTGTATGGGAACCCTTCCTGGTCGTATATCTCCAGCCTTGAATCTCCGTGCTTCATGAGGTAGTTCTTGTCTCCCTTCCATGAGAGGTCGTCGACGATGTCTATTATCGTTACTTTGTCCTTCTGTGCATGGAGCCTCATTCCACGGCCTATAGACTGTTTTATGATCTTCTCAGATTTGTAGCTCTCTATGAAGAAGATGTTATGCAGATTGTTTATGCTGATTCCTGTTGAGAATGTGCCAAATGATGCGATGAGGATCCTGTTCTCTCCCTCTTCCATGTTCTTCTTGTACTCCTCCCTTAGGTTTGCAGAGGTCGATCCATCGACATAGTAGATCTCCTTGCCATCGCATGTCTCTCTCAACTGGTCGTACAGCCTCTTTCCGTAGTTGTCCTTGATGTTCTGGAAGAGCACAAGAGAGTTCTTTGTCGTCTTTGCAAGCATGTCACATATGAACTTGAATCGCTCCTTTGACTTTATGATCAGGTCTCGCTCAAGGGAAAGCTGCTTGCTCCCTTCGACCTCGTTCTTCCTCTGTCTGAGGAAGTGAAGCTTCTGTTTCAGCTCCTCACTTGAGTGCTTCAACCTTATGATCTTGATGTTGACCTGCGTTGCAACCTTCTTGTCAAACAGGTCCTGTGGGCTTATTGTGTTTACAAGAGGGCCTATGAACGCCTGTATTGTCAGAGCGTCTGCGGTGTCATCCTGCATGAGTGTTCCAGAGAGGCCAAACTTAAACCTTGCATTGACACACTTGCCTATGACCTTCTTGACGGAGTTTGCATTTGTGTGGTGCGCCTCATCAACGCATATGCCTGTGACGTTCTCAAACCACTCGTCGTCGAGCTTGACGAGCGACTGGAATGTTCCAACGATCAGATCTGCATTCTGCTGCTTCTTGGTCTTTGACTCGCCAGAGACCATCTGGGCCTTGAACTTTATGAGGCTCTTCTCGTTTGAATACTCCTCAAAGTCCTCTATTGTCTGGAGTATGAGGTTTGTGTTTGGGACAATTATGAGAAGCCTGTCGACAAGGCCGCGTGTCCTGAGGTATGAGAAGACGAGGAATATGATCATTGTCTTCCCTGCAGAAGTTGCGATCTCACTGATCGACCTCTGGTGCTTTATGATCCTCTTTGCTGCATCGATCTGGTAGTCCCTCGGCTTCTTCTCCATCTTCTCAGAGAACTCAGCAGCCCACTGATCGAAGTCATCCTCATTAAAGTCCCAGTACATCTGATCAAGGTTCTCTATCTCAAGAGGTATGTTGTACTTCCTGCACACTGAGTGCATCTTCTCTATGAGGCCTATTGGAACCCGGTTGAACTTATCGATGAACTTGATGTTTCCGTCCCAGAGCTTCTTCTTCACCAATGGATTGAAGTACCACCCACGTATCTTCTTCGTGAGTGATATCCTTATCTGTTCCATCTCCGAGGGTGTGTAGTCGTAGATCTGGATCCAGCTTCCATCTGATGTGACTCTTGCCTTCATTGGATCATACAGATGTTCTGAAGTTCTCTATCTCTATTCTGTGCTTTATGCCAAAAATCATGTTGTCTATGGTTTTTACAGTCTCATACAGGTAGCTAGACTGAGATTTCACAATCTCTATGTGGTGCTTGTGGTCAGCAGATGCACCATCAACAATGACGTTCATATCGGTCTTTCCGTACCTGACGTCCTTGTCGTTTAGTTCTTCTACAAGCCTTCTCTTGAGCTTTGAGTACTTCTTCTCAAGCTTTATCACGGCAAGGTTGAGGTTGTAGTAGTACTCAATGGCCTCCTGTCTGTATGTATACAGATCGACCTGCAGCTCTGCAAGATCTGAGATGCTCTTCATGCGCCTGGCCATGTCGACTACTTTGTCCTTCCACTTGCCACGCTCTTCAATGAACCGTTCCTTGATCCTCTCAAGCTCCTGGTCCATATCCTTAGAATAGTTCTCTTGTGTTTCCTTTGACATTTATTATCTTCTCTTTGATTTTGTAAGCAAAGCTTTTCTTCTTCTTGATCTCAACATCTAGACCTACTTTGGGAGGATCATCAACATCCAGTGAAAACGAAACAGGACCCTTAAGCTTCTGTTCAAGGTCTTGTGGATCATGTTCAAAATCACGGTGCTGATCGTCATATGTAAACCACGTCATATTTGTTGTCTGTGAAGTACTTTGATACGTTTGTTATCTTCTTTCCATTCAGGTAGCAGTAGACCATGACATCAGTCCAGTCTATCTTTGACCTGTTTATCTTTATATCATTTTCACGGAGGAAGTTCTTCCACAGAAACACAGTCTTTCCATCCTTTAGAAACTCCAGGGTCTTATCCTGACCGGGCTTATCGTTGTCAAGAAGGAACCTGAATGATTCGCTCTCAAAGGGTATCCTTGTGTGCAGCGATGCAAGGGCTATGCTGTTTGGAAAAAGGAAGCTGTCCAATGGCCCTTCAAACACAGTTATAGGCCTGGTGAAGTCGACGTTGAATATGTTGAACGTGTAGCTGAGCTTATCCAAGAGGTCAACACTAGGAACAGATGATTCAATCCCAAGGACCTCACATGCCTTTGACCATTTGTAGGTAAGGTACTTTGATCCATTGTCTGCATACTTTCCAAAGTTTCTGACCTGCCATCCTATGACCTTGTCAGACCCCTTTAGGTTAAGTATGAACAGCTTGTGGGACTTTGGATCCCATAGGAACCGGTTGAAGTCACGTTGCAGCCTCTTCTCAAGATAGACCTGCATCTTTGTTCCTTGAACCTCTATCAGGTTCAACTTCTTCTTTATCTCATCACGATCGAACAGATGGTTCGATAACTCAACGTCAAACAGAGCATCAAGGACCCTCTCCGAGTCCACAGACCGATGTGATGTGAAGTTTGTGACAGAGTCTATTGCAAGCTGGTTTATCTTCGTCCAACCTTCTGCAAGCCTGTTGAAGTCTTTTAGAAAGCTACTGAGCGTCCTGTGCGTCCCACAGTTGTAGCAGTGGAAGCTCAGGGAGCTAAGGAATATGTTTCCCCTTTTCTTGCGTGCATCTGCGTGTGAGTCTCCGCAGTAGGGGCAGGCAAAGTTAAGCCTTTCACGGCCTACTCTTACCTTTGACTTCTGTGATTGGGAACCAAACCTCTCTACTAGAACATCTCTCAACGGAGACAGTATGAGATCGACCCTCTCTTCTGATGATATGTCTACTTTTTCCATGGTGCAATCCTCTTAAAAATAGAAGGGGCCTTTCGGCCCCTTTTTATTGGTTTCTATTAGAGGTCACCGTACATGTCAAGATCGATGTCATCGATGTTTATCTCATCGACAGACTTTGGCTTCTGTGCCGCAGGCTTCTTCTTTGCTGGGACAACCTCATCATCGAGGATGTCGTCAACGCTTGACACTGCCACTGCCTTCTTTGAAGACCTTGGAGCAGCCATGATGTCATCTGTTGAGCTGATTGCAGCACCAGATGAATTTGTGACTGAACGAATAACTGAGTTGACAAGGTTTGTTGTTGTCTCATCCCACTCCTTGAATCCAAACTCTTCGAGGTCAGGAGATCCCTTTTCAAGGTATTCTGCTGCCTTCTTCTTTACGTCTGGATCATTGATGGCTTCACGAAGATCGATGTTTCCATCAGGTGCGTGAAGGATTGGGTATGGTTCACCATCAAACTTTGAGTTGTCATAGTTGTCCCACTCGCCCTGCTTTGTGATGTGAAGAACAAAGCGACGGCCCTTCAAGAGGTTGAATGGATCACGTGGCTCTCCAATCTCTGGGTTGAGCTCAGCCTCAATCTTGTCCTTGAGCTTCTTTCCAAACTTGAAGACCTTGATCTTGCCTTCGAGGTCTGGATTCTGTGCGTCCTTTACGATCTGGACCAGACAGTAGCAATTGAGACGGCGTGAAAACACCTTTGACATCTCACGCTCATACGGATTCTCTGAATCCTTGAGCTTCTTCCACATTCTGAACAGTGGGCTCTCTTGGCCTACTGATGAAGGGCAATCAACGTATCTGCCCTTTCCTGTTGTTGGATCTTCCATCCAACCTGTCCACTTTTCAATGACGGACTTCTTTGGGTTCTTGTACCAAGGTATGAACCTGACAACTGCCTTGTAGACGTTATCCTTTCCGTCCTGAGCCTTTGGCTTGTATACAACGTCTTCCTGACGTGCTGGTTTGTTGAATGCATCCAGTGCATTATCGCCATCTAGTAGCGAATCAAAATCAAAAGACATAATAAGTTCCTTTCGAGAAATTTTAGAAAATGTTAGAAATGTAAGTAGTACTAGTTACTCTGTATATATCAGCGGCAATTTTGGCATGTTACACCATTATTGCAGCCAACTGGATTTTATTGTTCCTGTTGGAAGGCCAGACAACCAATCGGACACCTGATACGGATCCTTCTTGTCGTATGTGTAGTTGACACCAGATATCGTTGCAGTCAGAACAGAAGGAAGATCCTTTGTGGACTCCTCCTTAAGGAAAACAGTAAATGCAGGTTCAAGATCAATGAAATCAGCAGCGACTTGTTTTACCATGTATGCAGACTTCTGCGTGAATTGACCTGAGCCTTCAAACGCTGCACCTGAAGGCGTGGTCTTTCTTATGACGCGTACGTACGTTATCTTCTGTGGCTTCTCAACCGGAGGCTGCCCTTGTAATATGACAAGGTTTGATATGACCGCAGTATCCTTGATTTGGTTGTTGTTTATCTTTGAGTCAAACAGCGAGATAAGAAGTTGATCATAATACTGTGCAAGCGTTATCTGCCAGTCGTTTATCTGTTCCGTAGGGGTCACAGAATACTTAAAGTCTCCGGCTCCTTGGTTTCTTGAAAGTATCTCAAACACTGCATCCCAGCCTGTGTAAGTTTGACTTCCAAACTTAACAGTTATCAGGTTCTGCTCTATCATGTACTGGAGGTTGTAGCCTATCTGTATGTTTGTGTTTGATAGGTCTCCGGTAAGGGTGTTTAGGTACTTTGTCTTTTGGTTGTACAGGTATGTTTTTGAGCTTGTTGGCGTAGAGCTTGTATTGGTCACAGACGGTATCTGCTTCTCGTATGTGCTCTTCGTGAGCCTATCTATGTACTTGCTGTAACCTGCAAGGAATGTGTTCTTTCCTGCTGCCAAATCACTCTTGCCCTGTTGGTACATATCATCCAATGCAACCTCTACCCTGAACGTTGTAAGTGATGCAACTGTTCTTGTGTATGAAGCATTGACCGGTTGATCATCAAAGATTACAGTTGTGACATTTGGATTGTTTCCTACAGAAACAAATCCACTGGTTGGAAACTCAAGCACTGCGATCTTTGCCCCTGTTGTGCTTCCAGACTTTGAATCATTTGTTGACGTATTGCTCTTCTCTACGAACCACTTTGAGTTGTATGACTTTTCACCTGCCTGGAACGTCCTTATCTGCTTCTTCTTGAGTTCAGTGTACTTCCCTCCGTTTGTTCTAGGATCGTTTACAAACTCCTTGTCAAACAGCTGCTTCTTCTGTTCAGCTGTGAGTCCAGAAGCAGAGAATGAACGGATCTCATACCTTCCAACAAACGTATCTGTGTTGACGTAGTAGACATCATAAACGACGTTGGTCGTCGTGTTTGCGTTTGTTCCTCCTTGTGGTCCTCCAAGATTTGCAGACCCACCTGGGCCAAACGGATCCTGCCAGAAGTTTCCTTGATCTATCAGGACGTCGGTGTTTAAGAAGTTCTTTTTGTTGTTGGTCCCCTGGTTCCCCGTTCCCTGGTTCCCCGTTCCCTGATTTCCTTGATTACCCCTATTCAATCTTGATAGCCTTTCTATCTCTTCTCTCAGCGACTTGATTATTTCTGCAAGTTCCTTTACGGAATCAGACTGACCGTTCTTTGCCTCTTCCATGAGCCTTCTTAGCTCCTCTTCCCTCTGCTTTAACAAGGCATTTCTACGGTCGAGCTCTGTCTGCTGATCTTCAAGGGCATCTGTTTGCTCCTGGAGCGTCTGTTGCTGCCCAAGGAGTGCAGTCTCAAGCGCCTTTAGCGTTGACTCCTTTGAGTTTAGCTGAGCCTCACGTACATTTAGGTTCTTTGTTGTTTGATCTAGAACAGCCTCTCTGTCCTTTATAGAGTTTAGCCTTGCAAGGAAAGAATTGTTCCTTAGCTCATCTACCTTATCTAGCACAGTCTGGTAGTTCTCTATCTTATCAACGTTGCCCTTATAGACAACAGTTTCTTCTCCGGTAAGACCGTCTGGAACAACCTCTATGACCTCTAGGTACCTCTTCTCTATCGTGTATGGCTTGAGGTTGCTGTAAACTGTTATGAGGTCATCCTTTGACTTCTGCGACCAATCAGGGAAAGGAATTGTTACTTCTTTTCCTCTTAGATCGCTTGCAATGTCAAGGCTAACCCTGGCCTTTACAATGTTTTGGTTTCTGACAGTGATGTAGAACTTTCCAGGAAGATCATCTATCATCCTGGCTGAATCGTTTGCGGGGACCCTGAATATCAGCTTGCCGCTCTTTGTGTCATTTATCTGGTTGGTCACCGTCGTTTGGTCAGTAGGAAACGGTTGGTACAGAGAGTACCTGTATTTGTTTCCAGACGTGGTTTCAAACACGATGTCTATCTCCTGTGCAGTTGACAGATCCAATGATTCTATGGAATCGGGAGTGACCCTAAACACATTGAACTTGAAGTAGTTGTCAAACGGACTGACAAGGACTATTGCTTCTGTCTGACCAAATATGATGTCCCATTCAAACAGGTCCTCTGGTATGAACTGGCCTGCCTTGTCTATGAACATCTTTCCTGTTGAAACAGAAACATTGTTGTTCTCATAGAACGAAGGTGCTATTATCCTCTGGATCCTTATGTCCTGCTTTGAAACTGGAAGGTTGAACACAGGCCCATTTGTGACCTTGTTGTAGACCTTGTAAGGAATGACATCCTCTCTGACGTTTAGCTTCAGGGAGTTCTTTCCAAACCTCTTAGGCTCAAACGATGTGACAGATGCAGTCCTTATTATCTGGCTGCCATCAGTCTCATTCGTGAGCCTCATTGTGTAGTCGACCGAAAACGAGAATGCAGTGTCAGCATTCTTAAGTATTGGCTTGAAAAGTGATGGCTGATCAAAGTCACTTGTCTGCAGTATGACGTTGCTGCTGCTGTATATCTGTGAGAATCCTATCTGCTCAGACACTGTCAGCTCATGTATGACAACGTACCTGCCCTTTGTCTCATTTAGTATTGCTATGTAATCTGCAATGAAGGCATCGTCCCATGTTGGGTAGTACTCAAAGTAGTCTCCCTGCTGGGTTATGACCGCTGCAAGGTTTGAGAACTGATCCTGTGGCTCTACTGAGACGTACGTTGGAACGCCAGTCGTAAGGTAATCATACCCATTGATGTTGTTGACCTCTGTTATCTCATAGAAGTCAAAGCGAATCAGGCCTTCTGTTAAAAATCCACTGTTATCAGATGTGAGGTAGTATGCAATTGCATCCTGTTTGTCGACAGCTGCATTGTACTCCGTTATCATGTCAGACAGCGAAGGTATCTTGAACTCTATGTACTTGTCATAGTTTGCACCATTCATGACAAGAGGGCGCGTGTTGAAGACTATGTAATCGTCTCCGTTAACATACGTCTCCAAAGAAACCCTGGTGTTCTTCGTTCCGTTTGCCTCTGGATACGAAGTCTCAAGAACAAAACCGCTCGATGCAGTAAACGTGTATCCAGAAAGTATGTGAACCCTTACCCTGTCATACGTGACGTTCCACTGTAACAATGGCGCCTCTGTTGCCAAGCTTGTGACATCAAACCTCTGATCAGTGCTGAGATACGGGATCGCAACATCCTGTTCGGTTCGCACCCACTGATTTGTTCCTATCTGGACAGAAGATCTATCCAGGACATTTCCGGTTGCCTTGCTTGAATTGTTGTCATTCAGGACCTGAAGGTACGCCTGGATCGTGTTGTCTATGATCGTAAACCCCGATGAATCGGTGTTTATGGTTGATTCTTCATACGTCAGCTCCAGAAGAGCATAATCGTTTAGCTTTACTAGTCTTGACTTAGGCATTAGAAATGAAATAAGTTTATGCCGACAAACACGCCGACGCTTGGAAACACGCCCGTTCCATTTGATGTTAGGCCGTAGCCGATGCCGCCGCCGAGCATCACAGAAAATGGCGTCTTCTTGTTGATGAAGCTCTTCTCCGGATCTATTACAGCCCCATCCAGGTCAAACTTCACACCAGGAAAATCCGTCCTTGCAAATATGCTATACGTTCCTCCTTCTTCTTTGATACCAGTGTAGAGCTTCATGCTCATTGACATATCTGATATGGTAGTTGAATTCGATTTCAGTGAAACCTTTCCTTCTTCGATTGAAACGACTGTTGGGACATTTCCATTGAAGGCCATTGAATTGACACTATCAAAGTCTTTCTTGTATGAAAAGCCTATGACAAACGTTGAATCATCAAGCCTGTCTACCTTGTTGTCCATCCTTATCGTATCAAAGACAACCTTTGTGACTATCTTTGTTATGACACGGGTGTTTCCTCTTTGTGCATCCGCCTCTTTGATTAGATCCGAATTCAGTTTCTTTAGCGTTTCGACATCGGACATGAATATCTTCTTCTCGTACTGCTCCTGGTCGAGCTTGTTTTTCGTCAGTCTCGTTGAGTCCATCAATGCTTCTGCATTTTGGTTTGCCATATTCAGAAGTTCATTCTTTGAAGAGCAGTCCTTTGCCATCAAAGCAAGGGCAACCAGCAACACAGCTATTGAGATTATGTACGTGAGTCTTTCCTTCATCGTTGTGTCTCCAAATTTAGATCCTCCAAAAAGTTCTTGTCGCCATACTTCTCTCTGTACCTCGACATGAAATCCAACTCTTGAATCTTGAGACCTTCAAGCCTTTCTATGAGATTGTCTTTCTTTTTTTGTAGATCTGTTAGCGAATCAAGTGCCATCTGTAGTTCTTGGTTCAGATACTCATAAGCCCTTATTATATCCATTGCTTCTAGAGTTTCTTCGTTTGTCATCCCTTTACTCCTATAAGTTCAAAGTTAACGTGTGCGTATACCATGTTTATTCCGGCCCTTAGAACCTTTAGGTTCAGAAGAGGGCTTCCTTCAGGAACATTCAATGGATTATAGACTGTTGAATCCGGTGTTGTTGAGAAAAACGTGTTTGATGTCACATCTATCTGCTTCTCCATGATGAAGGCAACCTCTGCAACCTCATTGAACCTAAGTGGAATGATGTCTGATGACTCAACCTTTATTATATGGTTGCAGAACACTGTGTTTCCTCCATTAAACTGGCCAGCGGCCTGGTTTATGTTCACGCCGCTTGTGAATATCCTGTCTCCTTGTGCATTTATTGCGATGTAGTCATTGTCTATTCCTGCGTTAGGGTTTATTGCATTTGGTCCTGCGCCAACGGCCTGGCTTCCAAGAAGCCCTTCATTGAACTGCGCAGGCGCATACTCCCTTGTGTGGGTTGAAAGATATGAGTACACAACAGGAGATGAGTATGTTGCATCAGATGTGTTGTTGTAGTACGATGAATAGAACGGGTATGCAGGAGCAGAAGACGGAAGCCTCTGGTTCCAAGGTATTGTAGAGTCGTAAACCATAACCGCAGTGTGTATTGGAATAGGAGATCCTATTCCAGTAAAGTAAGACTGCTGAGCCTGTGAAAGCAATGTGTTCGATCCAAGGACAGTGTTCACGTATCCGTATGCAACAACTGAGACGCGATAGAATGATATCTTACTGTCATTGTTTGCGACAGCCTTTATCTTATTCAGGACCGCAGGAGAACGAGTTGGGATTATAGGAAGCGCATATGGCCTTCCTGTTACTGTATCAGCAACCGCAGAGCTATTCAACACTGTAACGCCTGCAGTAAGGTTGCTTACAGCAGGAGCAGGAGACTGAAAATCAGTGAAGTCATATTCCACCTTTTGTGTAGGAACAACTGCGCCCTCACCGATCTTGTTTTGTCTGAGGGGCACATACATGACCTCTTTCTGATACTTAAACGCATCAGATGCCTGGCTCTGTGGCCATCCCCATGCGGATATCCTAGATGTTATAAGGTTGCTTCCCTTTGCCGGATTTATGTCTGGCCTCCATGCAGAAGCAAGAACATTTGCAAACTGTTCATACCTTCCTGCGTCCTGTGCAACTGTCAGATAATCTGCGCCCCATTTCATCGGATCGTTTGGTCCGAGCTTGTTTGGGAATGCCAGCTGGTTTGAAGGATGCAGCCAGTTTGATGAGTATGATATCCTTGATCCCAAGAAGTTCATCAGCGTTGGGTATGATGCAAATGCAGCTGGATTTACCCCAAGGTTTAGGGTCTTAGTTGCCCCATCGATGCTTGCTGTAAAATCGTCAGTGAGGTTCAGGTTAAGTGTGTCTTCGCCGCTTGCTCTGAGTGTTGAAGGAGATTGCCCCTCTGGTGTTATCACGACATTTGCAAACGAGTTAGTAAGACCGCCAGTTCCTCCTGTGCTCGATATGGATATCGCGCCGGCAACGTTTGCGATGCTTATGTTTGCACCTGCTTTGATTGTCACAGATGTCGTAGAGAACGATGTGCTAGGGCTTGTCAGGTTTACCACAGCCTGACCAACGCCAGATGAACCTGCAGTTATGGTCACACCGAGCGTAGGATCAAGAGTTATAGGATCCTGTGAAAGGTCCTCCCATGAGCCACTGACAAAATACTGGAACTTCTGTGATGATCCATTCCATCTGAATGATCCATCTGTAAATGTGCCACTAGAATCTGTGTTAGACAGGAACCTAACGACGCCGCCGATGAGACCAGACGTATGAGTATCCGTTGATATGTCAGAAACGCCTGCCGCAAGAAGGAAGTAAGGCCCATTGTATCCAGCGCCTTGGTCTCCTGGCTTGTTTATGATGGTTCTGTCTGATATGATGTTTATGTACTGCTTATGCGTTGCATAGTCTGCATTCCTGAGTCCCTGCAGAAGGAGAGTCTCCTCTGTTGGGGTTCCAACGTTCCAATTTGAACTAAATACGTAGCCAGAATATGCATCCCATCCGGTGTTTGTCTCCCTTGCCGACTGGTTAGCAAACCTTGCGTTGTTTCCCGAGCTGAACACCTTAAGCTTGTATGCGCCGCCTATGTTTCCTGACGTCTCTGCTTCGGAGATGTTTGTTGTCAGGAGAAGTGTGTTTGATGCAACTACGTTTAAGACTGTGTTTCCGGTCGTTGATCTCTTGAAGAATCCATCAGATGTGATGTTTCCTCCACCGGCACCTGTTGTGCTGCTTGATAGCGTCCCTATCTTGCTCCATATGCCTGCTGTTCCAAGATACTGGTACAGATCAGATGTTGCAAGATCTATGTAAAGGTCTGAATTTATTGGAGTTGGCGTAAGGTTGCTTGCAGGAGCACCGCTGCCGGTGTACCATCTGCTTCCTCTGTCTCCCTTTGATCCCTTTGCACCAGGAAGTCCAGGAGGTCCAGGAGGGCCTGAAATGCCAGGAAGGCCAGTCAATCCCCTCTTTCCTGCAGGACCGCCGCCAGCAAAGCCAAGCTGTTCGAAGTTATAGTTTATCTTATCAAACGCTTGAGCCAAGCCGTCTGATGACTGTACTAACAGAAGATTTATTGGGGTTGTTGACATATCTTATCTTCGTTTTATATTGAATGCAAGCACTATTTGTTTTGATCCATCTATTGGAATGCTGAAATCAAAGAACCTGCTGGTCTGTATTCCTATGGTGTTGTCAAACACAAAGCCTTCCAGTTCAGGGCTTCCGATTGTGGACACCACTTCAGTCCTTTCAGATGGTCTTTGATACACATCTATGCTTTCAACACTATACCTGCCCAAGAGATTTCTTTCTATATATTCCTTCGAAATATCATAAGGGCTCAAACTTGTCTCAAGACTGTCCCATATAGAAGAAAAGAATTCAAACACCCCTGCATTGAAGAGCTGGTCTGATATGACCTTCTCAAAGTCAACCTGGATGGTGAGCCTCGTCTGACCTGCTATGTAAGAAACAGACGCATCTGCATGGTTGGAAGGCACAGATGAATCCAATAATGAATAGTTTGACGTCCTAAAGAAGGATGGAACAGACATGACCTTTGATGAAAGGAAGAACTTGTAGTCCTTAGGATCCTGTATTCCCTCAATTGGAACATCTATGAAGTTATCAGCAGCCTTGCTATAGAAGTCTTCTGCCCATACGTTCAGAAGTGGTGATGCCGTCTTTCTTCCAAGTGCATATGGGACCCTGAGTATGTTTCCGTTGATGTTGATGTTTCCGCTGTTAACGCCCTGATCGGAAACACGCCTGTACCATATGTTTGTCAGGTTAACACCTATGACCTGGGTGTTGTAGCCCTTAAAGGAATTTAGTAGCTGCTTTGTTATTGACAGATCCTCTGAAGCAGCAAAACCTACAATGTTCTTGTATGAAGGCTCAAAGCCGCCATCAAGCCTGAACAGGTTTATTGTGTTCTCCTTCTCTTGCACAGATACATTGCCAAATTCGTCAACGGATGCGTTCTTCGTCTTTGAAGGTCTTATGACAGGAGGCTTAAAATATGACATGGTCATATTCGTCTTTGATAGAGAAGAATCCGTTGAGACGAGCACATCATCGAAATCAAATGATTCCATCCTTGACATGATCGATGAAACAGACACATCGTTCACAAGCTCTCTATAAACTGGCCAGTCGCCTACTGCATACACCTTTGAATTGTATACCATTGTGTTTGAACTGATGCCGTCTATTGTTATCGTGTTTGCGGAAACAAAGTTTGCATAGGTTGCAATTGGCGCTCCATCTATGTCTGCAACAACTGCAAAGAAATCATCGCCGTACAGTCCATCTATGAACATCCTCTCTCGGCCTATTGAAGGATCAAATACGCCTCTGATCCTAGACTTTGGAACAACGAGATTTATCGTCATCTCATCCTTTGTGCCAAAGAATATTGTTCCAGATATGAGATAATCAACATTTGGGAAATATCTGACCCCAAACAGTTCAATGTCCTTTGCAGATTCATCGTACTTTATGGTTGTGATCTTGTCGTATTGGTATTGGTTGTATTCGTAGTAGTCGTCAGATGGAACTGGCTGGTTTGTTACAACAATCTCCTGTTCGTTGTATGCTCTATCAACCTTGTTGAAAGAAAGCGTCTCTGCGCCATAGACAATCATTGGGCCATAAAGCGCAGACGAATCGGTCCTTGCCAGATTGACTCTGAGTTGATACAGCTGTTCAAGTCCTATAGATCCATCTATGAAATATGAGTCTATGTTTATCTGAACAAAGAGCGTCAGGCAGTTCCACTGCTGGTTGTACACAAGCGTGGTCTTTGTTGGAACTTCAAGATCGTTTTCAATCTGGAGTATTGCAGCAAACCTGGTTCCGTTGATGTTCAACTTTGGAGACGTGAACTGCAGTGGAATTCCCTTAAATGTCGTTGTGTACCCGTTTGCCCCGGACTCTATGGCAGTCCAAAGAAACTTCTTCTCCCTTTCAGAGCCATTTATGAACGTCTCTTCACCGTGGCCTACTGTCAGGTATTCAGTGAAGTAGTCATACTCCACAGACTTAAGGTCATCGAGGTTGACCCTCTTTCCAATGTACTGATAGTTGTTCTTAACATTCGTGAGAGGCTCAAACTTTGGCCATCCTGATATGAGGTACCAGTCAAGAGAGAAAGCACTTGTTGAAAGACCTGTCTCAGTTCCATTGACAAACATGTCGTATGGAAGCAGGAGAGGATCAACATTTATCAGATATGGCATGAAGTCCACGTTTGTTGCATTCCTCTTCTTCCATCTTCCTGCGCTCATCCTTGTTTTGTTCTGGGAAGACGTCAGGGATGCAGCAAAATTGGATGTGACATTTTCCTTTGGAACGCCCGTTAGCTTCTTGTCCTGCTCAGGCTTTCCGCCAACGACGCTAATAACATCCTCTTCCTTTACTGTGTAGGTTCCTTCAGGAAATGTTGCGATGTATCTGTAGTCCCTGTGCTCATCATCTATTGATAAAACAATCCTATGTACATACAGCGCTGAATCATCGGATGCTTCTACATTCTCCTTTGACAGCTCCTTGAAAGAATAGGAAACAAGCCTCTTTATCTCTGAGAATGCCCTGAGCCTCTCGCTAAACGATGAGGTATACATGTACAATGTCATGGCATTGAATACTGCATTTACATCGCCAAATGAAGAATCAAACTCTGGGCTAAGCGCAGGATCAGAGAAAGTTATCTCCCACATTGGATCTTTGCTAGGAACAACGCTGTACATCTTGACCACAGGCGTCTCCATCTTTACCGTTGGATAGCTTAGTGGGTAATCAACCCATTTTCCTTCTGGATTAAGATACTGCATCTTGAAACCATATGAAGGGTTCCATGAGATAGGAAATGTGTCAGATGGCACAGTTGTTCCTCTTGGCGTTCCATATGCCAAGAAGTCTGGGTTGTTTGATGGATCCCAGTTCTTCCAGTCTGAATATATGTTCTCAGCAATGTTAACCGACAGCAGCAAAGTCTTTTGGTTGCTTGATGCAGTTGCGGTGTTTATGGTCTTTATCGTCTTTTGCTTTTGTGAGAATATTGATGCGTCGGAGCTGAAAGCCATGTTGAAGCCATCAATATTAGATCCAAGCCTTAGCGGTATCTCTTCAAAGAAGTCAAGATCAATAAGATCATAGAATGAAACAAGCGACAGTGAGACTGTGTTTGTGTTTACCAGTTGAAGCCTTCCGTTCAAGAGGCTTGGCTCATTGTCACCATCAAACTTTATGAGGACCATTTCTTCACCGTCCTCAACTATAGATTTGATGTTTGGAATCCCATATGATCTGTTGTTCCAAAGTGAGACAGTTGATGGTGTTCCGCTCTTTGAGAGTATCTTTGTTCCATTTTCAAGGCTTGAGAGGAACTGTCGTTCTATTGAGTAAAGCCTCTTGTCTTTCAGGGATTCTATGTCATACACATAGTAATCTGCAGAAAATGTTGTTGAATCCTTTGTGACGGATGTAGGCTTCAATGAAGCCCCATTTATTTCCATCTGTGTTATCGTTCCATAGGAAAAATACAGGCCGACTGAGACATCTGTCTGTGAAACAGGGGAGTACAGATAGAGCGTTCCATTTCCTGTTGCAGACCTGAATGGACAATCAATGAACCTTTGGAATGCAACAGCAACAACTGTTTCTAGAGAATCTGTTGGAGTGTAGTTAAAGTATGTGAAGTCCGTGTCAGGGATTGTTACCTTCAGCGCTTCATAGTCTGTTCCAACGTTCTTGTTTGCAAACGTAAGCAGGTAATTTCCATTGTCCTGTTCCTCTGCGGACACGAATTCCAATGTGATGTTTGACTGTCCAGATGTGCTGTTGACCAGTTCAAAGGAGTCAAACCTAACTGGGAAATATGTGCCTGGCTCTATCTCAAAGCCAGTGTATGAATCATTTGAAACAAACGTTTCTTGGACGATTGAAATCTCAGTGACTGCACCAGGAATCTTTGATACCTGAGGTCCATCCGCAGAAGACCGTATGACCGACCATCTTCTCTTCGATGAGCCTATCTTCTGTTCCACAGTTATCCTGTCGCCATATGAAACAGATTCAGAGATAGTTGATGGAAACTTTATTCCTATTCCTGTGTAAGGAACATCTACAATTTCGACCGGTATGTTGGTCGATGATGTTGTTCCAACTATTGAGCCAAGGTTAAACGTCGTTGAATCCAGTGAAACTATGCCAACGACAGAGTTCTTATAGTTTGAGAAGTCAAATGACTTTACAGAGTATGCATCGCTCTTTGTCTTTAGGAGGAACTTTCTTGTGCTTGAGTTTATCACAGCAGGCCCTGGTATTGCACCATCAATATCATACTCAGATATGTTGATGAACACATCGTCGCCCTCAACAAATGGATCCTTTGCCTCTAACACATCAAAGAAGACCTTTATGTAGTCTTGTTCGGTCGAGATGCTGCTTGCCAAGAGTATGGCATATGCTGAAGATGACTTATCAAACAGAACCAGGGAATCCCTGAACTTTGATTCAACATCAACAACGGAGCTGATCCACTGTTCTATAGGATTTCCTAGAAGATCCTCATTTGAGATTATGATGCATCTGGACTTCGAAACGTCCTGGCAGTCAAACCTCATTCTACCATGTATTGATGGCGATGGATCAGGAGAAAAGTCAAAGACGTTTATCCAATAGTTTAGTCCCAGTTTTGAGTATGTGTCATTTTCCACAAAATTGACCGTCATCTTCTTTTCCAAAGAAGAATAGGATGATGAGTCAACTGTCACATATGCAACAAAGTTTTTGTTTTCATCCTCAAGCCTCACGATGCTGCCCTGGACAAACTTTGTCGTTATGTCAGAGTCTGACGTGAACGTTATCCTTAGCGCCCTTGAAGATTGTGTTGTTGCAGAGATTGATACATTGTACCTGGATGAGACCTTTATGGAATTCACCAACATCGTTGATGGATCAGAAACATTGAAGCTTCTATCTGGAGTTGCATTCAGGTCAACAACAAGCTTTACTCCTTCTGTGTTGCTTATGACAGAGGAGTTGAAATCTGTGTTTGATGAAACCCTGGTCTCATTCTGCCTGAACAGTGTTGATGTTGAATCTACGTTTGGTATGAACCTGCTGAGCTCAACATCATCACAGTACATTCCAAAGTACTGATTGACATCATAGAGCTTTGCCCCGTTGTCATCAAAGAGAAACTCAATGTTTAGAAACTGCGGGTTTACTATAGAGCCTCTAGAGAACCCGCCTGAGAGTATCTCATTGAACTCAAAATCAGAAAGACCGTCCTGTATGTCTATTCCTATGAATTCTGTGTGCGTTATCCAGTATCCACTGTCAACAGAAACGCCATTCCACTTAAGTGAATATGACTGATCTATTGCAACATCAAGCGGAGCCTTCATGAAGTTTTCGTTCTTCATGAGATTGTTAAGATAAGGTCCAAGCTCTGTCTTCTGTATATCAATTAGCTTTACAAGGCTGGCACCGTCAAGAAGATCCTCGCTGTTGTTCGTTGCGCTCCTTCGGAATATAGCAAAGTATGAAGGAACACGATCCTTCAGCCATAGAGGAGCAAAGAACCTGAAGCCCTCATCCGTCTCAATGTTTATGGATACTCCTGCATTGACATCTGTGAAATACTGGTCAGACAGGTTAGGTGTTGAGCTTTTGAAATCCTCCTCATTGAATGAGTACAGAGAAGGCTTTGGGATCGATGAACAGAACCGTGAAAGGTCCTTCTCAAACCCAAGGTTTGTGCACCTTCTCCTGTATCCAGCCTGAGCTGCTGTGCTTCCTGAATAGAGCTTGTCCATGTAAAGCTCACCTGCCGAATTTACCTGGAGCGTCACAACAGATGAAACAGGTATGAAGGATCTTGCAAGCTGTGATGTTTCCGTGCTCTTTATCCCAAGTGGTGGCTGATCTGTTGCATGAACAGGAGGATCAACTGGGTCTATGATGAAATCATAAACAAATACCTGGCCATTCGTCTGTAGCCCTCTGAGTGTAACAGATGCAGACTGCTGACCTTTAACTGTCGTCAGGGTTTTGATCTTAAGAAAGTTCCTTGTTTCAAACTCGGTTGATATCGAGTATGGGCTGTTCAAGAGAACGGGCGTTGATGTGGTTGGAAGCGATGAACTTCCTAGCAGCTTCTTTAGTGATTTTTGATCTATCAAAAAGTCAGGAAACTCTCCATCGTATCCTATAAAGTCCACATATATCTCTGAGTATGAACCGTCGCTGTAGAACAGGTAGAACCTCTTGCCGTTCTCATACACCTTGAATATTGAATTCTGTACTTCTATCTCTAGATAGTACTCTCCTGAATCCCTCTTCTTTGCATACAGCGTGCCCTGTGCAATTAAGTTGCTTGGCACTTTTGGGACTGTTATGTATACGTCCCTCTTTGGACCTGGACCAACAGTATTCTCTATGGACAAAAGGCCATATGTGTCATTGACAGTGGCCTGGTATCCGAGCTCATCCCTGCATGAATTGTTTGTTACCGGAAGATAGAAGCTGTCACTGAATTTGTTGGTGTATACTTTCATTTTAAGAAGATGAAGATGTTAAGGTTGTTGTTGTATACTGTGTAACCGTCTCTGCGGTGTACGATGCAGTTGCAATGAAGTCAAAAGAGAACGTAGGCTCGCCCTTTATCGATATGTCAAGACCAAGGCCTCTTGTGTATGTGATGTTTGTTATCAATGAGTTTGGTGCTCCGCCAACGTTTTCTATGTAGTCAACCATCCTGTATTGGTATATCACAGGGACGATTATCTGGTTCTCTGAACCAAAATCAAGCTCAGAGAATGAGTCAAGTCCAGTTCCCTTCACCTTTATTGTCTCCATGCTAGGAGATTCCACGAAGAGATAAGAGCCAACCGTTCCGGTTCCTATGAGGTACCTATCGTTCTGGTAGAACGCCTGCTTCATTGGGTATGGCCAGTCTCCAGTGTTTGAGAACTGGAAGTACCTTGCCTGTTGTGCAGGTGCATCCTTTGATGGTGCTCCTGATACAGTTGATGCGTGGTAGAACTGCGGATATCTGAAAGGTGCATTCGATGCAAGGTTGCTCACATTTGCATTGTTTAGGTCCTTTGAATTGAAGTAGTTTGACAGAGTAGGAAGGTTCGTCAGACTAGGTTCGGTTGCTGCAGTTCCAACCTTCACAAACTTTACAGCTGGGTGGTCGACGCTCACACAGAATGAGCTCAGGCCGCCACCGCCTAATGGCTTGAGATATGTGATTCCATTTATCGTTGATGTGTTCTTCGTGTCAAATGTTTGGTTCCATATCTTTGCATTTGCTGCTCCTGAATTCACAGGAGTAGATGGATTTGCTGTTGCCTCTGTGAAGTACCTGTTGGATCCATTTATTGAAACATTTCGCACATACAGGAACTGGCTTGCTTGTTGCCTTGATTGGAAAGGAACAGGTTGCATTGCAATATTATCAGTGCTATAGAAGTTTGCCTTTCCTCTTGAAGGCGCAGTTGCAAGTCCTATTGGAACTATGTTGTACTGCTTCTGTGCGTAGTCAGAAGGAACTTGTATTCCCTTGAATGTTGTTCCAGGAGCAGAAGGAAGAAGGTCCGTCAAAAGCCCTGGGAACTGTGATATGAGCTGCAGAGGCGTTGCCGATGTGTTGTCTATTATGACATCGTACCTCTTTGTTATTATTGCGCCTATCCTCTCTGATGATGGCACCGCCTTTATGTCCTCTGTGTAGAATCCAGAGTTCACCTTTATCACGCTTCCGTTTGATACATTTGTGATGTTTCCAAAAGGATCCTTGATGCGAACTCGCAGCGTTCCCTTTGCGCTTTCGATCTTTGTCTGAAGTGCAGTTATCTTATCCTCAAGCTCCTTGATCTTTTGGTTTATTGTCACAAGCGACGATCCACTAAGAGAGTAGTAGATCGAATCACCAGAGTGCGCAAGGTATGAACTTCCTACCTGCTGTACCTGTTGAAGGTGCTGTGTGACTCCAATGTTTGTTATTGTATCCTGTATTCCCTGTTGGGCAAGGCGCGTCTGTATTGAGTTAACAAGGTTCTCCAGATCAGGGCTGACCAACGAATCTGGGAAGTCAACGATGATGCCTGATGAAAAATCGCTCTCAAGAGGATTTGCTGGCCATCCAGCCTCAGATATGCTTGCTACCTGTATCTCAAGCCTCTCGCCCTGCGTTATTGAGAGGTTTAGCTGCTGTGTGTTTACTTCGTTTGGATTCTGTATGTCGCTCTGAGTCCAAACAACATTTCCGTCTGCAAGAACAGTCTTTGTTCTTGGCTTTGTTACAAACTCTTCATACCTTGAGAAGTATGCTGATGTGCTTGTTCCACCGTCTGTTGTGAACGGTATCTCTCTTGCTGATGCAACCGAATCATTCACTGGAAGGTAGCGGTACCTCACCCTGAACGCAACGACCTCTTCCTTCTTGCCATTTGCAGATATCACTGCAGCAGGTATCTGCCAGAAGCCAAACACAGAATACTTTGCCTTTGATGTTGAAAGGTTTGGATTCTGGTTCAAGAAGTTCTGCGCCTTTGTCAACAGACCAGAGTTCTGTTCGTTCAGAGAATCAACCTGCGTCTGTAGGTTCTTCTTTGATGACTCATATGACTGCACCTGTGAATTGGATAGGTTGGCATTGGAAGACAGTATTGAGTTTATCTTGTTTATTTCTGTTGTAAGGCTTGATATGGTACGATCGTTTATCTGTATCTGGTTGTAGATCTGGTTGATCTCCTGCTCAGACTTTATTCCCTCAAGCTGATCATTGAGCCTCTGCACAACAAAGTTTTGTACCTGAATCTGTGGCGGAGATGGCTTTGTTCCTGTGAGTATGCTTATCCTCTTCTCTCTTGCCTGGGCAAGAAGATCCTCACTCAGGTCAACGACCCTTGTGTTGTAGAACTCTGTTATGCCAACGTTTCCTGCAGGAGTCTGGTAGAAAAGATCGCTGCTGTAGAAGCCAACGCCAGGTGACCATTCTGAAGATAATATGTTGTCAAACACAGGCTTTACAAATATGATCTGATACTCATCGACCGTCACCGGAACAGATGCAATCTGTGGGCTGTAAAGCTCACTCTGTATTGCAAGCTCATCGACTCCTATTGCTATGACATCCTCTCCCTGAAGTCTCTTGAGCGTGACCGTGTTTGTTGTCTGGTCGATCTCCTGTACTGCAAAGGTCGATGCACCCTTAACCAACACGTCTCCTGGCTTTAGTGTCTGGTTTGACTTTACCCTTGACGTGCTGTCTGTGTAGCTGAGGGATGCAAATGTATACCTTCTAACACCAGTCTGTCCATCAACTTGCTCAAGGATCTGCGTTACTGTAAAGTTTCCGTAGTACCTAGGAGTTGAAAGAGGAAGGTCTATCGTCTCATCATCGATGTTGAAGTTTATTATGCTGTCTGTCAGGAAGATGATCGTATCATCAAACGAAAGATTGCTCTTGTTCTTGAATGTGTTATTGAATATTGTCTGCTTATCAACTGAGTCTATATCAAGAATGAGCCTCCTGACAACGACCTTCTTGACGGATGTGTCTATCTTTCCGGTCAGATCAAACCTGACGACCATCTGCGGAGACACAAGATTATTGAAGAAGTAGTTGTCCTTTGGAACAAAGTCAACAGGAACAGTCAGAGAATCTATCCTTCTTGGAGCAGGGTTGAGGTTCACTGCTATGACCTTCTGGTAGCTGCCGTCTTCCTGTCGCACCAACACATCTGTTTGTCCAATTCCTGCAAGCTGATTTATGTTGTTGTTCAGCCTCTTGAGCTCATTGTTTATGTAGCCAAGAGAAGGAATCGTCAGCGTTGAGACTTGGCTGTTTTCCAGCGTAAGCTGGACCGCAACAGACTCGCTTGACGTGCTTGCAGTAAGAGCAAGAGTGTTCAATATCTCTATTGCATTCTTGTTGATCCTTGTGAGTTCTGCTATGAAACTGTTTGAACTATTGAATACTGCAGACATGTTATCTAATTTTTTCTGTGTTGAAAGTGAATGTGTTCTTGTCCAAACAAACTATCTCAAAGTATGGCGTGTTTCCTGAAAGCGCAAAGCTGTTTGCATTGAATGAACCAACAACAACGCTGTATGGAGACGATGCGCCTGATCTGTTTGCTGCATCGGTAAGTATAGTGAACTTCCTGTCAAACAACGTCGATGTCTTCAAAAGATTGACAGGCGTTGAGAAGCAGACCTTTATGACCTGGCCTGTCTCAAAGTCGTTCTGTGAATCATCTATGAGAAGCACAAGATCGAGGTTTGGATCAAACACAGAGCCATTCAAGGTCTTGAACAGAAGATAGTTTGTTCCGGTTGTTAGACTTGCTGTATAGTTGTAAGAGGTAGGCGTCTGGCTGTACTGCTCAAGGTCTATGAAAGGCTTTGATGCATCGAAGTTGTACCCTTCTCTTGTGTTGTTTATGAAGACGTTTCCACCCTGCTTGAGGATCGATATGCCAGGTCCTGCTTTCAGAACATCTGTGTTGTACTGGATCTCAACACTCGACTTGTTGTTGTATATGTTGAGTATCTCTTGGTAGTTCCTGTTTATGAGTTCAACCAGAGACTTTGAGTTTGCAAAGTATGCCTGTGATGTTAGGAACTCATTCTCAAGCGTAGTGACCCTTGCATCAAGTGTATCAACAGAAGACTGTGTTAGCATCAGATCCTGTAGATCATCTATCTGGGTCTGTAGGTTTGATATATCAGCTATCTGTGTGAGAAGAAGATCGCTTGCGTTTCTTAGCTCTGTGAGTGCATCACTGAACAGCTGCATCGAGAACGTGTTGTAGTCATTGATGCTTGCCTGGACGGATGTGTCCTCAACGTTCGTATCGAGCCTTAGGTTTATCCTGAAGCCATAAGAGTTGCCATTGATGTTGGTGTTCTTGTTTGGCTTGTACTTTGTGTACCTAGGAATGAATGCGCCGCCTGTTGACTGCTGCACATCATCTAGGAAGAGAACGCCATACAGGTTCGTTGCCCTGTCATCAGGGTTTGATTGCGAGACAATGTCATAATAAACGAGAACAGCATTGAAATCAAACGTGACGCTTCCTGTTGTCACATTGAACTGCTGCCATGCGTTTATTGCATTCTCTTGAACTGCCTGTTGATAGCTAGGAAGGGAGAAATCGATTCCAATTCCATCCAGCCTGTTCCTTCTAAAGTATATGTCTTCTCCTGCTTCAGCACCAATTCCTGTTATCCTGAGATCATCATTCCTTGGATCATTGAGCCTTGTTGGCTCAAGGAAGTACGAGTTGTCGCTTGGGAACGACCACCACCATTCATCATTGACGTAGTTGCCACCAGAGTCCATCTTTGCGAGCTGATACGTTGGCTCAGAATACGCACCTTCAGAATCATAGTATGCTCTGAAGTCCAACCCTGCAGGCTGTGTGTCGGTTGATGTTCTTCCAGATATGTAGACAGAATCTACAGGATCCGTTGCTTGGTACTGAAACACTGCATTTGCAGCGTAGTTAAGGTCCTTTGTCTCGCTCTTGAGAAGAACATACGGAGAACTTCCTGTTTCTGTTGGTATGTGGATGTAGATCTCTGCCTGTGTGTTTCCTTGGAACTTTGACGTGTTTGTTATGTCAATGTCGCCAACATATTTTATCACCCTTGAATAGATCGATGTCTCATCCTCTTCAACAAACCTCTGTCCTACATTTGTGTTGTTTGTTGCAGTCTCTGTCGAGTTTGCTTCTCTGAACCTCAATGCCCCAACCTCCTTCAACCATTTGAAGAAGACCCTCTCTGATACCGTTGGCAGCTTTGTTGAATCGTAGTTTGGGTCGCTGACAATCAATGTCTCCAGGTTCAATGCATAATTCTGAAATGATTCAGCAAATGCAATGTTTGGATCGTTTGATGTGTCATAAACCTTTGAGAATGCACCAGGAACCGATCTAAGCTGTATGTAGTTCTCATTGTCGTTCGGGACGGCAATGTCCGGTATGTTGAGAAGAGCAAACTTTGAGAACGAGATGTTATAGCTTGGGTTCGTAAACGTAAAGCTCAGGTCCTCAACGCAAGAAGGGAACGTATAAAACGTTCCTCCCTGTACTCTTATCGGTCGTATGAATGGTGCTACTGCCATGGTTATGTTTTATATATTTGTCAGAAAAACGTGTTAAAAGTGCCAGATTCAGAGAATCCACAGTAGTCTCCTGTAGAATCATTGAACCCCATTATCTCCTCACTGAAGATCGTATTTGGAAGTACGTTATCAATTATGGTGTTACTTTCCGTCGTTTCAACATACTTCCAAGCCGAAGAATTGTCCGGCTTGTATCTGAATACGTACCTATTGAATCTCTTGTTATCCACTATCTGAAGACGCACAGAAAATATGCAGTTCAGGAGATTATATTCCAAGATCTCAGAAGGGCTCAAAAGTGAGAAGTAGTAGTTTGAAGATATCGGTATATTTATTTGATCCACCTCAGAAATAATGTACCATTTTGACCCAGATGCTGATGCTCCGTTTGGTTTGAACGAAACCATCAGGTCAAGAATGCCGTTACTAAATGAAAGAACTATCGCCTTAACATATTCAATCCCATAGCTTCCTGACTTAACATCTATCAGTTGCTTTGAAACGTACACAACATCACCCTTCTTGTAGCTGAACTGATAAGGAGGAACAAGGCTCATGCTTATCTTGTTTCCTGCCTTGACCTTTGTTAGGTTCAATGGGGTATTTGGTGGTATAGATGATGTCCATGAAGATCCGCCGTTTGTTGACTTCTTTATGTAGGTATCATCTCCTGACGACCAAATGTTTGTTGTGCTTAGCATCTGAACAGAGTATAGGCTTCCGTAGCCACTTATTCCAGATGCATTCCATGTTATACCACCATCTGTTGTCTTTGTTAGCGTTCCATTTGTGCCTACGCATATTCCGGTGCTTCCTATGAAATAGACAGATCTCAAAGCGTTTGTGGTTCCTGAGTTTCTTGTGGTCCAAGAATCTCCATCCGTGTTTGTCCTTATTATGGTACCTGCGTTTCCGCACGCATATCCTCTTGTTGCACTGGTGAAGAACACGCCATAGAGATCCTCTGTTGTGCCTGAAACTGAAGTCTTATCCGTCCATGTTGTTCCACCGTCTTCTGTCTCAATCACTGTTCCTGAGTTTCCAACGGCCCATCCTGTATTATCATCAATGAATGACACTGAGTTTAGATTCTCTGAGATACCGCTTGACTGAACAGCCCACGTATCACCTTCTGATGTGCCATAAAGAACCTCACCGTTTGATCCAACAACCCAAATGTTATCCTCATCGTAGATTGATATGCCATACAGGTTCTCTGTAGAATTTGATGTCACTTCTTCCCATGTGTCTCCTGTGTCTACGGTCTTGAATATGGCACCAGAGTTTCCGACAGTAAACCCTGTGTACATGGATTGTGAGTTTGGCGTCGTTATGAATGCAACTGCCCTTGGAGTTGTGTTCATTTCATCAGGCGTCACGATGTCCCATGTGGTGCCTGAATCTGAAGTTTTTAGTATGACAGGAGATCCCTCATTGTCTGATCCGACGGTAAACCCAACGGATGAGCTGACAAAGAATATTGAGTAGAACAGATCCCCTGGCGTGACATCGTTTATTTGTCCTCTGTATGTTGGCGTGCCATTTATCACGACCTCAAAACCTGAATCCCTGTTGTCCCTTTTCTGCAGCCTAAGGCTGTTTCCTTGCGTGAGTTGAGGATACGACAACACGCTCTCTGGAGAATCTATCCAGAGGCTTCCAGCGCTTGTGTATGACAAAAGTGGTTCATCTATTATGAGAGAAAGATCCTTTGCATTGAAGTTTACCTTCCTGCTTATGTCATTGTCAAGCCTGAAAACTCCTCTATTTGCATACTCTGTCAAAGGAGTTGTTGATATTGTGTATACCTGATATCCCTGCTGTATTGCATCAACATACTTTGAAAGAACCTCTGAGTATGTTGGGTCAGCAACAAGCACCTTTGTGATGTTTCCTTCTGTTGGATCATCAACGTCTTGGGTGTCAACAACCACAAGATCATAGCAGTCAAGGGTCAGACTGTTAACAAGGAACAGCCAATGGCTGCCATTTAGAATGTTTCCATCTCCTCCATTGTTAACAAACCCATCTAGCCATATCTCATAAAGGTATCCACTGACGGAATAGTTTCCACCCTGTTGGTTCAATGTAAATGATGCAAAGACTGAATCTATTGTTATCGTCTTTGATATGCTTACTATATCGCCAAGGTTTGAATACCAAATTGTTGCATTTGAGTTTGAAACAGGAGAAGGCCCAGAGGCATTTCCATCCTCAAGGCCTGGGTTGTACCCAAACGGATCCTTGCATGTTAGTTGACTGGACATCCTTCAAATTGTAATGTTTCAAAAGAATCAAACACCCTGACGAATCCCTTCTTTCTTACCGTCTTTGTGTTTCCATTTAGGTCTATCACCTCTGCCTCAACATCAAAGTTTCCTGTTGAATTGAACGTCCATACAAAGTATGGGTTCTTTGTCTTTAACAACAAGACGCCAGACTCTGAATCAATGAGCTTCCATATGACATCAACAACGCCTGATATCTTACAGTTTGCAAGATTAAAGAACACTGTTGAGAATGTAAGTGCGTCAACATGATCATATCCTATGTATGTCTCATTCCAACCAAAGCTTCCATTCAAATATGGTCCGTACTGCGACCTCATGAGAGCAGGGAGGTTTCCGTTGCATGTATCAAAGTACTTCACAGGAGGGAACGTTGAGCCACCTTCTTCCCATCCTCGGTAGTTTGATTCCTCTCTTGGGTCGTAGTCGCCGATGTTATCAGTGTCCCTGTACTTCCTGAAGTCATATACTGGGTATGTGTGTGACCTTGTAGGGAAGTCTCTGTATATTCCTGTGACCCCTCCATCAAACTCTATGTAGCCAAGGGCGCTTACACCTGGCACCTTTGCCGTTGCAAGTATGATGTATGTAGGAGGAACATAGACCTCTCTAGGAGGAGTTGCAGTTGAGTCATACACAAGTGTTTCAGGTATTTGGCCCCAAGGAGTAAAGAACACCCTGTAGTCTGTGTAGTCTGCTATCGCTGAGTACTCTATGCTGTCCTCTATGTTTATGACTATCTCTCCGACTGAATTAAACTCTGCGCCGAGAGAAGATATGACAACTTCTATAGTCTCACTATTGTCCTTCTTTACTATCTTTATTGTGTTACCTGGCTCAAAGTAAGGAAGGCTTGATATGTCTTTATCAAAATCAAAGTTGACCGTTGCACCGACCGACGATCCAGTAGAATCACTATTTAAGAAGTAGCCATCGTTCACTTCATAGCTTATCGATGTGTAGTATGGCCAGTCGCTTGATACTGGATCAGGAAGGACCCTGAGTATGCCCATCGTTTCGTTGTAGATGGCAATCGTATAGTTGAACCTTGAGATCTCTTCAATCTGGGATGTCTTTAATGCCTCAAGAGCATCACCCATTGTCATGTACGTGTCGTTAGGAAACTCAAAGAGCTCTCCATCATTTATTCTTATTGAACCACCAGGAGCAACAGTGTTTATTATGAAACCACATGTGTAGCTTGGATGGTAATCAAAAGACCCCCATGTCCTTGAGAACACATCCTTCCACTGGCCAGTCAACGACGACCACTTGTTTACCGGAAGTATTCCAGCCCATTTTCCAGCATAGTCAACATCGAACTCTGAGAAGTCTATCGAATAGCTTGTGTCTATCTTTGGAAGGAGGGCCTTTGGATCCTCAAGAACGACATTTGTGTATGATCCATCAAAGTATACATCTGACACATAGAAGGACACGTCTGCGCTGACGTTGCCCCAGTATGCAAGGACATCATTTGTTGAAGGATCTGGAAGCTTTGACAGCGTCTTATCAAGATCATTGAAGAATATTGATGTTCTTCCATTGTATGCAATAGTTGAACCTGGCGTTAGCCTTGATGAGAAGTTGAAGTACCTCAAAGAGCATCCGGTCTCTGTTGATATTATTTCTCCTCCTGTCTGGGATGTTGCTATGTTGAAGTTTGAGTACCTTCTGTCCGTTGTCTTAAACTCAATAGTCGTCTTGTTTGTTGTTATGTCGTATGAGCTCTTCGTAACTATTGCATCAGAAAACTCTGCATCGCCGTTCAACAAAACCTCAACACTGAGACCGGTTCGTATCCATGCAGTAAGGTCTCCATCGAGCTCAACACGATACTTTGGATAGTATCCAGCCTCACTTATCTCTGGGCTTATTGCATTGAACGTGAGTGAGTCCAACAGAACCCTTGATATTATCGATATGAGCTTTCCATTTATTGTAGAAGGCTGGTATTCTCCCTCTACAACAAGCGTCTTTGTTGCTGAATTGTAGCTAAGGACGTTTGTGGATGTTCTTGATTCTGGGCCTTTGAAGACAACAAGTTGCCCCTTTGTCAATGCAGTCCTTGCGCTTGTATCTGGTTTGTAGTAGTTCCCAAACAGATAAACCGTTTTTAGATCATAGTCTATGTCTGCTATCTGAGCATTCTCTACTTCATCAAGAAAATCTTGGTCGAAATATCTAGTTGAGCTTATGTCTGCCCATCTTATGACTGATTGCTGCCATGTTGTGTTCTTGAATCTTTGAGGGAATGCCCTTGATGCAAGACGCCTCTTTACAGTAGGCCTAAGAACGCCTTGGTTTCTTGTTGCCCAAGACCAGCTTCCTTCTTCCCATGTTCCATATATCTGGTTCCATGTATCAACCGTGTTTGATGCCCTGTAGAAACCAACGAGGTTGGACGACTTCATGCTTGCAACGAATGCGCTCCTCATGAGCTTTGATTGAACACCGCTGCTTGTTAGATAGTATGCAAGCTCAACATCGTATGTGCCTTCATATGGGACTATGACGTCATGCGTTGTCAGATCTGAAACTTTGCCCCTCTTTGCATAGTTGAAAGGCCTTGCTCCTCCAGTTGAATTTACCCTCCATTCCATTTCATATGCATCACCATCTGCAACTCCAGCCCATGTGAATTGGCTTCCTGCGATGGCACTCTCAGATTCTTGGAGCTTGTTCCACGACATTGTCATGTCCTTCCAGTACAGCTTGAATGTATCTGCTGTGCATGTGACCTTTGCTCCTATCTTCTGTACGCCGCTCTCGAGGAACGTCGGTGCATTCTTGTTCACATAAAAGCTTGATAGCTCATAGTTTCCAAGATCAGATATGCTGTATGCCGAAAGCTCCTGTATTGAGAGGCCTTCACCAACAGGATTGACCTTCTTGTATGGCGTGTCCTGATCGTCTATGTATGCTATCTTTGGCTCTACAGTGAACTTTATGTCAAGGTAATCAGGAGATGACACTATGTAGTGGTTCTGGGTTAGCCAAGACTCTGTTGCATATGTGTCAAAGTATATGCCCTCTCCTGTTATGTCCACGATCCTTGCATTCAGTGGAAGGAAGTACTTCTTGAGGACGTTCTTTAACGAGAAGAGCTTTATGAGAACCTCTTCGTTTGTGAACTGGAAGGAGTCCTGGGTTATAGGCTCGCCATACTCATCGTATGTTCCTGTCAGTTCATTTATATCGTAAACAAGGCTGAACTTGCTTGTCTTCTTCCAAACCTGGCTTGGGACAAGTCCGTCGCTGTTTATGTCTTTGAGATTTAGTGGTACCTCTATCTGATTGTACTTTCCATACAGAGGAGACGTGATGTCTACGTTCTTCCAGTATTCCTTTAGTCGAAGATCGCCATAGCCAAAGAACTTGATTGCATTTATGAACCCTCGGTATGAACCGGTGTATGGGAATATCTCATCGCCTGCTGCAAGAAGTTCTTTTCTCTTTTCGTTCACAAGCTGGTAGTCAGGAAGGCCCTCATTGACGTCTGCGTTTCTAAACACAGGACCGACCTCAGATACTATGTCACGGCCAAAGTTGTCAAGGATGAGCTTGAACCGTTCATCCTCTCCTTCAACCTCTCCGTAGACTGCAATCTCAGCAACCTTCTGAAGATCTTCTATGAGATTCCATTCAACAACAATGCATGATGCAGCAGGAGGAACATATCCATTCTTGCTGTTACCAAAGAGTGCATTGAACTCAGAAGATACTGTCTTCTTTAGATTTACAACCATCTCTCCAGGGTTGTAGTCTGTTATGTTATCAACAACCTCCATCGGTGCAAGCTGCTGATCATTGATCAGAACTTTATACGTGGAGAAGTCTGCAATGGATCCGAAGAGTGTGTTATCCTCTATGTCTATCGTCATCGTATCAGTCGATGGGTTGTAGTTGCTGCTAACCACCGTACAGAAGAACGTTGATGATGGATCGTTGTTCCTTATTATTGCTATTGTTCCGCCAGTCTGAAGGCGCTTTTCGTTTTCAAAGCTTCTCTTTGATGAAAAGTCTATCGTCATTGATCCAGGAGTGACGACCGATGTTGATTCTATCTGGAACCCTGACTGTGGCTGTGCCACATAAACATTGAAGTAGTAGTTGTTGAGGTTGAATGAATCATCAACATCAATGATGTAGTTTTGATTGTTTAACCCAGTTCCAACAAAGGTGTCCCTGAATGTATCTGCTATTGGGCTGAGGTTTGTGTAGTATACCTCAAGCGTTCTTGCATACCTTGACTCCTCTTCAGAGAAGAGCGCAAGATTCAGCTGCATGACCTTTGAGTCTATGTCAGTTCCATCTTCTATTATCCGGTACATTGTTGCATCCGGATCGACGGCTACTGGTTCTCCTCCAGAGAATGTGACCCCTTCTATTTCATCCGAGGATCCATTGTCCAACAGCTCCTCAAGATATTCCATCTTCTTTATGACAGGATAGTCGCCTCCTGTGTCTGCATTGAAAAGGAACACATTGTCAGATGCAACGTCCTCTCTCCATTTTACTGTGAAGTAGGAGTTGTCTGCTCCTCTAGGGAATGTATAGACGTATGCTTCTATCTTCCATGTGCTAACGGTACCTGTGCCAAACTTTGATGTCACCCTAAGGTTCAAAGATCCATCTACCGGATTGTATCCCTGTACAGATCCTATGAAGTAGTTTTCTGAATTTGACGTGTCAACAACAGTGACCTGTTGGCCAGGATAGTATATCCTGTCAAGAAGCTCAACATCGCTTGGATCTGCATTTACATCAAGCGTAACGAGGCCACTCAGCCCAACCGGGAGAGTGTTGATGTTTATTGATTGGGTGAAGCTGTACTCGTACTTAACCTGCTCGGCAATGAAGATGTGTTGTACTTCATATAATGAAGTGGAAACTCTAGGGAAGTAGAGCATCCCGTACCACACACCGTACGCACGAGTGAGATTAAGTTCGTTACCTTCTTTATCAAAAAACTTAAGGTGGCGACCTACCTCTATAAGCATATTAGTTTGATTTAACGGTTGTAGTCATTAGGGAATTTTCCTGGAAACTCGTAGATCTTTTTGCTCTGTAGCCCAGTCAGTTCCGCTTGCTTAACTTCGTCTTGAAACTCAGCAAAGTTTGAAAATCTTGATATGTCTGGATCCTTTATGTCTCCGCTCTTTACGAGTAGATTGAACCTTCTGAAGAAGTCTTTCAATACCTCTATTTCAGCCTGGTTCTCAATGTACCAGGTGCACATAGCATGTAGATAGATCTTTTCAACGGTTGGATCAACATATGCAATTGTGTTGAAGACATCCCCTGGTATCTTTCCAGTGTCCACAAAAAAGATTCGAGCTGCATCGTATGATTCACTTAGCATCTCTCTGTACCTGAGGAGGTTCTTCATTACATTGTTTCTATTGTTGCACCGTAGAGGTTGAGTATTAGCCACTGTGACCCTGTCCATGCAAGTTCAACGCAAGTGTTTAAGAGGTTTGAACCGATAGATGAGTCATTGTTGCATATGAGAATTCCTTGATTTCCAACAGTCGAGCTATCAACGCCAAGGATCGTTCCACCTACTGGAGCCATTAGATAGTGGCCATCTGTGTTTGTCACATCAGAATCCAATGTTGTAACTATTGTGATCCTCTGACCAATGTCTCCTGTGTTTGGAAGCCTAACATCCTTGATGATGTATCCATCGGCCGTGTTTGCAGGATCATATGCGCTCGTCCATTGAAGAAGGAACACGCTAGAACCCGCAGTCACAAGATTTCCAGTTGTTCCTGACACAGTCGCATAAGATGCCTCATCGTATGCAGGCGTGAATGCACTTGAGAAACCAGTCTGAACAACCGAACCAGCAACAGAAAGACCACCAGTAGATGATATCTTGTTTGCTGAGTTAGTCAGGCTTATGTTTCCGCCAGATACTGTGATTCCATTCGTAACAACAAGTGCATTTGTTGTAAGCGTCTGGCCAACTCCCATGTTACCATCTACATCTGCTGAGTTTTCAACCTGAAGACCTATCGTTGTTATAGGATCGGTTGATAGCTTCTGTATTGTTGCAGAATTGACAGTAAGATCCCCAGTTGCTGTATCTAGGTATGTGTCTGTTATAGTATCAACCGCAGATTTTAGGGCTGAGAAGTTATTGTTTAACGTGACTCTGGATGCTGCAATCTCATCCGTTTCGAGTATTTCTGTTATGGTTACTGCCATTTTTACCTCAATTTTTGTATATATTTGCCTTAACTGGATTTTAATTTCTTTATCTTGTCTATCGCAAGCTTGTTATAGATTGACTGCGTTAGTACTTCCTTTATCTCGATGTTCACAGAGCATGGAACTGCAAAGTCAACTGTATCGTTGAAGTAGTTTCCATACCGGTCATACCATCCTCCCCTGACAAGAGGAAGCTCTCCCTTTCCTATTATTATGTCTCCTTGGCTATCAAGGCCGACATCAGCAGGCTCAGGAGTGTTTGGAGCAGTTGTGAGCTTTTGAAGCCACTCGCTCTTTATCTTTTCGTTTTCTTCACACATGAATCTGACGTTCACAGAATCAATTCCATTGATGCCCTCAAGTATTGCAACAATATCACTCTGTGGGATCCTATCCCTTCTGACGAATGACAGCAGGTATTCATTCAACTTTGCCACAACCTCTGACTTTAGAAGGTCAATGGAAACATTGTCAAACACCACCAGGCTTATGTTGAGGACATACCTCTTTATGACTGGGCGAAGTATACGCATCTCAGACGTCACAAGCATTGACCCGGATTCTTGAACGTAATCCCTGATCTTCTTCACCTCATCATCAAAAAGTGTAAACTTCTCTACATTGACCGTGAAGTAGTTCTCATTTGTCTTCAGCCTCTTCTGTATCTCTGGAACCAGATAGACGTATACGACATTATCATCTTCAAGATAATCATCTCCAAACGTATCAAAAGCGTCAACTATCGAGAAGTAGTTAAGCCTTTGTAGAAAATATACGTAATTCTCAGGTCTAGCAAGAACGAGAGATCTGGAGACCTTTGGTGCTATTATCTTCGTCAGTTCAATTGGCTCAGGAAAGGACCCAAGGATGACCCTTGAAGCAAGGGATATGTTTATCCCATTGTTGACATCGATTGTGTTTCCAACTGCATCAAAGACCTGATCAACAAACTTGAACTGTGCCTTTTCTGTGAAATCTATGATGTTTCCATATGCTCCATCTGTCACAAGATACTGAACCACAATTGTTGCACCAGAGTCTGGGATCTTTCCATACTGTGTGTTTCCAAATATGACATCTATTCCGTTGTTCAGAGAGGTCCTTACGAGGCATCCTGATGCACCGAGTGGCATGTCATAGAAGCTATCATATATTGTGTATTCTTCTCCATTGACGTAGACATTCACATAAAAGTTGTCTATGTTATTGTTGTTCTTGACAAATGCATTGAACGTCTGAAGAGACTCTCCTGTTCCTGTAAACGTCTGGGACTCAATCTTTCCTTGAACCATCTTCACCTTAACAGAATTCCTCTGTCCTATGTTCATCCTTATCTCTTCTCTTGGGGCAAGTATGGTGTAATACAGACCATTGTTTATGCACTGTATCGTTGTAAAGTTTGGTATGACGACCTGATTGTTTGCTGCCTGTATTGTTTCGCCTGTAAACGTCAGGTTTATGTCGCCGGTTGCACCAATTGCCCTTGTTGGATTGTGGCCAGCAAGACGTGCAAGGCCATAGACCGAGCTTCTCCTTGTTGCTGTGTATATGTTAAGCTCTGTTATGCTGTCTTCGATGTAAAAGAAGACCCTTTGTGTGAATGCAGATATTGCTGTTAGAAGCTGTCCATACGCAGAAGAAGGACCAAACACAGACCCTGATTGCGAGTATGCGTTTGAGAAGTACGTTCTGGCGTCACTGTATATCTGAGAGAACAGTACGCTTATCTTATTTAGGAGTTCGTTCAATCTTCTTTAATTTTTACACACCAACAACAGTCGTCTTATCATCAATTGTAGTCAAATCAGATATCCCACCGCTCCTTATTATGCAATTCACAATATCACCCTTTACATTATGGGGAAGATTGTCTATGTAGCAGTTTGAGAATCTATTGTCAAGGGTCTTTATGTAGCTGGATTTTATCTTGGAATCATTGATAGTATTATCAAGAATGATCTCACAGAAGTATAGCTGAGAAGACGAGATCTTGCATCCTATGAGGGTGCATTGATCAACTATTGAATTCTTTAGCTTACAGTCCACCAGATCATAGAATGCAAGCCCCCATGGCTTCTTGAAAACTCCATCCTTTACCTGATACCTATGCAGATCTATGTCCAAGTTGATATGCCCAGACTTCAACCCATTCCTATATATCAGATCAAAAAGCACGTTTCTGTACTCTTCCCAGTATGTTGACAGGAGCTGATCTGTGTTCTTTAGGTCAACATATACCTCAATGTCCTTGTAAAAAACGGAGAAGACCTTGTGGTTCACCATCCCATTTATGAACTTCTTGTGCTCTGCTAGCCTGTTTCTGAGCCTTGAAAGGTTTTCTTCGGTATAGTTTCCATTTGCAAGACAGTCATAGATTGTGAGGGTTGCATAGTCCATACACTCAAGTATCTCAACTATCTTGTCCTCATAGTCCTTACCTCCAAGATACCTCATCTCAAGGTAGCCGTTTGCAAGCTTTGAAAAGTTGAAACCAAAGTACTTTTCATGTGGTACTGTAAAGCTTGATCTGTTTATGTTCTTGATGTTGTCATTGAAGCTAAACAGATTGTTTGGGAGCACATAGTCTACCGATCGCGCAAAAACATTGTTCCTTCTGTCAGGAAACCTCTCATAGATGTAGTCTTCGTCAAACGTCAGGACAAGCTTAAGAACATCCAACGCTGATATATCAATGTTGTTGTTTGGTGTGGTAAACCTGTTGAAGCTTATGTTTATGTGTATGCCGGAACGATCATTGGTTTTGCCGTTTTGCTTTATCCAATTAAGGACCTTTGCAAGTATTATCTTCGCTTCAAAAAAAGGAGTAGGGCCAGTGACGAGTTCCATCATGGCCCTTCCTCCAGAAAAATCATGCTCCAGTTTGTAGTTGTTGTAGTCTACTTGAACATCAGTGTGGGCACCAGGGATCTTTTCTCCCTTTGCATTCATCTTGTATGCTGGCACAACCTTCTTTCCAAGAAGGCTAGACATTTCTGCCGCCACTGTTGGGAACTTCTTATTAGAAAAGAACTCGAACTCGAACCCTATGAGGGCCGAGTTCAAGATCTCATTCTTGTTCAGAAATTCTTTAGTTCTCTGGTTCATTTTCGTTTATTATGGTTGCCAAAACCCTGTTTCGCTTTGGCTCAACAGAGCTTATCCTTATCTTTATCATTCCACCGATCTTAAGCCTGTTGTTCTGTCCAAACTGTCCCTTCATTGATATCGTTGTCATGACCCCATTGAACTCAAGGGTAACATAAGATCCCTTTATCGAAAGAACCTTAGCATTCATTGCAACATCACTGTTTTCAGACTCAATGATGTTTGCAAGATCAGCAAGCCTTGATATCATCGTCTCTGTTGAGTTCTGTGTAAGGATGAAGTTCTTTGGCGGGATTATGTCACGGACCCATATGTTGATCTTGTCGCCTGGTCGAACCTGACCGGTCTTAAAGAGATTCAGTGTCTGTTGATCCATGTCATTCTGCGAAAGAAGGCCTGTCATTATCTCATTGAACTCAATGAATATTCCAGACTGTATTGTACCTGTGACAGTTCCCTCATACATAACCGACATATCAAAGTTGTCAATCAACGTTGGCATGATGTGCTCAATGTATCGCTTGTTTGATACTATGAACGTATCGCTTTCGTTTACGTATGAATCCAACATAACCTTTACAGTCTTTCCTAGGAAAGCCTCAAAGTTTATGATCTTGTTTGCACTTGCAAGCGATCCAGGTAGGAATGCATCGACGCCATAGACGTTGACAAAGTATCCACCTCTGTTCTTCTCCATGATCTTTGCATCATAGACCTTTGAAGGATTTCTCAGCTGTTCAAAGAACTCCTTACGAAGGACGTCCTTCTGTGCCTCATAGAAGCTTCCTCTAAGACCAGACTCTGTTGATACGATCTTGACGTGATATGAATTGTTTTCCGATATTGACCCTATAAGCTCCTCTGCGGTCATTGAAACGCTCTTTAGAAAATCCTTTTCCTTGCTCATCTTCACCATTATCGAAGGAGAGAAAGGCCCAGAGACGATGAGCATGTTATCAGAAAGAAGCGTTGCGGTGTTTACTTGGAAAACTTGGCCCGCAGAAACGGTCTTATGTACATCTTCGCTAGAATTTTTTGACACCATGTCAAAATATGTCGCATCATCGACAGGATGTTGAAAATTCTCGTAGATCGAAAAGACTCTTGAATTAAAAATCATGAAATCCTCATAATTAAAGGTTGATCAAATATTGCTATATATCGTCGTTTTTATTGCCATCTGTTAAATAGGACCAAATATGCTCTCAGGAAGAAACCCACCTACAAACTTTCCAGACTTACACCACTTCCAAAGGAAGAAGAGAAGGGGTATGTTCAGGAGTGAAAGTCTCTCCCATGGAGGAAGTTCATCCTGAAATATCGGAAGAGAAGCAGCAAACTGCGGACTTATCTCCGTTGGAAATCCAAATTGGATTGCCTTTGGAGAAAGGTCTGCTGCCAATGCTTTCAAAGATCCCAAAGCAAGAGTGTACGAGGATAAAAGAACCGATAGGTTTATCGCTCCAAGGTCTATTGTTGGGACACTTATTTTATCAATCAATTCTCTCAGAGTTTTTACTGTTTCATCGTATTGTTGCTCTAACTGTTCTATCTCTTGAAGCTTCTGTTCATACAGCTGTTTTCCATTCTGTATTATCCCCTTTACAGTATCTTCTGCGGCCCTCCTCAGTGCTTCTGCTTGTGCATCTGCGTTGAATGTTATATCTGCCGCAAGCCTTCTTGCGTCCTCTATCATTTTGGCTGCGGCATTTATATTCTCTTGCACGCCCCTCGTTATTGTTAGTGTTGCTTCGGCAAGTGCATTTGCGTCTTGGTACCTCTGTTTTGCTGCCTCTATCATGCGTTGGCCTTCTTCCTGTGCCTGCTTTATTGCAGCCTCAGCTGTCTGTTTTGCAGATGTTACTGCCTGCGTTGCCTGGTTCTTTGCATTCTGTATTATTGAGTTTATGTCTTTCTGTGAAAGTGCTAGATACCGCTGTGCAGAATTTTGTACATCTTCAAGCTGGTTCTGTACCTCTGTGACAAGGGCGTTAAAGTCAACAGTAACACCGTTTCTAAAGCCATCAAGTATGGAATTCAGTGCGGCAAACACCAGATCAAACTTTGGAAGAGAGTTTGGTGGAAGAGGTTCATGGTTGCTGATGTTTACAGGGCCTCCTATTGCTGCTGCAAAGTATGGATTGTTGGACTGAAAAGGTCCTATTGGAATAGGAAGAAAGTGTTGTAAGAAGAGGTATGGGCATGGAAGAACGCCGCACTGTCCTATGAACAGGACAGCTATCAATTTGTCTGTTGGTGCAACAAATATCGGAAACCATATTATAGGAAATGGGATCTTTATTAGTCCAGTAGGAGTTGGTATAAGCAGACCGACCGGCCAGTGCACAGGAACCAGGTTAACAAGGGTCGCAAGGCCTGAAAACTTCAGCCACCATGCATAATCGAATATGGTTGGGTTCTTGCTGACATTCTTGAAGTTTAGGTCCTTGCCTGCCTCGACCTTTGCTGGAACCTCCTTGGACTTACAGTTCATGTTTGCAAGATCAGATGAGACCTGCTTGTTTATGTTGTCTATTTCTTCCTGTGTCTTTCTCTCCTGTTCCTTTAGATCAAGATACTTCTTTGAAAGTTCCTCCTCTGCCTTCTTGTGCACCTCTGCTTCATCCTTGAAGTCTTGTTCTATCGATTCGTTCTCGATGAACTGATTGAGGCCAAAAGCAAATGAGTAGTACTTCACAGATGCAACAGTGTTAAGAAACGCTTCATCGAGGTCCTTTTCTGTCTTCTTTGCCTGTGTTGTTATCTTCTCTGCAGAATCAGAGTTCTCTTTCTGTACGGAGTCAAGGTATCGTATGAGCTCATCTGGTATGTCCTTTATCTTTCCAGACAGGGGCGTTTTGTCCTTGTTTATCTTTACCAAAGGCGATGACTCAAAGAGCCCAAGAAACCCGCTATCTATCTCTATGTCAAACTGGTTGCTAAAGGACCAAATGATCTCTTCCATCTTCTTTTGAACATCAGATTTATCTGATGCAAAATCATAGTCCTTTGATACTGAAAGAAGCTTCTTCTGTATTTCATTTGCCCTGGCTCTGGATTTCTCATCCGTTAAACCAGAAATGTTGCCCAGCTCCTCTTTAAGCCTATTAACCTCTCCGTATCCATCAAGGAATGATTGGTAGTATGAATTTGCTATGCTCTCGTAGTAATAGTCAAGCTGTATCTCCTGTATCTTGTTCTTTACATCCGCATACCTGTTGACCTTCTCCTGGACGCTCTTTGCAACCTCCTGCATCTTTTTTATGCAGTCTGGCCCATTCTTTGGGAATATGTCTGACTCTGTTGTGTTCCTTGCCTCCTGCACAAGCTGATCAAATAGATCATCTGATGGCGTTGGAAGCTTAGCATCGTCAAGCTGTAGATTTTCTTTTGGCTGGTTGGTTGGGACCTGTTTGATTTCGGTTACTGCATCAGGAACAGGAGGCAGGACTTCGCACGCTGCATCCAATAGTTCCTTTTCACTGAATTCTGGTGTCTCCTCTGTCTGTGAAGGCGCACAAACATCTGCAAGGTCTATCTCTATTGGCCTAAAATCAGGAGTCTGTTCAATGATTATTGGTTCTTCTACTGCCTTTGCAAGTTCCTCTTCTGTGAACTCCTTTTGCATCCTCTGTAGGACCTCTTCTATGTTGAGAAGCGATGGCGTTAGCAGTTCTTCATCTATCTCTTCAAGACCGTTGTCTCTGAGTATTTTGTTAAGCTGTTGTATGTTTGATAGAGAAGGCTCTTCAAAATCTATGAATTGAATGCCATCAAGGGTCTTTGTCTTCGTTCCCTTTTTAATCTGGTCGATGATGGGTTGAACTTGACCTGTAAGCCTGAATATGGAATTGAACCATTGTGTTATTTGGTTAAAGTTTATCACAGGTGTTCACCTCATGCAGTTGTTTTGACTGTCTTTGAAAGAGCAGATCTTGCCTGTTGCATGGTTGCGGTTGCAACGCCAGGAGATGGTGGCCATTTTAGATCCACTGTTGCTGCAAGCGTGTCCAATGCAGCCAGAAGGACCTCGCCTAACAGAACAGAGAACTGTGGAGATGTGCCTAGCTCGGTAAGGCCACCGTTGACATGGACGTTTGGAGAGTTGACTTCAACCTTGCTCCTTGCGTTCACCGTTATCTGACCTGCCTTCAATTCAATGTTTGATTGGCTCTCCTTATGGTCTATGAGGATTGACTGATCAGGATTTATTGATATGCTGCTGTCCTTGTAGTAGACCTGCATGCCATTCGATGGTGTGAACCACACCTTAAGGTCTTGGTCCTCATCGTATACTATGACGTGTGAATCTGCATAGCTCTCTGCCAACTCTCTTCTGAGTTTGTCATTGAGGTGCACGATTGAACACCATATCGGGTTGTGTATGTCTTCGTTCATGAAGACAACCTTTACTGCAGTACCAAGCTTCGGGATTGATATGTTTCCCCCTCCTAGGCTCTCACCTCCAGCAAAGACATTGCTTCCCTGGTAGAACGCCCATGGAAGATCTGCATCGGTTATGTTATCATACACTCCAAGGACCCTGATTTTACACCTGCCAAGGCGCTCAGGATCATTTGAGTCCACGACAAACCCAATGTAGTCCTTCTTAAGATCCAAAGTCATCTTCTACCTTTGGTTTTTCAAATGCTATGCTGTCTGGCATGTCGCCAAGCACTGTCGGTTTTACAAATGCTATGTTGTTGTCAACGCTTGTTGCAACAGTCGGCCTTCCAAACGAAAGGGTTTGATCTATCGTGGTTTCAACAGTAGGCCTTTCAAACTGGACATTTTGGTCCAATGAAGTTGTAACGGTAGGTTGTATGAATCCAACATTGTTGTCCAGATCGCTTTGAACCACTGGCGCCCTAAGATCTATTCCACTTCCCTGATCGGTGTTTACTGTAGGGCTTGTAAGATTCACTGCATCAGATAGTTCTTTCTGAACAGTAGGTTTTACAAGTCCAACATTTTGATCCAATTCTGTTGCGACACCTGGTTTTGTCAGTGAGAAATCTGATAGTTCTGTCTCTACCTTTGGTCTTCTAAAATCTATTTGGTTTGCCACTTCATCTCCTATTTTTGTTCCATCCTCTGCCACATTTGGTGGAGAAAGATCTACCGATTCTGGTATGTCTGTGTTAACAGTCGGACGACCAAAATCTATGAGCGATATATTTTCTGTGATGTTTGCTGTCTGTATGGATGTTCTTAAAAGTGATGATGCAAGAGCAGAAAGCTCTGCCTCCTTTGTTATGCCATCCAACTGTTGCTTATTTAGCCTATCAAGGTCTGGGTATGTAAGAGACGAACGCCTGTCTCCTGTTGTGAATGTAAGCTGGTTTAGGAAGTTCTGCGATACATTCCTTCCTAAGTCCAACAGGACCTGGTTGTAGTTTCCTTCATACGACCTCACAAAAGGTGCAAGCAGAGACCTGTAGTTCGTTATGTCAGTGTCCTGGTTTACTTCAGCTCCACTTCCTCCCTGCTTTATGACGAGGTCTCTCTTTATCTCACCTAACATGTAATCCAAGAGAAGGTATGAATTTGTTTCCTGGACCCTATGGACCTTTATGCCAAACGATGGTGTAAGCTGAGACGGTGCTTCAGATGCGTCCAATGAGGCAGGAGCAATTCCAGAGAAATCAAACTCACAATCAAGGCACCTAAATGCAACAGTTGAAACGTGGTTCAGCCATTCTGTTGTGTTTGATTCAACAAAGGTCCTCAGGTTTCTTGCCTCTCCGACAAGAACCGTCATGTTGAACCTCTTCTTATCAAGAGTCAAAAGGTCTCTGAAGTACCTTCTATCCCTTGTTGCCTTTCTGTAAAGGTCAGCAAGTGCAGTCATCCTAAGATCAACGGTCTCGTAACAACTGACACTTAGATCAACCGGTGCTGATTGTGTGGAAGTTCCATCAGCATTCATGAACCCCCATTTCCAGAGGCCATCAATACCTGATATGGTTTTGAAGAACCAAGGGAAGTCATTTGTTATTCTTTCAAGGAGCCATGTAAACTCCTTCAATGCCTGGGCTCTTTCCTGTTCTCCCATCCTTCTGAGATAGCTAACAGCGCTTTCATCCCTGGATTCATTAAGGAGAAGGCCTTGCATGACCTCATCATTTGATACTATGGGATCAAAGTCAAAGAGTATCCTAAAGGTCACAAACGATGGATCGTTGTACTTTAGTTTCCTTTCATTGGGATTTCCGGAAGATTCATAGATGAACTTCCTGTCCAAACGTCCTACACTGAAAAGGCCACTGCTCATTGATCCTGAAATTTTGTGATAAGCGCAGCATCTGGGGTCTCCTCTGGGTTTGGAATTGCCATGTTTGACCTCTGTTGCTCTTCATCCCAGACAAAGTCATCGAACCCAAGCTCGACGAACCTGTCGTGTATCATCTTGTCGTAGTATGATGATATGTATCTTACTGCACGTTGTATCTCAGGGCGCCTTGGCTCCTGTGTGTTGTTACCACCGCTGTTCATGTACTGCAGGTAGCAGAGCCTTGGGACGTGTATGAACCTGGTCTTCAGGAAGCTCCGGACGACGAGTTCGTAGTCATCAGCTATGTGGAGACGTGGGTTGTGTCCGCCTATGCTGAAGTAGAAATCAGACTCCCATGCCCTGATGTGGTTAGGAGCGGCAACTATGTGCCTGATAGTCTTTGGGTTTATAGGAGCAGTTTCACACGTGTATACTGCACCATTGTAGTGTGCTTCATAATGCCTTCCATATCCAAAGCCCCAGAACGATCCGTAGTTCACGCATCCACCGGTCTCAAAGACCTCTGATGCATCTGTGTACAGAAACTTTCCTTCTGGATACTCATTGAAACCAGAGACCACGTGGTCAAGTGCCCAATATGTGAGGACGTCATCATGATCAAGCTCAACAAGATACTTTCCTGTGCAGAGTCCTGCTGCATACCTCTTTACCTCACCAATCATGCCGCTAGGCTTTGGGCCTCTGAATACCTTTATCCTGTGATCCTGCTGGGCAAGCTCAAGAAGCATGTCATACGTTTTTCCTCCATCGTTTGAATCATCATACATCACCCATTCCCAGTTCTTATGCCTCTGTGCCTGAAGTGATGCAAAGACGCGATATATCCTGTTTCCAGTCCTGTATGTTGGCGTGAAGCAGCTAACAAGAGGATCTGCAAGGTTCTTTTCGACATTCAATGATGAGTCTATGAAGCACGTGTATGCATTGTCGCCTATTACAGGATTTGCATCGTATTCATCGACATGTATCCATTTTCTTCTGACGCTGTATGGTGCATTGAACAATTGACCATAGTCTGAACTGTTTCCTGTTGTTATGAAAACGGCAGGGTTCAACTTGGTTATCACACTGTTCAGATCATCTGTGTCTGAAAAGAAGTGACACTCAAAATCATGTGACTCCCAATCTATGTAACTGCTAGACTTGAGCTTTATGTCTTGAATCTTTGAAGGGTCCTTTGAAAATATTGCAACGACTGGTGTGATTGGCACTTTTCTGTTCCTTTATTAGTTTACTGTCTTGCTGGTGATGATACCCACTCCCTCTTTGAGAGGTATATCACCTGTGAAAATCCTATCTGTTGTCCAGGATCATAAACTATCTTATGACCCTTTACATAATAAAAATCGCTAAGGAATGAATTAAGGACAGAATGAGTCCTGTCCGTCATGTCATACTTAGGATCTGTTGTTGATATCGAATCGATGTTATCTCCGTAGTTGAACAGGAGAACTGGAACCCTTTGCCCACGGTGAATGAAGAGGTTTGGATTCATGAGGCTTGCTTCCAACATCATCTTTTCTATCTCCATGAGATTGAATGTGTTTAACATTTCAGCAAAGTTGTAGTTCTTGTGAACGTTGCCTATCGGAGATGAGTATTGCAGCCCAAGCCAGGTCCTTGAAGGTTGAAGGCCAGTCGAGAGATTGAGGTGGACAGGCGTAACATCCTGAGGGGCATCCGCCGTTGATAGTGGCGTAACCCTATCGAAGACGACGGTCTTTGATGAAAAGTCATACAGCGAATAGTCCTTTGATACGCCTTCCTTGTATGTTATGAGAGACGCATTGTTTATGACGTTAAACCTTGAGATGTAGTTGTTGAACGACATCGTTCTGAGGTCGTTCGTGAGTGCAAAAACATCAAGCTCCTTCTCGAATGTTGTATTCTTGCTTGGGACTCGTATGTTTATGTCACTTATCACCCCTGGCTGTCCATCAGGTGCATATGTAAACTGCCTGTTGACATTCACAACATTCAGGTTGTAGTAAAAGTCTATGAACGTTGTGAAGAAGCTGTTTTCATCCTGCCACATGTGTCTTGTGACATTATTGATGAAGCTCTCATAGTTTCCAACGGTCATCCATTTCATTGCATCATCGGTGCCATCAACGTTTGATGCAAATCCTATCTCTAGCTCTTCGCAGATCTTCTTTAGAACCTCATAGCCTGTTCCCTCTAGAGAGAACGTCTTCTGTGAATAGAAGTTTGGCACATACAACCTTGCTGTTATCCTTATGAAGGACTCGCCAACGTCACCCTGGTATTGGCTTCCAAGGTAGTCAACGGTGACTATCTGATAGTCATTTCTTATCGGCTTGATGTTATCGTTTGGAGACCTTAGAAATATCGATACAATGTCTCCTGCCCTTGGAAATATCCTCTTGAAGAAATCGACCTTTCCACCCATGAGGCTCATCGTCATGAAGAGCTTCGGCATGAATCCCATGCAATCTATCTCAAGCCTTCCAAGAAGCGTAGGAGGTATCTCCTTTCCGTTTATGACAACATATGGGTATGCTTGGCCAACGAGCGCAGTCGTATAGCCCTGCGGACCACCTGTTCCTAATCTTTCGGATGGAGCTGAAAGCGTAACAAGGTTAAGCTTTGCCTTTACCTTCTCTTTTATGTTTACCTGGTCTAACAATTAAACTATTCGATTTTTGATCAGCCTGGCAAGGAGTTCTCCCTTGCTTATTGGGTTGCTCTCATTGGTTATGCACTTTCCTATGTTTGGTGCAAATATCACTTCGCCGCCTCTTATCAGAAACTGCTTGTCGCCAAAATCTGCAACGCTAGGAGGAAGCCCGCTTCCGTCCTCTTTCAGCTGATCGACACCCTTCTCAAAGGACTGGTTGAACTTTTGTATCGCTGTTTCTTGGTTTGGGTTCTTGTTTATGTCCTTGAAGTTTATCCTAAAGTCAATGGGAACCTCACTTGGAACGGGCTCGCTCTCTACTTGTACCTCTCTGGAAAACGACACAGTGTTTGGTATCACGAGGACATCATCGATGTTTAGGGAGTATGGGTTGGATATGCCATTCATCTTGCATATCTGGTCCTGGTATGTGTCCTCGCCATACACGCGAAGTGACACAAGATCAGGCCTTGCCTGTTCCCCATCAACGACCTTTGCGATCGTTTGCATCCTTGCATTTATGGACTTTAGGGTTCTTGCAGCTATGTCAACAACCCTCTGCATCGTCCCCTGTTCTGTCTTTTCAGGCTTTCTGGAAAGAATAAACGAATCAAACATCTTGCTGCAATTTTTTGACTATCCAATAGGAATCCACAAGGTCATCTACTGGCTTTACGACGTCTTCGCCCTTTAGAACCTTATCCATTGAATCCTTTATCCTGATGAACACCGGATTCTTATGGAGCATTGGATCTTGGACCTCAATGAACCTTTCCAACATGTCCTTCTTTTTGAACTTTGCTCCTCCGGCAAAAGCCTTAACTGTTATTGGAGGATAGAAGAACATGCTTTCAGGTGGTATAGAAAGACCTGCCTTCAACATATTCCTTAGAAGGAATTGGTATGACACAAGCTCAAGAAGGCTGTTTCCTTTGCTGTTGAACGAATGGCCCTCAAACGCAACTGAAGAGATGCCGTTGTCCTTAAGAACATCAACTATTGCTGAACAAAACACCTCAGCATCGATGAGCTTTGCACGTTCTGTTGAACAGTAGTCCTCTCCTTTGACCCTCTTTGGAAAAAGATGCCTTGTGAATCCATCGCTTCCAAGATCGAAGTATGAAGTCTTTTCACGCCCAAAGTGATGCCAATGGTATCCATCTTCAGACAGCACTGTGATGCATGTTGAATTTATGCTGAAGTCTATGGATGCGATCGGTTTCATCATCTAGAGCCCACATTGTTTACATTTGCTTTGGGATCATCAGTTCTGACTTGATCGGGCCTTGCTATGTGTGGAGAAGGAAGATCGGTATCAGTGTTTGATGCCACCTTAAAGAAGTTTGATAGTGACTCAACCGTAGATTCTGGAACAAGGCCCATGAAATCAAATATTCCGCCTCTTGCAACCTGCTTTGATATCTCCTCTTGCACCTGATCAAGCCCCTTGCCTCCTTCAAACAGGTCAGGCTTAGGTATGTAGAGAGGGCCAAATCCATCATTAAAGACGGACTCAACGTCCTGGTTTGCCCTGGACATTCCTGGCTTAAGCTTGACGGTAGCAGTCATCTCTGTTGGGAAGTCATCAGGGCCAAGTTCATTGTTGAAAGCTATGTCAACGCCCTCACATATGAGGTTTCCTATCACAGCAATTGGCTTAAACGGATTTCCTACAGTCAGATGCCACTCCCCTACGGGCGCCCCTGTCCTCAATGCCTGGAATGAAGGTATTGATGCATTTCCTCCTCCATCAGTCAGGCCAAACAAGCCCGAAAGAAGGTCTATGGCTGCTATGTCCTTCAGCTTGTCAGGAATTCCTGCGGATGCGGCTGCAGCTGCTTCGGCTGCGGTGACTCCTGTACCGCCCCCTCCAGCAACCCTGTTGTTTTGGACATCACCCGCATTCTTTGGTGTTTGTACGTTTGAGTCGCGTATGGCAAGAAGGCCCTTTATGGCATCAACCGTTGGAAGCTGGTTTCCAAATGCCTCCTTTATGATTGTCTCAAAAGTCTGCGTGGCGCCATCAAAGTTTCCTGACCATATCATCTTAACAAATTCAATCGTCTGCCTTTCATCCAATAGAGGGAATATTCCTTTGTTGAGGTAGAACCTTGCCTCTCCTCCCCAGAAGTTTCCTCTGTAGTGGGTGGTTGCAAGGATGTTTGCCATTATGTCAAGCATTGCAGCCTTGGCATTTATGTGGCCTATTGCCTTTAGAGAGTATTCAAACTTAATGTTAACCAGGCCGTCTCCCATGACGCCCCCAGTCAAACCAGGAACCCTTTTCTGTGTTGATAGGATTCTGTTGTAGGGCTCTCTGTAAAGATCCGACAGGTAGCCACCCTGCGCGTATGGATTGAACAGATCTAGGTAGCTCTGTATCCCAGAAAACCTGCTTTTGTCTATGACGCCAACATATGCCAAAACACCTGCTGCAAGGGTAGATGCATCGATGTTATTTTTTTGTGCAACGGACTTGATGTTTTCAAAGAATCTACCTCCCAAGTTTCCAGCTCCTCCAAGTGCTGAAGTAACGGCGTTTCCAGGGATGGAAAGCCCGAGGTTTGCTATGCCAGCAGTCAGTTTTGCAACACGGCTTGAATCAAACATGCTTATTGCATCAACCGGCTGACCAGAGAAGAGCTGAATGTCGTTGACCTTCGAACCCGTGGTATCTTCCCACTTTGATGCAACTGATATCTTTAGTATTGTACTGAGGTCGTTTCCGGTTTCTCCGCCAAAATACGTGACCATCTGTGATATTGGGTTGTTTGCCCAGCCCTTTACCCTCCACGATCCACGCTTTCCTGTTCCTCCTCCAAAGTACGGGCTCCTTGTCAGGTTGTCCTGTATTGGAAACATGTAACGCCTGAGCGTTATCATCCTTGTCAGCGGTATCCTGTTGTAGTATTTTAGCCACAGAAAATCTGCCGCTCTGTATGGAGTTGGGTTTGATTGGGAGAACCCACCAAACCTTCCAAGAATTGCCGAAAGCGTGACCTCCTTCTTTCCAACGGTCGATAGACCCATTCTTGCTTCTTTATCAAGAAGAAGCCTTGACTGTGCTGCGCCATCATCGCCAGACGACATTCCGTTTGCAACTGTGTTTAGCCTGAAGACGTAATGCGGGTTTGTTATAGGCTCAACGCCCTGAAATCCCACCGGTTGAGAAGGGGTGATTGTTGGAACCGATACAACGCCAGTTGCAGCAAGTCCTACCTGGGGGCTTGGCTGCCCCTTGGAATACTTCTTGTTTGCATCAAGCGGCCCATAGAATGCATACGTCAGACGAGAATCAACAACGCCAAGGTTTGTTGTTTTTGCTGCCGCTGGATCCAATAGAGAATTTACAGCGCCTCTAAAAACATCCTTTATATCTTGGACAACGCTTCTTGCTATGGAGTTTCCCTGCTGCCTTGCTTGGTTTGCAAGACCTCGTGAGAGGTTGTTTGCAAATGTTGAAAGCTCTGCTCCTGGATTCTCCAACAAGTTTGCAACATTTATCTGTGTTAGCTCATCACCTATGAAGGTGCCACCAAAGTTTGATGATATTCTTGCAATTGGAACCAGATCCTGTCCAGATTGAAAGAGGTTTCCAACAACTCCAAATGGCTGAGGGAACTCAAGAACAGAAAACCTATCAAAGTTTGGACCTAATGTGTTTGCTGTAGTTGGATCTACTCCAAGAACATTGTTGACAGTCGTCTTGAGCGTGAGTGCAGGATCGGACCCAAACACAATTCCTGATGTGATGGTAGAGGTAACTTGTCCCTCTATCATACTGGTAGGGTTAGGTGGAAGGGACAATTTTAATGCATCTGCAAATATGCTCATGTTATCACCTGAAAGTTTAGAATTTGATTGATGTACACATCAATGATCATTGTCCTTGATACCTCGCCCTCAGAAACATAAACATCAATTTCAACGTTTATTCCTGGGAAGTATGGCTTTATGTACTCAAAGTACTGGCGGTCTATCTCTTGACGTATTTGGTCCTGATCAAAATCAAACTCAAACAGCATGTCCTCGAGGTTCAGACCGTAGTATGGATAAGCGATGACTTCACCTGGTGATGTGGCAAAGAGCATCTTTAGCTGCTCAACAAGATCTTGGATGTTATCATTCTCCTCCATCTTGTTTGCCACATACTTTGGATCGTCTTCATTTCTGAGATAGATGTCCCTAAGCATATGTTATTAGTGTATCTGTACGAAGTAGTCTGGTACGTTATCAGAGTCTATCTTCTCTAGAACCTTGTCCACCATTGCCTGGCCTTGGCTCTCAAATATAGATGCGTTTATCTGTGCCCCTCCTGGAAGGTTGAAGTTTATGAAAGAGTACACGCGTGCCATCGATACAAGCGCCTTTCCCTTTACATAATCAATGAAGAGGGGATCGTCATACAGGCTCTGCTCTGGTATCTTTGTCATGACCCTACAGGAAACATCATACTTTGGATTTCGTCCAAGCAGCGTTAGGTGGTGTGTGTTCTGGTTGTATTCGTATTGTATTCGTTCTAGGAAGTATGCACGTGTAAGGTCATAGTATGCATACTGGGCCGTTCTGTACACGAGATCATCGCTACCAAACGGGGCTAGGTAAAGCTCTGCCGCAATCAGGCGGTTCTCTGTTATGTCCTGGTCGACCATACCAAAGAAGTTTGCAGACTTCATCTCCTTGACATCAAGGACGCTCACAACGCAGTCAGGAAGGACGATCTGCCTTCTGTTTGACTTCCAAACGGAATCAAACGTTGACCTAGGAAGGATGTAGTAGACGGTCTCGACTGCATACTGGTAGTTCTGGAAGAACCACCTTGCTGCATCGTTTATGATCCTGTCAATCTCCTTTATGCCAATTGATGTTGAAATTGCACCGGAAGCTGTTATTTCATCCTGCACAAGCTCTATGAGTTGATCTTTTACCATGCCGTATATATCAAAAAAGAAAAGGCGCATATGCGCCTTTATCTTGGTTTGATCACTTGATCAACGTGTTTGTGTAGCTTTTTTAGAGAGTCGTCATCGACCAAGAAGTACTTCTTTATGGTTATATCCATGGAAGGCAGAGCCTTCTTTATGTTCTTTATCGTATCCAGGGAAATGGAAGGGTTTATGTAGTATATGCAGGTCTTCCTCTTCTTTATGGCAAACTCAAACTCTTCCTGAAGAACAAGGTTCATCAGGTATATTGATGTATTGACCATCCCATCGGTATCTCTGTTCTTTATCCTGAGAAGAAGCTTATTGACATCAATGACATATGGCTTCGAACCGGATGCATACTTTGGAAGGTTTACCTTCTCTCTTGAAAAGACAAAATTCATGGCTTTATCTTTTTCATAGAAATCCTTTCATGGATCTCCATGTTCCTCTCTATAACTTCTCCTGCCTGTTCTTCTGTATATCCCTTTTCAAGAAGGAACCCAGCGAGAGATTCGTTTGATTTCTCCATTCGCTCTTTTGCACGACGTATGAAATCTTCGGTGTTTGTCGCATGAAGTTGCTTTCCGTTTTGGATATTGTTCTTCACATTCTCAAACCAGTCCTTGTATCCAAGCTTGTTCTTCAGCTTAACGTATCCGCTCTGCTTGAGCATTGCACGTCTGAACTTCCTGTTGAACGTAATGTTTGGTATTGCACCGAATCCATCATTAAGCTCAGGGGCATCCTGTGTGTTTACTTCTTCTGATTGCTGTTCATTTTGCTGGTTGTCTTCTGTCACTTCTGTCCTCCATAAAATTTGATTATGCTTTGCTTCATTGAATTTCTTAGTGCTTCCTGGTCAATTGAGTCAATGATTATATCTATCACTTCATTTACCGTTGATTCCTCAAAAGTCTCATTCATCATCGAGAAGAATGCTGATGATGGCATTTCTACCTGTAGTTCGAGTGTTATCTTTGTATCATTCTTTTTTGCCCGTGTTAAAAGGTCTGTGGCAAAGCTAGAATGCTTCTTAGGTCTTTGTCTCTCCTGGACGCGAGGCTCAGAAGGGGAATCGTTGGAAGGATCAAACCCAAGTATGCTTACATGGTCAGTCTGCACAGCAGGCGCCTCCTGCCGTCTTTGCTTTTGGTCAGCCCTTCTGTTCTGCTTTGGGTTTGGCTTCGGATACATCACATCGAGGTCTATCTGACTCAATGCTGCATTTGCAGCTGGAAGTATTATGAAGTCCTTTCCTATCTTTGACATTGGGATTTTTCCTCCGCCTGAAACGATGACAACGTCCTCAAACGTCTGTCCATCCTGCATCATCTCAGCAGTCTCTACTTCTCCCCTTTTTGGACCTGAGAGCCATTGTAGGTATTGATTATTCATCAAAGAGCTCCAATATATTTTCTTTGTAAAATTTCTTTCTTTCTTCTGGCATACCATCCAATGAATGCATAACAAGAAGCTTCATGGAAGCAAGACTATCAGAAAAGAATTCATTGACGCCTTTCCTTGAAACAAGATCTGAGTTTGATCTAAAGTTCTTTTGGATGTTGTTCAGCCTCCAAAAAACAAAGGGGTATGAATCTATGAAACTGACACTCACCGGCTTCCATCCCTTTGGGTGCAGTTCTATGACCTCTGCATTCGTCCAATCAAGGTCATCCTCCATGTTGTAGTTTATGTCCATCGATCTATTCCTCCTATTGCTTTAGGCCAGAACATTTCCTTTTGAAGACCAAACAATTTTATTGCCATGTCAAGCTCCTGATCAGCATTTAATCCATTTGGAAGCTGCCAATATTGGCTCTCAACTGGTTTGACATGTTTTGCCTGTACATCATCAATGATTGCAAGCCTTTCATAGTTGAGATCCCTTGCCCAAAGAAAATCCTGTGCCCAACCAGAGTGTGTGATGGTAAATGTCCAAAGGACCTTCTTCAGCGCTTCTGTCTTGAACAGCGGGCACATGATCTCAACGTAGTTTGTGTACCTCATGAACTTTGTTGGATCGTTCAGTACAAAAGGAAAGCTATGGTAGCTATCATGCGTAAGAGAAGGCTGACAGATGTTCAGGTTGTATTCCTGTGCGATCTTAAACATCCTCTCAATCTCTGACTGTTCAAGATGGACATCGTAGTCAGGCATCCAGATCCAGTCATATCTATCAAGAAGATTCAGTTTTTCTATCAGCCTCTTGTAGATGTGGTGTTTGAATCCTACATCTTCTTGGTACCATGGTTGATGGCTATGGTTTATGGATTCCCTAGAAAACCCAACAGGATTGAAGTTTATCTTTATGAGATCAAAAGTGCGTGATGCCTCAGCATCCGACCCCAAAGGAAGATCGTTGTAGAATCCGCCCTCAGCAACGGTCGCTATGACAAGGCACCTTTTCATTGTTAAGCCTGCTGTTGCTGCTCCTCTTGGGCCGCTGCAGCATTTACTGCTTCAACTGACCTATCAGGCCTGAAGAATACAATTGCATCATAGATGATCTTTGCTTCTTGCATGCTGTAAGCACCAAGACGCTGTGCATGTTCTGCTGCATTCACAAGAACATTGATCGCCTTTGCTGGATCATCGATGACATAAGCAGGCGTTTGTTGGCGCTCCTGCGCAGTTTCTGTTGTTTGTTCTGTCGCTTCCATTATTCCTCTACAAAAAATTTGTGAAATATTTCTATGTAATCATATGTGTTAAAGATCGAGAAGTCATGGATCTGTTCCATGTAATCAACAAACTCCATGGCATTCTTACTAATTCCTGATTCAGAGGAATCAAACACAGGTCGTGTGATCCTCATTTCAATCTCTCTTTCTGGGTTTGGCTGTTCTTGCTTAAGCTTCTCAACAAGAGGAAAGTGTCTTTCGTAGTAGTGTGAGTTATCTGAGCAGTGGTAATAGGTTCCTATCTCTAGATCCTCATACTTCTTGATCAGCTCAAGGTACATCGATTGATACACGACCGAGAAGAACGGTGCATCGTACTGAAGGCCATAGAATATGTCATTGGATCTCATCTGGACCTTCATGTTCAACTTGTTGTCTCTTATCCAGAAATTGACATACATTGTACATACAAAGTCCTTGACACCTTCCTTTTGGTATGCCGGCGTGTTGAACACCATTATGGCCTGTCTCGTTGACTTATCTCTTACAAGGGCATCAAGCGCCCACTTGAATTGATTGTGTTGCCTTGACAACATCACATACCCATAGTTTGAGTTGATCCTCTCATCAACGGTAAGGGTCTTCCAGAAGCTAGAGAAGTTATTGATCTTGTCAATCGTGGTCTCTTGTGTAAGGTACCACCATAGCTCTCCTACAAAGTACTTCCAATTGAATGCCTTGTTTTCAAAGTTCATCATTGGATAGAGAGGATTGAACTCAAGGGTCGTCAGATATTCTTCAACAACCTTGAGCCCTCTTGGCGAATCTTCCCTTTCCATCTTTGATAGAAGGGAAAGGACTTCACTGTTTATGGTCTTCGTCATAGATTCTTTATACACTGTTAAACGCTCCCAGTTATATCAAAAAATAGGACGGATGTCCTCATCTTTTTGTTCTTTATACCGGTCTCAAAGTCATACTGGTATGCAGATCTTGAAAGATGAACGGATCCTGGCCTTTCCATGTATTGTGCGGCATACTTGTCCGGGTCCAATACATACCAGTCCTTTGGCCAAGAGATGACATCGTAGTCATAGTCATAAGAAAGCTCGTTGAGGAGCTTATTGAATTCCTTGACCGCATCTGCCCTCTGTTGCCTTGTTCCAAAGAATGGAGTTCCCTTGTACCAACCGGTCTTTGGTATCTTTCTTCCCTCGTGCTCAACAGGAAGCAGGTCAACGAGGCCAACATACTCCATGCCATGGACATCCTTCAGCTCCTTTGCAAACTCAACATACCTCTTTGTAAGATCACGAAGAGAGCCCATGGGATCTTCCTGACGAAAGATATGGTGCCGCACATCAATGTTTCCCATATAAAGAACAACCCTCTTTGTTCCAGGAGGATACAAAAAGGAATCCTTCTTCTTAAGGAATCCATGGAGCGTCTGACCGTCGTTCCTGCTTATGTTTGCACCTGGCTCATAGACCGATACAGAATGGCTGTCGCCATATATGAATGTATCGCTGTCGAGTGTGAGATCGACCCTCTCTATTCTGTTTGATATATCTGTATAGAGGCTTGGATCGAGCTGCTTCCATTCATCGCATGCAGCATTCATCCTTGAATTTACAAAGGCTCCGATGTCTGGCATGTCCTGATTGAGTATGTAGATCTGACCCTTGAACTGGGATAGCCTCTTTATCCTCAAAGCAGTCTCTTCATTTGCGCCGCCAAAGAGGTTGAAAGTTCCTTGGAACTCCATTGGAAGCGATATCAACCAAACATCATACCTGTTGATGTCATCATTCTTTGCCAGAACATCCGACATCAGTCCGACGCTTCTTAGTTGTGAACTGAGAAGATATGGCCAAGAAGACTTATGAGATTCCTTCTTTGGGCTATATGTTGTTACGACATCATCAATTGCAATCCTTTTTCCTCGTAGGTTGCTTAGGATGTCATATATCGCCAACGCCATTACGACCTCTCATTTATGTAGTTCTCAAGGCCCTGTATGTATGCAACAGCGTCAAGAAGGTTGTCCCTCTTGTGCCTGTAGCTTTCTCTTGAAAGCTTTAGGGCAACAAGTGCCTTGAACATGTGTTCTGCTCCAAGATCAAGACCAGTCATTCCATTGAATATCATGGCAGCCCTTTCCATGCCTTCGCTGAATGGGCCGTACTGGCGATCTGCTTCTTCAGACCTGTTGTTTACTATTCCATCTGCTTCTGATAGTATGCTCATGCCTGTTCTATCTCCATTGTTTTAGCATTGTTATTTGTTGTATCCACTTTCATTTATCCACTGAAGGTATTTCTTCAGCTCCTTATCCTCAACAGTTATGGAGTACACCCCTTCTTGAAATATCTTCCAGGAGTCTGACGCATACTTTCCAACGCCAGAAAGATCTGTGACATTGGACCCATCCCAAGACAGCCACTCCTTTGAAAACTTCTTCCATTGTTTGGCTCTTCTGTTGTAGAACCCAAGAGGGCGTATTATTTGTATGATCTCATCATCGGTTGCAGCGAGCAGGTCCTCCGGCGTAGGAAACCTATCAAAGAATGCATCCCTTACCTTATCAACCTGTTTGTAGCAGGTCTGGTTGAGCATCATGCATATCAATAGCATCTTCCAGGGATCATCCTGGTAGACCTCCTGGCGGTACATGAATGGGCTTGCCGGGGCTCGAAAGGTTTTTTTCATATGCCTAATATATAGAAAAACTCTATTTTGTGAAAACCTTTTTAGAGATCAAGAGCATAAATGAATCAAATGAGGGGTACAAGGCACTTAAGGAGCTTAACAAGGTCCATAAGCTTGAGCTTGAGCTTCAGGAGATCCAGAGAAGTGTGATTGAACTCTTTGATAAGGCCGGTAAACACGAGATCGAAAGCAAGGAGAGGAAGCAGATAGAACAGAAGGTAGAAAGGTTCCTAAAGGAAAGAGACGAAATCCTAAAGGAGATGGACTACGAGAAGAGGAATCTGAGAAGATCACTCAATTCTATTGACACCGAAGGTGACCTAGATAGATTTTTTGAATAAAAAAACATTTCATATGCCAGCAAGATCACAACAACAACAAAAGATAATGGGACTAGCGCTTGCTTTCAAGAGGGGTGAAGTTCCTGCATCAAAGGTCAGCCAAAAGGTGAAGGACCTTGCAAAGTCCATGTCTGAAAAGGAGCTAGAAAAGTATGCTTCAACAAAGCACAAGGGCCTTCCAACAAAGGTCAAGGAGTCAAACCTTGCTACATTTGAACAATTCCTAAGTGAAAAGGATGATGAGCTTGAAATAGAAGATGAGATGGAGTTTGGCCCAGAAGAAGGAGAAGAAGAGATCGTTCATGTCACTTCACACTCTCCTATGAGGTCAACAGGATCGGATGCACCAGAAGCGCATGAGCCAGAATCAAAGATGATCCAGTACCAACTGAAGAACATCATTGAGAATGCAGAAGAACTCATACAGATGGTCGAAGGCCTTGATTCCATAGAAGATTGGATTCAGAGCAAGGTGACACTTGCAGATGATTACCTTTCAACCCTCAGGGACTACATGAAGCACAGGGCATAAAAGAACCATCAATAAGTAATCAAGAAGGGAGCCATTTGGTTCCCTTTTTTATTTTGTGTTGTTGTCATCCACAATCCCCCCATAATAAAAAAACCCCTCTGGAGAACCAGAGGGGTTATTACTACCTAGATTTTGTTCTAGATTAGACGATACCTGCAGCAGGTGTTTCAACCCAGAATGCATAGTACTGAGCTTCTGGATAGAAGCCAGCCTCAACAAGAGCGTAACGGCTCTTGACAGCAATCTTAGGTGACATTGTGCCTTCAGCGATTGTGCTGATAGACTCTGCCATGAGGTAAGGCATGAACTTGATGCCTGGCTCGATGTCAGCACCCTTACGGCCAACGAGAACGCGTGTGTCATTCCATGTCATGTTTGGATCAACATATACTGTCATTCCAAACAGCGTGCCTGCTGGGTACAGCTGACCGCTTGACTGGTTGAGCGTGTTATCGAATGGAGCAAGCGAGAATCCCTTAACGATGTTAAGAGCTGACAGAACTTGAGCGTTCGTTACAACAAAGTTCGCTGGGCCACGACGACCACGTGTGTGGACGAGGTTTGAAGCAGCGTGGATCTTGCTGACGATGCGCTGTTGTGCTGTCGAGAGGTTCTCGAAGTTTCCGTAATCTGCATACGCTGGAATGTTGTTATTCCATGTAAGAGCTCCGTTTGTCTTGCCGATGTACGATGACGATGTTGCAGAAGCTGTCTGTGTTGGATCAAGCGAAAGGTTCAGTGTGAAGCCTTGTGTCTGATAAACATCATAGTTATTCTGCCATCCAAGAGCGAATGCGCGTGAAAGGATGTGCTTGTTGATTGACTGAGATACCTCATTAACAAGTACGCCTTCTGCCATCGCAAGGATATCGATACCGAACTGGCGGTTCATGTCCTGGATCTGCTCAGTTGTTACGCTGATCGTTACCTGGAATGTACCAGCTTGTACGTTCTTTGTGAACGTCTGGATGCCCATTGCGCGTGGGTAGGTTTCTTCACCTGTGCCCCTGCTCATTGGATCGTATGCCTTTGTACCATCTGTGAATGGACCGTTCCAAGTGTTTGTGTCATTTGCACCTGCACCTGAGAAGCCATAGATGTGGTTCTCAAGGGCGCTCACATAACCTGGGCGGAATGGGCTAGCCGTTGTACCGTTTGCTGAAGCATATGCTTCATCGCTTGCAGTGTTTGTGCTAGCTTCACCAAGGATAGATGAGAATGTGTTGCCTGAGCCTACATCAAAAACTTGAGCAATCGTTACTGTGTTCGTGTCTGCACCTGCTGTGTAAGCACCAGCTGAAGAAACGTTGCCTGTTGATGTAACACGGAAGATAAGATCACCTGTTACAAATGACTTACCAACATAGATAAGCTTTGCAGCAACGTCAGCAGCAAGAGTTACAGAGTAACCTGTTGCGCTTGATGTGTCTGCAGCAGCCTGAAGAGGTGCAGCATAGTATGTGTCACCAACTGTTGGATCATCGTAGACCGATGTAGCTGCAATGCTGATCATCAAAGGCTGTGTAGCATTTGAGTTTGTTGTGCCATCAAGATCAACCTTACCGCCTGCATAGATGTAGTCAAGGTAAGGAAGGATGCCTGTTGGACCTGGCATCGGGATAACAGAAACGATGTCAAAACCAACCGTCTTTGCTGCAACCTGGATTGCAAGCGGAAGAAGCGATGGGAACTTATCACCTGATCCTTGGTACGATGTGTTGTAGAAGTTTGCAGGTGTCGTCATTGCTGTACCCATGTTTACTGGTCCTTGACCAGGAACATTGATAAGCTGTGCAAGGCCTGTGCCTTGGAAAGATTCGTTTACGAAGCTTTCGTTCATCTGATGATAGTGGCAGTACTTTGACATCCAGTTCTTCTTGTAGCCGTCCTTGACGCCTACTGACTCGAGCATTGGTGTCCACTCATTGATGATCTGTGCTTCATTCAAAAGCTGTAGATTCATTTTTTGTGTTTTTTTGAAATTTTGTTTTACAATTTACCAATCAAGCTCTTCCTTACACTTTCGATGTATGAGGAATTGCTGTTCTTCACAGTTTCGATCGTTGTGTACGGATTGACCGACTCATTGAGCGTCTCTGTGACGTTGCCGTTGAAGTTGACTACATCTGGCCTTGTGGCCCAGAAGTTCCTGATCTGATAAGGCGTATCAAGCTTTATGTATTGGGCCTGAGACGCTATACGTTGACGGCTCTCCTGTGACAGTGATTCCCAAACAGGAGCGTACTCCGTTGGCATCTCTGTGATCCACTTTGGAAGATTCTTCCTCTCCGTTGCGGCTGCGAGAGCGGATTCCCAAATGTTTACAACGTCCTTCTCTGTGAAGAATATCGACTTGCTCATGGCTTCGTTGACTATCTCTTTTTCAGTCACCGGCAGTTCGATGAATTGCTTCCTCTTTTCTGGAGAAAGATGACGTAGGAATGGGAACTTTGCAGACTCATTCAATACCTGTACCTTTTCTTTTTTGGCTTCTGATATCAAATGATTCACCTTCTCGGAAAGATTTTCACCAGCAACCATTGCTGCCTTCTTTTCTTTCCTCTTTGTCTTCATTACTTTTTCCTTTTCGTTGATTGATTCAACCACATAGTCTGAATACTGAATCGCCTTGTCAGTCTGCTCTGCAACATACTCGGTGTAACCGATAGTCTTGTTGACTGCTTCTGCAAGGTAATCATTGTGCTTGATCGAAAGATCAAGGTTCTCTCCAAGATACTCTGAGTAACCGATTGAGTCATTCAGGTTCTCTGCAAGGTAATCACCAAATTCAATTGCCCTGTTCAGATTCTCTGCAAGGTAGTTGCTGTAGTTGATGTTCTCATTGAGCTTCTCAGAAATATAGTTTGAGAATGATATGTTCTTGTCCAGGTTCTCTGCAAGATAGTTCTGATAGCTATCAGAAAGGTTGAGCCTTTCTGCAATGTAGTTTGAATAATCTATCGTATCAGAAACCTTGCTCTTCAGCTTGTTGACAGCTGTGATGTTTGTGTCAACATTCTCTGAAAGATAGTTGCAGTAGTTTATTGTGCCATTGAGCTTTTCAGCTACATAGTTTGTGTATTCAATAACCTTTGCAACTGTGTCCTCATTTGAAGAAAGCTTATTGACCTTTTTGATAAGTCCAGAGAGCTTCTTCTCAAGCAGTTCGATCTCATTCTTAACAAGCTTTGAGTACTCGTTGAGCTCAGAGACCTTTACCGTTTCATCTTTTAGATGTGAGCCCATATTCATGTTATTTTTTTGTTCTTTTCTGTTTTCAATGTCTTGGAATAGCGAGTTTGGATCATACATCTCTGAAACATCATAGATGTGAAGGTTTGACTTGGCTGAGAATCCAAATGATTCATTCACCAGTGAGAGTTGTGCATTCTCAAAGCCAGGATCAGCAACAAGGTCATATGTAAATATCTTCTTGAGCTTTACCTTCTTGTCTGGACCAACAACGCCTGCAGCCCTAGAAGAAATTGAGAGAGGAACACCGGCTTCAACAAGCCTTCTTGCTGTTATTCCAGCATCTGTGTTCAGCAGTCTTACCTTTCCCTTGAGGCACCTAGATGACTTATCGTATTCGAGATTTTCGATTATGTGCGAAACCTTCTGAAGAGACACATCAAACTTATCTGGGTGGTCGAGCTCTCCCATCAGTCTCTTTGACTTTATCTTATCATTCAAGTAGTCAAGATGTGGAAGGTACTCATTCTCTTCATAGATCCTGTCGTTGTTGTTAACAACACCGAACTGGGCAAATATTCCCTCGAGAACAACATCTCCGTTTCCTTCACTCTTTGATTCAAGAATGGAAGTAGAATTCTCAAGTATTAGAAGAACTTGTTGATCCATGATTTTTATTTTATGTTAGGGATTCTAACCCTTTGCTATATATCAGTTGTTTTAGAAAAATTATGCTAGAAAGAGCGCGCGCTCTTTTTCTCTTCTTTTGACAAGCCCCTGAAGAACCTTTCCTTTTGATTTTGTAAATCTTAGTAGTTCATCGGCTGCGCCTTGGTAGTCTCCAGCATTTAGCTTACTGAGTAGTGTGCTTCTCTTTAATGCACCAGCGCCGACATTATATGTGAACGAAACAAGGGCCTCATATTGGTTTTGGCTTAATGGAACCTTGACCAAACTCTTTACAGATTTCTCAAACCCAGATATGGATCTTCTTAGTAGAGCCTCTGCTTGTTCCTTTGTCATTGATGTGTACTGGCCAGGCTTCATTGTTGTTCCATATCCTATGGTCAACGCTCCTCCAGGACATGTGTAAGGATATTGTCTAAACCCTTCAAATCCCTTTATCATGTCAACGAGCCTCTGTGAAACGGAAAGCTTTGCTGCATCTGATGGCTCAGAAAGAACTGGGTTGTTATCTTGAGCAGCTGTCGACTGTGCCTTTTTTCTCAGGGATATTTGGTTGTTTATCTTTGATGAGATTATTTCTGCAACATCATCCGTTACTGGATCAGTATCAATGTTTGTTCTTATCTCAATTGAATCTACTGCAGATCCAAGATCCTTTTTTCCCGTGCTAAGCATGGAGACTAAGGCATCTCTATCAAATGTTATCTGTGTTGAATAGAGGTCTGAATTCTTTGGTTGTGATCCAGAAAGAAGGGCTCTTATGTCATCTATTTCTCTTGTGGAAAAGCCATCCATCAACACATTGAATGAACGTGAAAATGGAACGTAGTACGTTATCTCTGTTGCTTTTTCCAGGATTAAGGTCCTCATGAACCTATATATCACTGCCTAGATGTGAACTGCTAAAAGCTCTGGTATTTCAACCCATTCAAACATCTTTCCCAAACGATCATATGTGTATCCATCGTTATAGTACCCCTGTTCGCCAGAGAATGTGTTCCATCTGCATTGTAGCATTGCTTCACGTCGAACCACAACTTGGAGTGTATCTATGTTCTGGAACACTGGTGGCACACCATTTATGACTTGTGGTGCAGGGCCAAGGTGTTGCGGAAGAGGTCCCAGATGGAGTATCTTACATATCGAGAATGCCTTGTCCGGGTTTGCCTCAAGGGCATTCACATTATCTTCTATGAAGTGTGGAAAAAGGACGTTGTCATCATCCATGTGAACAAGGTACTCTATGTTGGAATACTCAAAGGGCTCTATATAATTTGTAAGAACATACTCCCTAACGCCTCCTCCATAGGAGTTCGTGTTTTCACCGGTTGACACATAAATTACTCCTGGGTCATTCAATGAATCAACGTACTCTCTTACATGTTCCTCTTCTGGGCCATCAGAACATATTATGTGCATAACAGGACCATTGTATGTCTGTCCCTGAACGGACCTAACACACCTATCAATTATCTTCGTTGCCCTCTTGTATGTTGGAGTTATTACTGCAACTGTTGGAAGCTGTGGGTTTTTCATTATTGATGTATTATGTTTATGACTTCTTCCATGTTTCCTTCTTTTGTCTCAATCGCAAGGTCATAATCTGTGAACCCAGCAAATGCAGCAGAATCATTTGATATCCTATGTAGCATCTTTCCAATGGAATCACCGCGCTCTGTCGCCCTTTTTATTCTTACATGTATCGGTGCCATAAGATAAACGATTACGCATTTTGATATGAGCCCTGTTGTCTTCAATTTTTCTATGGCCTTTGGCGTTAGTATGAAAACATCACAGTTCTCAAAATCATCATTTGAGGTTCCGTAGTAATCATCGAATGTATCATCGTATTCAAAGAATGCACCTTTACTTATGAGGTCAGAAAACGTTTCCTTTGATACAAATCTATAATCAACCCCATCTATTTCACCCTCTCTTATTTCACGGGTTGTGTAAGAAATACCAGGCTTAAAACCTTTATCAACAAGGTTCTGTTTTATTGTGGTTTTTCCTGAACATGAAGCCCCGCACAGCACTATTTTTCTCATATGACAAACCCCACCTTAGACTTCTTTTCCTTTATGTTGTGATACAGAACAGTCCTGTTGTTCTTTAGTGAATAGATGTCAGCAAGAGACATGTCATTGCCAGCATCGTGGTCTATTCCCAAGTGTTCAATCAGCCTTGATGACTCTTCCTTACTTAGGTTTGTAAACTCTTTTCTTGCAAGAAGCCTCTCAGGCCTAAGAAGAGCAGAGTCTATGTAGTCAAGGTTTGTGTTGAATGTCAGTATTATCTGTGTGCCCAATATGTCATTGAGAATACCATCTGTTATGTTCAGAAGGTTTGATATGCCAAGGCTTCTGACGCCAGAATCACGGCTCTCAACGAGACACTCAGCATCCTCAAGGAGAATTATTGTTGGGTTGTTCTGTTCAAGGATCCAATCAGACAGGAATGTTATGAAGCTTGGATCAAGGAATGAATCAATGAAGTTTGATGGCACATAGAGGACATTCTTTTTACTCTTTACAAGGTCCTTAAGAAGCATCCTTATGTAGTACGTCTTTCCAGTTCCAGGCTGTCCGTGGAATATTATCAGGCCTTTGCTGTCTGACTTTAGAAGAGACGTCAGCTTTGTGTGGAAGTCAGAGAAACCGTCTCCATAGTGGATGTCTAGCTCTTTGTCAGAAAGGTTCTTTGCGCCCTTTCCAAGATTATACTCCTTGACGTACATTCCTTCCGGCGTTGATCCTATTATTCCAATGATCGGAGAATCCTCATCGATGAACTGGCTTGCCCTTTGGTAGCACGTCTGAATTATTCTGTTTGATAGGCCTTCACAGAACTCTCTGTCTTTTTCCAAGAATGCAACCTCTGTGTTGTCGACTTCAACGATGAGCTTGTGGCCATCATCTGTCTTAAGAGAGTATTCCTTCATGGTGACTTGTACGACTATACTATTGTCTGCGTTTGCATAGGTTTCTGTGGTTGAGCAGTCAATCACATAATCCTTTCTGATGTTGTTCGACACAAAGTCAATAAATTTCTCTTCGCTTGTCGTGTCGTCAATCATGGAATATGAATAGGATGACATGCAAGAAAGTCCATTTTCACGCGCAAACTCTCTAAACTTTTCTGGGCTCAATGTGCACTTCTTTACTATGGAAGATGCAGGCTTTCCATGGACCCTTGAGAGATAGCTAGAAGCGTTCAGGTTGAACACGCCGGACCGGTTTCCGTGCAGCCCTAGATATGGAACATCATTTAAGTTTAACATACTTTCCTGCCATTCTTAGAAATTTTGCGTTATCGATGAGATTGAATTCCATGTCGCTGAAAAAGACGAGCGGATAGTTTACCCAATCTGTTATGCAATACATTATGATCTTCTTATCACCAATCTTTATGATGGTTTCCCTCGATGCAGGTGATTCTCTGAATGAATCTATTTCTATCAGATCTGGCCTTTTTAGCAGCTCTCCATACACTATGTGGGCCTTCGTTGGTCTGAATTTATTCATTAACATTTGCCTTTTTCCGTGCTAAAACAACAATACCCAATTATAACCTATATATGTTCTACGACGCATACGAACTCTTTGATAAGGGAAGATATCAAGAATGTCTTCCAATGTTTAAGGAAATATCTGAAACCAATGAAGACGCAAGGTTTGTCTACTGGTCTCTTATTCTTCTGGGAAGGTGTCAGTCAATGTCTGGAAAAGATCCATTGGAATCTTTCATGAAGGCACACGAGATATTCCCAGGAAGAGCAGAGGCACTGTGTGATATAGGAAGCCATTACTATGCAATTGGGAGTTTTGACCAAGCAGTGCATTTTCTAAAGCTTGCCAATCAGTGTGAGAAGATACACAGATGCATAAGGTATGAAGCAGACAAGTACTTTGAGGTCCCGCATGAGATACTCATAGACATCTACATGAGCCAATCAAGGTTCAATGATTCTGAAGAACTGCTGGCTAGCCTGACGAGACATGGAAACCCAGCATATTATGACACACGAAAGGCTGAGCACAACCACCTATACTCCAGGTTCTTCAACAATGCAGGCCTTGAATTTGTCAAAGCAAAGACCGTCCAAAAGACAGACACATTGGTCATACAGCTCCCTGACGGCTATGATGGCCTAGGAGATAATCTTGTTTTCAGCCACATACCAAGGATAGCAAAAGAGAGCGGAAAGTTCAAGACTGTTCTGATCTCAAACAAGAATAAGTATAAGGGGAGCGGATACGCAGAGCTAGTGTGGGGAACAAACCCATACGTTGATGGATTCACAGATCTTCCTGGGACATACTCATCGATTCAGATGAACAGGGTGATGGACAAGTGGAACAACATACAGCCGTCATTAAATTTGATGGATAGCATCATGTTGCTCCATGATCTTGATAATGGCACTAGGGGCAATGTTCCAGAATGCTACTATAAGCCGAATGTGATAGACAATCTAAGAGACTCTGTTATAATTGATGCAGGAGCAAAGACTATAGATCTTACCCTAATAGATCCAAACAAGTTTAGATCCATGTTGGAAATGAACGGGATAGTGCCTGACTACATATTGTCAACTAATTCATCAGTGCTCCCTGAAACAAAAGAAATAAGCCCATCCTCTATTCAAGAATGGGCCGACATAATATACAGTGCAAAACAATATGTGTGTTTTAATAGCGGTGGGTATTGGCTTTCTAATGCATTGGGTGTGAGGGCAAAACACATATGGATAGAGAGGAAGAATCTGCCAGCATGGTCTTATCTAGACCATGATGATGTAAGAATATCTCTTCCTACCATTTATCTAGAGGGCATTTAGCATCGCTCAATCTTGCCTTTGCATCCAAGAAGCAGCCACATTGAAGGCACCTAGGAGACATTGACTCTGCGCTATAGAACGTGCATCTCTGACACGTGTTCAGTCTGTCATTGTACACTGCATCGGAAACAGTTATGGTCGTGAGCTTCTCTTGCACCTTCTCGACCACTGTTGATACGAGGTTCTTCTTCTTACAGTTACAACCCATTCTTAAACTCTGAAAATGTTTTTATTCTTCGTGAATTATCCACAGATTCACCGGTGATCTTCTGTGGCTCAACCATGTTTTTTGCAGGTCCTGGTACATAGAAGTTATCGTGGTACCCAAGAAGCTCTATGTCTGATACATCACCTTTGTCCTGCACCTTTACAACCGTATCAGGGTTCAGGTTTATCTCTTCATTCTTGCTGGATCTTATGGTGACAGTTGCTTGATTCCCCTTCTCATCGGTTGCAATCTTTGTGATCACACCCTTATGAAGCTCTTCAGACTTCCCGTCAGCAGATTTTCCAATTACTGTTTCGCCTATGTTGAGCTGTTTTGAATAATCGACATCATTGTAGTCATCTACAGCTTGGACGCCAGTATCACGGATGTCCCTTATCCTTATTCTAAAGGCAGGGTTCTCATAATTGGAATACGCATCCTGTGAGGATGTCTGAAAGGGAAACGTCCCTGATGTTAGTGATGACATTTAATTAGTCCTCCTCTGGTGGATTCGTTCCAAGATCATAGAAGTGATGTGAAACGTCTTCGAGATCATTGTTCACAAGATCATCTGTTATGTCCGCCTGTATGTCCAGTGGCCTCTTCTTTGAATACTGGTGTATCTTCTTGAAGAAGTCAACAGGGACTCCAGAATGAAGGGACTCATTTATCCATTGTTCAAACTTCTTTACCATATTGATCTAATTTTGATTCTAGTATATATCCCGTCTCAGAAATTCTATCCAGTCATTTCCATCATAAAGAAGAAAGAGATACGATCTGACTGGGCTTCCATTGCCATCTCCCCAAACATCTGTTGAGATGTATGTCCTCTGAGATGATTTATTGTTTGCTAGAAGGTCTGCATTTATGAGTTGGACGCCCTTGTATGGTGTTCCAATGGTGTTTATTTCCAGTATTAAAACCTGTCCCCTTTTACCAGGGAATAGTCTTATCGTATAGTCTGATGATTCATCGCCCACGTCATCTGGGTCAAAGTCTATCTTATAATACGTATCGCCCAGGACAAGTGGTATGGGGTATGCTGATGGGCTTAGGACCACCGTGTTTACCTTAAACACGGCAGGATTTACAAAATCCTCAAGTGAAAGATCAACCTCTCTCTTCTTGTTTCCTCCGGGCCCAGTCTTTATGACCGGTCCTGTTGGTGAAACAGGATATGGGGTAAATGTGTTAGAGAATTCACCACACTCCTTGTACACTATGGTCCTGTCTCCAAGTATGGTCGTCCCATTTATTATCTGTGATTGGTTCTTGAGAATGACGGTGGTTATAGGGTAGTCATACGTTGGGTTTCCAACATTTGTTTTTACCCCGGCAGCCGTTGTGGAAACTCGCTGTTTCTTTATTCTTTTTATGACCTGTCTTCCATCGGGAGATGGTGAAGGATCGCAATACTCAGTTGTCTCTTCTATTGTCTCTGTTGATGGAAGACATTTGTAGAAGTCCTTCCATTCAGGATTGGATGGAGATGGGTCAGAGTAAACATAGATCTTTTCAATAACTCTTTTGTATGCTCTGTATGCAAGCTCTGGAGTATCATACATCCCAGAGTTGATTATTTCACAGATTCCATACTCCGACCAGCGGTTTCCATTATAACCAAGCCACAGCTTGGTCTCAAGATCTCTTGCATATGTGAAGTATCTTCCACCCTTTGTCCACTGTGCAGTCTCACCAATTATGCTTGGAGCAAGGTATATCCATGTAAGAAATGCAAACACTTCTCTTCTCGATGTTCCTGCGCTCAGATTCAATTGTATGTTTTCAGACGTTCCATCGTTGTTCACATATTGAACGTATCCAATTGTGTTGATCTTTTCGGTTGTCGTTGATCCAAGAGAGCTTGGAAGCAGATCTGGCTTTGTTATTATCTTCCTTCTATACTGATTGACCGAATCGGGTACAACCTTTTTTATTTCAGTTGAAGTTTCACACTCAATGATGTTTGTTGCAGTCTCAGAAGACGAAAATGGAACTGTTATCAGATCGAGTAGCTCCTTTCCGGATGTGTTGTTCTTATACTGTTTGAACTTGTAAAATGGAAAAAACTTTGATCCAAGGAACCTCTCGGGGTTTGCTGTTTCAAGATACGGGGATATCTGATTTTTATCAACAGATGACTTGCTTGCAACATACTGTATCAGATTCGATAAGAAGTACTTTCTCCTTGACTTTATGAACCCTCCTGGGTTTTCAAAGTTTCCGGGCTCATCTATTGGGCTTTGTCCAGTTCCTTGGTAGTATGTAGTCAGCCTAGTCATGAATATTGCAGGGCTGTTTGAGTATACATCTCCAGTGTAAAGATCGGACAGGGGTTCCCAATATATGTTATCATAGCTCAACAGGAAGTCTGCCGATGGGCTGCCCTTGACGGTCGCTTGGGCAGAAATTGCAGCAAGCCAGTCTTTTAGAACATTTGCTTCCGTAAACCCAAATGCCGGGATTGTTGGCTGGTTTGTCGTGACCGATGAAGGCGTGTATGCATCTGCCGCATTCTTCAGTGTTATATCTGTATTTAGCCAGGAAAGAAGACCTGTTGAGTTTACCCTCAATGATACGTTGTCGGTTGATTGTGCAAATATCATTGCGTTGTAAACAGTCTTTATAACATCGCTTAGCTGTACATAGGTTATAGCAGTTGTATCATTCGTCGTCAAGGGGTATATGAAATGTCCCCATCCTGTCTTCAGTGAATTCTTTGTTGCAAAGTTTGATCTTACATATGTTGGAACCGTCTGTTCGTAGTAGAAGCTCTTTTGACCAAGAAGAGACGTGGTCGTAAAGTCTTGGTATTGCCCTCCAAGAGAAGGATCAATTAGGTATGCTTTGATTGTGAAGTGGAACTGTAGATTTTTTATCGTTGTTGTTCCAACAGTTCTGTTCACAAGATCTAGCTTATCAACAAACATCACAAGCCTTATTCCCACATCAGTCGATTCAAACAGCCCCTCGTCCAGAGTCTTTCCTGCTGGCTTTATTGAATCCATTGATAGGTATGCTGCATCGACTGCAAGGTTTATGTTTGCAAAGGACTGCAGCGATACTGCCGATATGTTCTTTCCAAATATTGGATTTGGATTGTTATTGTACCCAACCAATATCGAGTTCATATACCAAAGGTCTGATATGTTTGACAGATATTTCAGACCCTTGAAATAGAGATGATAACGCCCATTGTGGTTTACGTCATATATGAGGTTATTGGTAAGGCCGTTGTCATCAAACAGATACCACCTACCATATGCGGCAGGAATGCTGTTCTCATATATTGGAACATCACTAAATGCAAACTGGGATGTTTCATTAAGGGATTGGCTAAATAGAGTATAGTCGCCAGATGGGTAGTCGACCATATAACTATGCGCAGCTGTTATCCTTAAGGATGGAATCTTTGCTATCATTGTGCTGTATACAAAAATCTACTTAGCTCTATCCAATTTAGACCGTCAGAGACAAAAAGCAATGATGCTCTGTTGTATCCATTTACATCGGTTGGATCAACTATAATGTCATCATCATCTTTCAGAAGTATGGATCCTGTTCCTGCCCCAAGAAGTTGGTTTGCAACTATCTTAAGACCCCCTCCTATTATTCCAGAAGAAAACATGACAAGCAGAAGTTTTGCAGGAGGCTGCGCAATGTCAAATGTTATTTCAAAGTTATCAACATTGTATATGACCGTAACCTCTTGGTCTGCAGTAAGTGATATGTAGGACGTGCCACTTGTTGCTACCTCATAAGGAGGAAGGCCGCTCTTTATCTCTACGTCTAGAGGATTATCAAAAGTCAAGGAGTTTATAAGAAGATCCCCAGTTACATCTATGGTATCAGGAGTATCATCAACCTGTTGAGTCACATAGGAAACTTGGTTGGGATACACTGGAACCCCATTCACCCAATATAATGGTTCTTGAACTGCCATGATTATGATGTTAGTATGGAGAACATGGAGGTTGAGCTCTCGTAAATTACGAGCGTTCTCTTTGCCGCAAGAGTTGTTGATTCACCCGTGTTTACCGTGACCGTAAATGAATTTCCACCGACATTTGCTATTGTATACACGTATGCTTCTCCAGAAGGAGGATTGCTTGAAAGTGTATAATCAACAGTGAATCCTGAAGATGACGCACCATAGAAGAGAACCTCGTTTGCATTATTTGAATCAAGCGTGTATGTTGTTGAGCCAGATATAGAAACAGGCCCAACTGCTTGATAAACTGGTTTTGTTGGGCATGGACATGTTCCAGTTGGCCCATCAGGTCCTTGTGGGCCTTGGTTGCCCTGAGGCCCTTGGTTGCCTTGTGCCCCTTGAGCCCCCTGTGTTCCTTGAGAACCTTGAGCCCCTTGTGTTCCCTGAGGGCCTTGGTTGCCTTGTGCACCTTGAGCCCCCTGTGTTCCTTGAGAACCTTGAGCCCCTTGTGTTCCCTGAGGGCCTTGGTTGCCTTGTGCACCTTGAGCCCCCTGTGTTCCTTGAGAACCTTGATTTCCTTGTGTTCCCTGAGGACCTTGCCTTCCTTGTGCCCCCTGTGATCCTTGTGTGCCTTGTGCACCCTGAACACCTTGGTTTCCTTGTCTTCCTTGTGCACCTTGTGCGCCTTGTGTTCCTTGGTTTCCTTGGGGCCCAGTAAAACTAGAAGCGTCACCGGCAGGTCCGGTTGGACCCAAAGAACCTTGACGTCCTTGATTACCTTGATTACCTTGAAGGCCTTGGAGGCCTTGAATGCCTTGATTTCCTTGAAGGCCAAAGCCTTGAAGACCTTGCGGGCCTGCTTGCCCCTGAAGTCCTTGGTATCCTCTTACACCGGCTGAACCTTGTAAACCCTGGGCGCCATCTCCACCTTGGAGTCCTTGGAGTCCCTGGAGTCCCTGGAGGCCTTGTATTCCCCCAGAACCAGCAGATCCAGGAGGGCCGACAGGCCCAATATTTCCTTGGTTTCCTTGCGGTCCTTGCGATCCGGCTGCACCCGTGTCTCCTGTTGGTCCTCCCGCAGGTCCTGTTGGTCCTTGCGGTCCTGCACCTGCAGTAACACCAAAAGGTCCTTCATAAGTGTATGCTGTTATGTAAAGATCTCCAAGATTTCCAGTAACGCCGACACCATCTGGGAGGTCACCATAGAACGTAACAACGCCGGAATAATGATTCACGACCCAGTCTCCAAGTCCAAACGGTATCTCTATGAATGTCGCACCATCTTTGTAGTACAATGATACCTCATACTCAGGACCAAACATATTGAAGTCCATTATGTTTAGGACTGGCTCTGATGTATTACGAAAAGCATAGTTTGAACCAAGCTCATACGCAAGAGGATGGTAGACCCATTTCTTAGTGACCCAAGGACCAGTGGCGCTTGAATAGACGTATGAGGTTCCAGTTGTTGCACCCGTTCCTGTCGGGTACAATGGATTGTATCCGGTAGGACCTGATGTTGGTATTTCCTTTGCATTCGTCCAGATGTTCTCTGGAAACACTATAAGGTCTGACTGGTTTGACTCTTCAAATGGCAAAAGCCTCGTGTTTGTTGAAACCTTGGAGGCATTAAGCTGTTTGTATGAGAGGTCGCTCTTTTCTTCTGGTGTTAACATGCCGTATATATTTAGTCTTCAAAATTAGCCTCAATGGTTTGGAACTGGCCATTGATGTTTAGTATCTGTAGCTTTGTATCGTCGTATGTTGTGTTGACAACTGTATTGAAAACAAACGCATCCATGACATCAGAAAAGTCAAGGAAGCTTGTTGCTGAATCTTTCACATACAGAGCAGAAGAAATTAGTCCTATCTGCATTCCATATAGGGGGGCAATTGTTGAATAGAGAACTGCTTCGTTTGACAGAACCCGAGAGTTCTTTATCAAAAGGGCAGGATTCTCATATCCAAAGCCCGGAGGGGTGCCGCTTGAAACAGCCGAGATTATTTCTATCTTTTCCTGGGTTGGATCATCATCTGGCCTTGCCTGTATCATGCATTCCTCTATGTGAACAACGGATACCTCATCCATGGTTATTTTGTTGACCACGTTCGTTCCTCTTAGTGATGCAAATGATCCATGGTTTGTTAGATATGAAAGTTCCGAATTTACCATCATGAGCCTTGATGTATCAGCCAGTGTTGTTGTCAAGAGCTGAACATTTGGAAGCTTTCCTCCAACAACTGAAAGGCTTGAACCATTTAGACGCACATTGCCGTTTGTGAACTCAAAACCGTCCCCTCTAAATTCTATCTTGCTTCCCTGATTAAAGATCATGGAGAGTGCATCATCTCTAAAAGAGATTGTGACATTTCCGTAAAAGACGAAGTTTATGTTTACGCCATTCCTAACGATTATGCTGTCATTTATTTGGTAGTTGCCCGGATAAATGACAATAGTTGTATCTGTAAAGGCTTGAACATTTATGTCATTAAAGACGCTTTCAATATCGTTATAGAGCTCTCCTGTCTGCGTGAAGTTAGGAGAGACCCAATAGGTATCATCTGGACTGTTGAATACAGCAGACAGTTGCGGGATCCCAAATGGCTGCCAGTATGTTCCATTTGTTGGATAGTAGCTGTTTGAGTTTATCGTTGAAATGAAAAACTTGCCACCATACTTTACCAAATTCCATTTTGAATATTCAACAGACGACGACCATGTACCTTTGTATCTTATGGAAAAGGGATTAGCAGATCCAGTATCACCTGTTGGGCCTGTTGGGCCAGTAGGACCCATCTGTCCTGATTGTGGATACCCAGAAAACTGTGAGGTTGTATTGATTCCCTTTCTTCCTACATACTGTATGAATGTTATGTACAGGCTCGCAGAATTATACAGGGGTGTTCTTCCTTCTGGAAAGAAAAGTATTCCTGTATCATGGTCAAAAAAGTACCCACCTTCTCCAAATGGTATCTCAACATAGCTTCCATTTGATGATCTTGTGAAGAACTTATACTCATAAGAGGGATCAAATCCATTTTCATAGCTGACCACATCGTACACGCCCGTTGAAGAGAATGCATTTGGAAACCCAGGAACCAGCATCATTTTAACGTATTCGTTCTTCTTTAGTATGACTTCATCTGACGAATTCTTGTACTCTCCGTTTGTGTCAAATGATGGTATGGTCAATGGTATATCATTTCCTTGGGCCCATACTTGGCTGTTGAACACTGAAGTCTGTGCTGAATTTGGTGATACAAACTTTGAGTACAAAAAGTCTATTTTCTCTGAGTTTGTCATTGGTTGAAGTAAAAGTTTGTTGTTGTTCTAGGGTTTACCAAAGAATAAGAGTTTTGCCTCTGTAGAAATGCGTTTAACTCTTGGTCTTGTGTTATGATACCTGAGACAAATCCAATTGTGTTCTGTGGCGGGGTTATTCTTGAAGGAGCAACATTTGATCCTATTACAGTCATCTTTGATCCATCAATGTAATTGAAGTTTGAACCGTCACATGCTATCGCAGTATCTATAAATACGACCTTTATGATTATTGCATTAGGATTGTTTAGGGCAAATGCATTTGGCCTGTTTGGGAATGTAAACCCAGCATCATTTGCATCTATCCTTGAGTCTGATATTCTGCATCTGTTAAACACTATGGTGACATTCTGATACTCTCCAGTATATGCAAGTTCAAACGTTGAATCGCTAAATCTTGTATCTTGAAAGTAGTGTATTATGCCGTTATAGATGTCCTTTGCAACAGGACTGTTAAACCCAGGGTCTCCTATCTGAATGTTGCATCCCTGAAAGTCGCATGAGTTTATTCTTGAGCTTCCGTTAAGAACTAGTTCATAATCCTGGAAAAGGCTGTCTGTTATTGTTGTAGATACATCAGGCATTCCTACTGGAACAACAGTTGAGTTCGTTAGCGATTGTATCGATCCGGTTCCTGTCAGCTTTGACCTAGAGACGTTTAAGAATGACTGTGTGGTGATGTTTGTATCAGAGGAACGAATTCCATCAATTGATAGCATCCTGTAGCCAGCACCTTCGAGATATACCTCAACTGCATCAGTTAGCTTTTCAGGAGAAAAGAAGTATAGCCTGTTTGAATATGGAACAAATGTCTTTGAGTAAAAGTTCTGCGCGCCAGTGGTATTGAATACGTTTATGTTTTGATCACTGTTTTTCAGCGCATCACCAATCCCAGAAAGATCACTTGAAAGAAGGCTTGAAAGATCATCAAGGCTTTCAAAGTATGGAGATGAATTTGTTGTGTATTCAACATCTATGTACTGCTCATTTATCGTGTTTATGAATCCATCTACAAGTTCATTGTACGTGATTGAATCAAAGTATGCAGATGTAAAATCTGTTGGGCCTGTTGGGCCTGTTGTCTTTACCCATATTATCCCATCCTTGTAGACAGTATCGTTAACAGAGTAACTGAGTATGTTGTCGTATTGTCCCTTCCATACCATGGAATCTGTTTGCGTTTCTCCAGTTATTCCGGTAGGACCTGTTGGTCCAGTTGGTCCTTGCGTGAGATCTGATGACAGGCCCTCGGCAGTCTTTCTCCCAAGGTATCTGTAACATGTGATTGCAGGCGGTTGAAACTGCGGACTCTTCATGAAGGAAGGAAGCCCATCAACAAAAACTAGGCAACCTGTTTCATAATCAAACACCCAATTGTATTCACCAGGGCTTAAATGGTACAAGTACCGATTGCTTTGCGTGTTAAGCACATAGACAAACGGGCTGTATGATCTATCTACATCAGGGCTTATGACATCTTTGACTGTTGATATTTCGTCAGGATCAGAAGGATCATAGAACGCATTTGTCCCTGGTATCCAAGTGAGCTGCTTCTTTATTATCTTTACTATGACAGGATCATTTGATCCTGTTGGCCATGTGGACAGATCAACAGGAGAGTTCAACAGTGGATTCTTTCCTTTAGGAACAGACTTCAGGTCAACCCATATCTGTTCAGGAAGGACTTTGTTGTTTGAGAATGAATCTGCATCTCCAGAAAGAGGGGCCGTGTTATCACGTATGACAGACTTCGAGCCATACTTTCTTATCAGAATCGATATTTTCTGTTGGGTTGTCATAATGATAACATTAGCTTTTCAATTTCATCAATTATCAGAGATTTATAAGCATCATATCCTATAGTCTGTAATGCACCAGCGTCCCATGTAACAACCGGAATCTGTGCGCCGCCAGGTCCATCTATCGAGAAATAAAAGTTTGCATTTGATGCGTTGTATGGATCATCGATTGTAAAGAACTGGGCAGGAAAGTTATTAAAGTTCACGCCATATCCAACGTTTGAGCCAACCACATTTATGGTGCCTCCTTGATTTGCAGATGCTTCATCAAGACCAAAGTGATAGAACATAGAGTTGTTTGAATCAATGCTTACCACATCTGGAGAGTAGATGAATGTCTCTGGATTAAGTACGATACCAAAGCCTGGAAGAATGCTGTTCTCAAGCTTGACCGAAAGGTTTTGTACGTCGTTCCTGTTTGAAAGAACAACGATGTCATATGCCTGAAGATTTCTCAGGCTTCCTCTTGTTGTTCTTTGGAATCCGATGCTATTTATTACATGGAACGTGTGTCGCTCTCCTTGAACTTCATCCTGTGTATAGTCGCCGGTTACTGAACCAGAGAACATTGAGTCCTTTATCACCACATCAGCATTAGTTATGAGCTTCTCTGAATTTATTGAGCATCTCTCAAATGTAACGATAGCATTGTTTGCTGCATTTCTTGTGATCTTAATGATCTTTGATGTCATCTTACACTCAACAAACTTAACTGTGGTTTCAGATGATGTTGCATCAATGGTGATTTCATTTATTGAATCATAGGTCTTAAATAGAATCCCGCTGCCGATCTGTGCATTCTGTATTGTAACATCTGAGTCCTTTATCAAAAGGGTAAAGCCTGATGACACAATGAGATCCGATGCAAGATTTGCCCACTTTCTAAAGATTATGTTCAACGTCTTATTTTCTATCGTGATGTCTCCTTCTGCTGCAGGATACAGGTTGTTAAGCTGATTGACTATTATAGTCGTTGGAACACCCTGCTGAACATGGTCTATTGCATCCTGAAGGGAAGTAAAATAGAAATCTGATCCATTTGCAAGCCCTGAGGTTGGGACAGAGTTTGGGTGGTTTACGTACAAAACATTCTCCGGCATCTGTCCTGTTGTTCCAGAAGGAGATATGTTTTCCCAGGAAGAAGGAGATGCTATTGGGCTTGATGTTGTTGCAAGCAGGCATATGTAGCTGTTTCCATTTGTGGTGAACGTTATCACATCATTTGGATTATACTGTATAGCAGGAGATGTGGTAAAGTTTGTCTGCCCCCTGTATATGAGAACCGAATCATCAATTGGCCCGGTTTCACCGGTTGGTCCTATTTCCCCTCTTTGGCCTTGCTGTGTGAATGTAACGATGTTTTCTAAAGTCTTGCCAGAATAGTAATGGTAAGTCAGAAGAGGAGGGTTATTGAAGTCAACATCAAATGGAACGTTATTGAATGTGATCAACCCAGACTCCCAATCTATAACATAGGAAAAGAAATCTGGATCTATCAAGCTTCCTGACTGGGTCCTCATTTCGATGCCATATCCAGTGCCATAGCTCGTTGGAATTATCCTTCCATTTCTTGTCTTGAACTTCAGCCCGCTCGAATCAAATGGAACTGCCTTTTCTTTTTCGACGTATGACAACGTCTCAATTCCGGCAACAGTCACTGCAGCATTTGGCGCAGTGCTAGGCAGGTAGTCACTGTTTACATAGATGTATGAAAGTGGTACCTGTGAAAACGTAGAAAAAGGTTCCTCAAAAAATTGAGTCCCCTCTTTCGTAAAAGCCTTCTGGTTGAATAGCTTTTTGTATACTATTTCTAGTTTCTGTTCCTGCGTCATGAGTAGTCTTCAAGAATGATTGTGCTTATCGTTATTGGAGAGTTTGCTGCAACACGATACCTTATGTTAAGTTCTCCACTTCTTCCTCCAACAACAGATCCAAATGTAATCCTTCTTGAACTCTGTGTGCTGAGAGATGCATCAAGAGCAGGATCTCCAAGGTTGTATGGCTCTGCAACAATTCCTGGGTCATATGCATCGTTTGCACTGATCCAATCTGTTCCATTAGGACCATCGAGCTTCACTTGAAGTTCTAGACCAGGGGTCATGGTGTTTGGAGAATCTGGGTCTGAGAACTCAACCGGGAAGTTAGATCCATTGACGGCAAGCGTCAGATACTGTATGTGTGATAGTGTAGGCATGAGGCTTGTGTCTATGTACTCCCAACCATCTCCCTCGACGGCAGATTCACTTGTTATGAGGGAAACTCCTCTAAATCTCATGTTTGTTGGTGTTGATACATCATCATAGTACTGCATTCCAACCCTGACCCAAACTGTTCCCTTTCTTGCAGTCTGTCCAAAGGTTATCCTTCTGAACAATGAACCCTGACCAAATGATGCGTCCAATGCAGCATCACCATTGCTATAAGGATCTGTTGGAGAAGATGAATCATATGCAGTATTTCCATCCAACCAACCAGTAACAAGGCCTGTATCTGGGTCAAATATCTTTACCTGGAACTGGAAGTTTGGTGTCATTGTTAGGCCATCCCATACTTCATTTATGTTTTCGCCACCAACTATTCTAAGCTTTAGGTATTTGATCGCCGTATCAACGTATCCAACATAGAATGTTGCCCACCTGTAATCATTTACTGAACTAGGAAGGCTAGAATAGTCAGGAGGAAGAGGAGATACTGGAGTTGCTGACGTATCAGCATATATGTCCATTGAACTGTAGTCTTGGCTAGGATAGAAATAGTACCCACACAGAACTTGTCCACTGTTTGTCTGTGTTGATCCAAGCTGAAGTTCATCATTTGTTGATATGTCAACTTGCGTCTGTGCAGAATCATATGCGTCACCCCATGATGAAGATGAATCATATATTATTGGTGTATCACCAGTTGGAAATGCCCCTGCTCCACTTGTGTACCTTCCTGTGCTTGGTTCATATCCAAGGTAATCAAGTGCATCAACGGTCGGAATTTCCTGTGAGTTTGAATCAGCAACAACATTTGTGTCAAGAAGCAGCGCACCAACATCAGCTATTTCTGTGCCCCTTGAGTTGTATGCAGCAAGGTTAAAGCTAAGCCCATCACTACATGCCTCATCTGATACGGTCAGCGTATTGTTGTTTGTGAATGTAAGGAGCTTATTTATTGGCCAAGGAGAACCTGTGCTAGGTGCCCCACCATCTGCGTCCTGATCTATTAAAACGTACGAATTAAAGTCTGTTGTATTCAGACACTCAACTATTCTGTCCTTATTGTAGAAGTAGTTAACTGCGTCCTCAACCTCAAAGCTCATCAGCATTGTATCGCCGGTTGAAAGCACTGGAACTCCCGAAAGATACTTTCCATTTGTGTGTATGCCTTGTGGGCCTGCATTCATGCTTATTATAGGAGTTAGTGGATTCTCAACATAGAAATCACAGACGCCTTGAACGCCTCTGTAGTTTATGCCAAGCACCTGCATGGTCGTTGTTGCTGCAATTGGATCAGCAGTCTCCACACTTACACTAAATGCAGTGTATATGTCATTCTTCTGATCTATGTTCTCATATGGATCAACCTTTGCAGCATTTAGTTCAACGTCAGGACTTGCAACATCTGCCATATCAGCAATGTAGATCTCCCATGCTTCAAAGTCTGATGCTATCGATGCAAAGGATGTGCTGTCATTTATTGTCACAAAGAGTGTTCCACCGGACCAGGTTGTTGGTTCCTTAACGACAACATAGAAGTAGTTGCTGGTATCATCTATCGACCTTATCAACAAGTTTCTTCCTGTTATCAGCATTGGGTTTGCTGATATGTCTGTTCCAACTGTAACCTGGACTTCCATTGATCCTGATGTTGCATCAGATGATGTGGCCACAGTATAATATGTTGGGACATCAGGAAGATCAAACGCCGGATCATCATCATAGAGGTTTCCAGAGGATGTTGCGGTTGTATTGAAGAATCCGAACATCTCACAGTGGCCATTGTAGTCCTTGAATGGATCGCCATTTGGTGTTATTACAACAGCCGGCGTCAAGTTTGTGTCTATGACGTTTACAACTATGCTATTTCCAAGCGTCTTTGCGCTGTACGACTCCATCGTAGGGCTAAGGATGAGTGTTATCTCATCAATTGTCTTTGGAGAAGGAGGCGCAAGCTTTCCGATCAGGCTATTAAGATATGCTATGGAATCTATTATCCTCGTTGAACTATTCCAATCCGAGAAGTACCCATCAGAGAATGTTGGAACTCCTGCTGAAGGTGGATATCCTATGTCAGCAAACGTGTCTATCGTCATTGATGCACCGCCAACGCCACAGAATTCTACCAGATACCCAGATGATATGTCTGATGCAGAAGAAGCCGATGATTGATACGTCTCTGAAACCTCGTAGAGTGTCCCACAACCAGAGCTAACTATGTAGACAAGCTGCTTCTCAAAGTAAAGCGTGTTTGGCTGCCATTCAAAGTTTGACCTCTGTCTCCTCTTTATGAAGTCATTTGTGGTCATTATAGGCATCGGAAACGTTGTGTAGTAACCAGATCCTATGTTGTATGGGTCGTAAGGCTGTGCAGTTGCAGGATTAAGTGTTGCATCAACAACCGCAAGAGGATAGAGAGGCGTAGTTAACTGGTTTAGGTTTGCTGGAACGTATACAAAACCAAGAAGAACATATTCAGAGAGGCAGTTCACTGCTGGCTCTGTTACCTGTGGGGGCCAGAGCTTTGTTGCAAGACACCCAGGCGCAAACACATCGCCCTTTATGACAGTTACCTCAAGCTCGTACAGGTCCTCTACAGAGTTGTAGTTGGTGCTTGGCGTGGCAACAATCGTATCTATTCTAGGGCCTGCAGCACCAGAAGAGCCATCAATTGTTATTGAGCTGGGGTTTGATAGAGAAGGCGTGTTGTACACATACGTCCTTCCCTTTAGCCTTGCGTAGCCATCAGATACTGCAAGGTAAGTTCCGCTTGTTCCAACGTTTGAAAGCACCAGGCCATCAAGTATGGCATCTTCAGCGTTTGGCTGCAACCCCGTGTCACCATCCTGGGTCCAAAGAGTGCCGCAGGTAAAGTTGATACCAAGCTCTCCTTGGTATATCATGTTGGTCGTCCATGAGGACGCATCATCGACGTGGTTAGTTCCTGCTGTTGGAATCTGGGGCCTGGTAGACGTCAGGGTCTTCTCTATCCTTCTTATGAAGTTAGACTGAAGCTTTTTTGCCATTACGAGATTTATTTTCTCTATATATCCCCGGCCTTAAGTATAGATACTGACTTTTATGTAGCAATCATTGCTGTAATTGACACTGGATAGGCTGCCGATGGATTTCTTAGGTATATCTGGTCCAACATGCTGTTATCAGCAGAACTTAGGGCCAGGATCTTTCCTAGGGGATACCATGTGGCTTCGTCCCATGACCATTCAATGTACTTATCTGCATCTGCAACATCTGAATCATACTCAACAAAAAGGAATATTGCATTTACCTGTCCACTTGCATTATCAATGTTACAATAGCCAAGGGTTATTGATGTATCTTCTGCAAGGGTGAAACTAGTAACAACACTAGATGTTATAGGAATGAAAAAGCTATCAAGAGGTATCTGTTGGCTTATCAGTTGGCCGGATAATACTGCAAGCTTATTGTTTACAAAGACTATCCGCTTCTCTGAGAGTGCGTCTAGCCCTGGATAGCATGGATCTGTATAGCTCATGGTTGTTGTTTAATTTGTTCACTTTCTATGAAGGACAGAAATTGATTCATTCCTTCTTTGGGATATCATTGGTTTTGGCGACCTGTGCTTGCCCGATTCAGCCGTTGCTTCATCCTGCTGTTCCTGTGCTTCAACAGCATCAAAATGCATAGGTTGTTCCTCCTCTTCGTTAGAAAGACTAGGTTCTTCTGCTGATTTAGGGTTTAGTATCACATGATCATCCATTGTTGGATCATCGTGTTGTGGTTCTTCTTTTGGTGCCTCTACGGAAGCGATCGGTTGACTTTTAGGTTTACGTTTTGTTTGAACCACTTGTTCGGTTCTGTCCTCCTCATCCTTTGGCTCTACTTGCTTTGGCTCTTCCTTTTTAGTCTTATCAGGCTTGAGGTAATCAATGTTAGATTTCAGGAAGAACAGAGCAATCAACGGGATCGGAATTCCTATTATACAAGAAAGGAATATCTTGACATCCTTCATCTCATCTCCTGTTATGAAGGAGAAAAGATCCATGAAGTTTGTTAGGAATGTAGGGTTTGAAAGGAGTTGATCGCTGGTAAAGCTGTACGAATAGTACACATTTCCTATTATCTGAAGTGCAGACAATATGAAGAATATGAACCAGATTGCACCAACCTTTATCCTTTCTATAACAGAAATTGCCAGCAAACTGGCAATTGAACCTAACTCAAACGTGACTGCCAAAAGGATTGACAGCCACGTTGGGTTTCCTAGGTTAAAAAGATCAATAAGGTGGATAGTCGATATTATTGATGATATCGCAGGTACAGAAAGAAATGTGCCTATTACTACCTTTCTTATGAGACTACTTTTCATTTGATGAGATTTTTATCCTTATGTCCGTGAGGCTAGTCTTGCCCTTGTCAAGATCCTCCTCAAATATGAGGAAGTCATAAAGCCTAGTCTTCACGATAGAATCAACATCACCTTTTGTGAGGGTAGATGTTGTGCTATCCATTGATTGGATCTTCTTTTCTACCTTTGCAACAGATGCACTCGTTGAGCACGATCTGAAAAACATCAGAATGCATAGGACCAATATGATTGGGAGTGCAAATGCATCTGAAAATTTCTTTATCTGTTCTAGCATTAGTTTATTCTCCTTTCTGCTAAGTTTTGAATTGTTTGATCTTTGACCGTCTTTAATAGCTTACAGAACTCTTCTTTTGACAGGTTGACCTGCGCCATCCCTGATTGGTCTGGCGCAAGTATTTCAACCGATCTTATCAAATCCTGTACATCCTTTTCGATCTCGGCTTCAGTCCTGATTCCCTCATTCAGCTCTCTTATCAATGAATTCATCTGATTAAGCATGAATGTGTTCGTCAAGTAGGAATGAAATACTTGATCGTCATCTAGGAGGTTCAAAAAATCCCTCAGGTATTTATTCTCCCTGGACATTTTCTTCGTATTCTGGATAAATATTTTCATCAGGATCAATGATGCCATGAAGCTTTGCTTCTGCCTTCTCAAGGAATGACTGAAGAGTGTTTCGGCGGACCACTGCCCTTGAAAGGGAATCAAGAATAGGATCAAGAAGCTCCTTTAGGCTGCTTGCTTCTCTAAGACCTTGACCAGTTACCTTCGTTAGGTAGTAGTAAATGGCCTCAAGATGCATGTTGCTTAGGGTATACTGTGGCCTTCCACCCATGACAATCTTGTTTCCTTCCTTTACACACTCCTCCAACGCCTCATAGACCTTTGGAAGACCCAAACAATCCTTCCCGTCAAACTTTGCATCATTCATGATGAAATCGAAATATCGGTTCATCATATCCTGATCAACATCAAGCTTGTATCTGTATGATTCAAACTCCTTCTTTACATCCTCTACTCTCTGCTTCAGGCCATCAATCTCCTCTGGAGACATCCTCCTGTATTGAACAACCTGAAGTTCTTCTTCGCCGTTGTTCTGTACATCAATCAACTCGTTCGTTTGAACTTGCTGCAAACTCATAAAGCTCCTCGTAATTAAATGATTTGTTAAACTGTTTCAAAAGTTGTAAAAAGTTCTCAAAATATATATCCCTTTCTTCTCGTGTGATCTCAAAGATATGAAGGCCGGTCTTTTCATTGCTTATCATTACCTGACCCTTTGCCACCTCTAGATCATACATCTCTTCATAAGCAACCATATAGGCTGCAACCTGCATAAAGTATGCCTCAATCTCGTCCTTTGTCTTTTCTCTACTAGATGATTTATAGTCCCTAATTACAATACTGTTACCAGTGAAATAGCTGCAGTCGCATGTTCCAGCATAACCATTGCTCAATGAAAACAGTGGTTCCTCTACACCAGATATGAACTTGAAGTCTTCAAGAAATTGGTTAGACTGGTAGAAGTTATAGAACAGCTTTCTGCCCTTGGAGATTGATTCAGGGGATACACCCATATCCTTGAATTTGACAAAGCTATATTCTTGGACCTTTTGAAGGGACAATGATTTGTTGTGCGTCTTATTGTATTCAACTACAAAATCCTCAAGAAGAAGGTGCATTACGGTTCCTCTTTCAGCAGCCTTTCTTGCAATCTCCTCGCTCTCCTTTAGCCCAACATTCCTTTTGAATTCCTCTAGCTTTGGATTTGGAAGAAGGGATGTTATTGTTGTGACAGATGGAAAATACAGCCAGTTTATCCCAGTCTTTGTGTATTCATTTATCTTGTAGAATCTTTTTTCTTGGAACCCAAACTTTCTTTCAAATGAATACTTATTTTGGTACTTTCCTTGCTCATCATCTTGGTAATACATGTTCTATTAGATTTTTTGCGTATGGGTAAATGAGATAGATTGCATATGCAATCAGTGCTCTGAAGAAAAGCCATGAGAAGCTTATCTCATAAAACAATGGGGAAAACTTTACCAGATATGAATATGTGTCGGATATCTTCTTTACATCTGGCATGACAATCTCACCAAGATTGTTTGATTGAAGCCAGTCGATGAGGGGCCTCATTTTATCCATCACCAGTGCATACCTGACATCTTCTGGCAGCGATACATCTTCATAGGTGTAAGACTGAACTGTATACATCCTTCCGATCCAGTCATGACGCAGGTTAAATTGCTTCCACATGTCAGAGTTTCTGTTCTTCCTTATGAACCTCCATATGTACCAGTAGAAGTACAGGTCCTTTATTCCTGTTTTTAGTAGGATGTAGTTTATCATCTTACGTATCCTTCTTATTTTATTACGAATTCTTCCATTCTTCATAGACCTTCTTTAACCTTTTTTGAAGGATCTTTCTTCCTTTATGGATGTAAACCTTCAGAGTGTTTAGGTTGAGATCGTATTTCTTTGCAAGATCAATGTATGACATTTCATTTACTTCACGATCCCAGAGAATCTCTTTATACTTTGGGTTGAGATTTTTTATCTCCTCAAGTATGACCTTTGTTATGTTGTCTGAGTGATCAAAGTCTATGTTCTCATAGTTTGGATTATAGATGTAGTCATCGATGCACTCTTTGAGTATCTTTGAAACATCCCATTCCCCTATTGATTTTGTATCACCTGGGCCTCCCCATCTGTCCAAGGTCAACATAGGAGCCTCTTTAAGCTTCTTTGCACGACCTATCTTTTTCAGCGCCTCATTCTTTGCTATTGTGTAAGACCACGTTGAAAAGTTCCAGTAGCTGTTATACTGATGGATGTTTAGGTATATCTTTGTCATGCAGTTTGATACACAGTCATCTATGTCATCCTGCGTGAACTGGGGTGCCTTTAGATACCCAGATACAAACCTTCTTAGCCTTGGAGCGAGAACATGGTAAACATCAGTGAAGCTCTCCTCCGTTTTAAGATTGAAGAATATTTCTCCAAGCTCTTGCAGGTTATTACTTTTTCTTTTCAAGATAGTCCCCTAAGATTGTTTCATAGTTGTTTTTTAGTTCTTCAAAGTCGCCATACACCACACCAACATCTCCAAGAATGGATAGGTGATCGGTCATTCTGTATTCTTTCTTCCAAAATACGTATCTGAATCCAGAATTGATAATAAGTTTCATACAAATGTCACACGGTGAATGTGTCAAGAGAACTATGTAGTTCTCGGGGTCCATTTCATGGAACTTTGCAACAAGGTTCATCTCCGCGTGCACAAACCCAGAATGACCAGATGTAAGCGATTCTTCTTCGCCTCCTGTTCCAGGATTTATACTTGCACCAGTATAGGAACCATTGTAACCAAAGCTTCCTATCTTTGAGAAGTCTATCTTAACAGCCATTGCACCTACCTTTAGGGTCTGTGAAACTGAAAGCTGTGAGATCTCAGAGACAAAATCAGTGAAGACTTCTATCTTCTTTATCTTTCTATCGTTTTGCATTCATCAAACATACAAAAACATTAGCAGCATAAAAAACATTTATTCTACCTTCCAGAGTTTAGGAAAGGAGTTATTGACATGTTCTTTATGATCGCTGACGCAAGGTTATCAATTGTTGACTGCGAGAGGCTCACAACAGAAGGAAATGCGTTCTGTCCGCCAATGAAACTCTGGTTAGTTTGGCTTCCAAGGTTTGCCGTTGATGTTTCTCCCTGGTTCACGGTTGACGTGTTTGTTGGGTTTGTCAGAGAAACACTTGATGGCGAAGACACCTGTGTGGTACTTGTTTTACCACCTTCTGTGATATTGGTTACAATACTTTTTAGTGCATTTCCGATGTTTGTCGTCATTGCCCCTAACTCCGTCTTCAAAGGTGACACTGTCTCAAGCCCAACGATCTTCTTTTGTATGTCAGCAAGGATGGTGCTGTCTGATGAACTCTTTTCGGATCTTACCGCAACATCACTTAGTTTGTTTGTTATGCCATCGATTGTGGATGTTGCAAGGCCAACTATCGATGATGACTCCTTTGCAACACTATTGAATGCTGAATCTATCTTTAGAGTAGCATCCTGTAGTGTTGATGAAACTGAACTTATAGAGTTTTGCATCAGCTTCACAGTATCAGATATCGATGATATTATAGATCCTGCCTGCGTTACCTGATTCTTTATTGTGTCTGTGACTTCCTTTCCAATGAATGATGTTGCATCCTTGGAGGTTTCACCAGAGAGCACAGTTGTCATGATCTTTGATACTTCGGTTGGAACTATTGACTTTACTGCTGCAGTTGCTATTCCAGGCACTCCTTCTGTCAGGAGCCTTTCAATTGACTGGACCTCTTTTAGGATTGTGCTTTCTGAGAGTATACCACCCTTTTCTGGGAGTATTGAGACCGTAGGTTGTTTTTCTGGAGAAGATCCCTTTGATGCCAACATCCTCTCTGATGAGGATTTTTCATACTCAAGAATCTTTTTATCAAACACGCTGCTTGATACTGATTCAATCAAAGACTTCTCTTTTGACTTTTCTTTTGTGCTGACTACCGTGTTCTTTTCTGTAGGGGTTACAATGACAGGTTGAACTGCAGGGGCCTGTTGCACCTGGGCAGGTGGAGTAGCAGGCGGTGCTGTCACTTCAGCAGTCTCTTCTGTTCCTATTGCTTTCTTCTCAAGCTCAGTCTCTGCTGCGGAAGTTACTGGTGTTACTTCAAGCTTCTGGGCTTCTTCTAGCTTTGCCTTTAGTTCAGCTGCCTTTTTTACATCTCCCTTATCAATGGCTTTGTTGTATTCAGATATCAGGCTCTGCTCTTTTGCATACTTTGTCTGTGCCTTTTTTATGTCACGTTCCAGGTCCTCCATCTTATACTTGTAATCCAACGTAAAGTATATGACGTCCCTTGGATTTGTGCCCCCTGTTTTGAAGATTTCGTACGTTATCTTCTTATCTTTTACTGAAGCATTTAGGCCTTCCTCGATCTTCTTTGCATAATCGTTAAGAGTTGGGTACTCCAGTGTATCTATTGTTACATCGTACGACAGCTCCAGGTCATTGTATGCTCTTTCTTTGAATGACGATGCCTCTGCTCTTCCTGATGGGGAAAAGAAGCTCTCAATGAGCTCATTGTAGTAAAGGCCTGAGTCTGTTATGGAATAAAGACCATTGCCCTTAATGTAGAGCTGGAATTGTTGTAGTGCCGCCATTTATTATATCAGTTTTTGCTTTCCTTCCTTCATCTCTTCTATCTTGTCCAAAAGATCTACGTAGTTCTCAATCAACATCTGGTATTCGTAATATGGATATGATTCTATCTCAGTATCGGTCCTATTTAGCTTGTAGTAAAGTATCATTTTTGTCTTAAAGAAATCATTGAGGTCTATTTGAAAACTCTGGAACAAACAGTTCTTTAATTCCTCTGTGAAATCGAAGCGGCGTAGCGACCCCGGCGCCACAGTCAGAACACTTATAGTACACATCAATAGAGTATGCAGAATTTACCTTATTGATGAAAGATCTGATTACAGAGTATTTATCAGGGCTCCATTCCTCTATTTCTTGTTCAAACAATGAAAAATCCTTTTGTGTGAGGTTTCTTCCAGGAGGAACAAGGAAGCACAGCATGAACTTATCTTGCTGCTCAGGTGCTAGGCCGTGTTGCAGTATGTCCTTTCTTGATAGTTCAAGATTATGCATGCTAGGAAGGTAGAGGTTTATGGTTTCGTTCTGCATGTTCACCTCTATCGATCTTGTACCTTCTGAGTATTCTGCCAAATAGTCATCCAGCGCACCTTCTCGTATTGCACCAAGACGTTCTGCCTTGACATCGACCATGTCACCGTGTCCACAGCTATCACATGTTGATTCAAGCTTTATGATCGATGGAAACTCTGTGAACGTTATGTTTCTTACCAGGAACAGTAGATAAAGACGATCTATCTCCAACAATGAAGATGGTGTGAATCCCTGAAGGGAAGTCTGAACTGACACAGATGAATTGATGACAAAGTTAAGCTTTGAGCTTATGTCTATTTCATCGGTTTCATCTATCGTTGAAAAGTGCCTTATGTGTTTCACCTTCAATGGTGATATTGCAATCACAAGGTCCTTTGGATAGAATATTCCCTTTGATGGAAGAATGGTAGGAGATACTGACTTGTTACCTGGCAGCTCTCTTATGTCCTGCCTTTTAGATAAAACCTTCTCTAATGCTTCCTTTGGGTTGGTCTCTAGCTTTTCATCAGACTCTATGAACTTCTTTAGATATTCTTCATTTTCTTCATCGAATATACTGTTCATGATTGTTCCTTAATGGTAATTGGATGTTTTATATATCCATTCATAGAAAAAGAGGGCCAATAGGCCCTCTTTTTGATTCGATGTATTGGGATTGTTATCGTGTGATGTTGTCCCAGTAGTCTGCCCTAAATGTAAATCCTGTGATCTTAGATATCTCAGTTCCAGTATCGTAGCTAAGAGTATCAAATGGAGTCGTCAAAGGTGTTGTAGGGAATATCTGCCTAAACGTGATCTGCTTGATGATAACGCCCTTCTTGTTGTATACAAGAACCGTCATGAGCGTAGGATCATCAGATGTTCCTGCGTACTCTGACTTTAGTCCAAGTTCACCAGTTAGAGGGTTATAGACCAAGTCGGTCCATGACTTTAGAGCCTTATAGACATAAGCACTGTTTGCGCTGTCCAAGTTAAGTTCAAAGTCAATTGTTATATCTGCAAACGTTTGATCTGGAAGAGCACCTGCATAAGAGCGTGTGGCACCCTTATACTTTTGTGTTACTACCGGTGGGATCTTTTCAATTCCACCAAGACCACTAACGTTGATGACGTTGTCGAGAATCAATTGGGAATTCTCCCAAGGGGTTCCCGTTCTTACTGCCGCAGGAGGAGTGATTCGAACCTCAAACAAGTTCTTGTAGATCGGTTCGAATGACTGCATTGAAGCCTGTGACAATCTAAAATGCGGAAGACCTGATGCCATATGTTTATACTTATTTTTTTATCTTCTTAGATTAGACTATGGTGAAACCACCGCTTGAAATGCCACCAGTCTTGAACACCGTTATCCTGTTGATGATCTTCTGGAGGCCTCTTGCTGGCTCTATCTGAACATCTATGATTCCAATGTTTTGATCGATGATCGCTGCCGTGTTGTTTGTTTCATCCATGATGACCCTATAGTCATAAATTCCTCCAGCAGTTCTTACTCCTTCAAGGAAGCTTGAAACCTTGTTCTTTATCTCAAGTCTTGTTGCTTCATCATTGAATTCAAAGAGGAAGTTTGTAAGGGTCGCCTCAATGTTCTGCTCAACTGTGATGAGAAGGTCTCTAACATGCAGGTTGTTGAATGCAGAGATCGTCTTCTGGAATGTTGTCTGATTAGCAAAGATCATCGTTCCAACGCCCCTCTTTGTTATGATTGGGTTGAAACCAACCGGTTCCAGGTTCTCCCTATCCGAGAGGAAGAGATCTGCCTCAACCCCAACAAGGTTAGGATTGCTTATCACGCCACGTCTTGTTCCTGCAACGATTGCATAAGGATATCCAGAGATAAACTTCTGAACAAAGTTGTTAGAAACATCTGCTGCTGGGGGAACCAATACATTCTTATTATTCTCTCTTATAATAAGATATGGGAAGAACACTCCACAGTACTTTGCGCCATTTCCTTCATTTGGAAGAGAGAATGTGAAAGTCGGACCAAGGGATAGGTTTCCACCCTCTGCAATATATGCAGTGTTAAGAACCGGCCTTGGAACGCCTGCAGCTGGATCTGGCTGATCAGTGAACCTAGGGTCCGTTGAATCATAGAACTCCTTTATTGAAGGTGGGTTCAAGAATGCAAGGCACTTTCCTCTAGACATTGCAAGTCTAGAAAGAATGTTCTTTGCGCCCATCTGAGGAGCAAGACCACCATCAAATGTGTCAACAATGTATCTGTAGTCAATGATGTCCGTATCTGCAAGTGATTCAAAGAGGTTTGAATCCTCCAAAACACCAAGGATCTTCTGAAGCTGTGCTTCCTTCGTTCCTGTTGCAGATGGCAGATGATAGTCTGTCATGACAAATCCAGAAAGGTTTGTCAACTGGTATGTTGTTATCAGGCTCTCAATGCCGCCATACTTCACAACCACAGGTGACGTCGTCTCATCCTTTATGTAGACCGGCTGGTTAGTTGTAACCTGGTATGTGATAATGCCAGTCACAGAGTTCACCTTCTTTACCTTAGTCTGTACCTTTGCCATATGGTAAGAAGGGTTTCCGGACTCATCATAGACGATGCTAACAAGATAATTGCCAACATTTACTGATGAACCATTGCTTTCTGTGAGTGTTATTGTCGTCCTTGACGTATCCCAGCTTTGAACAGAAACATCCGTAAGGAGCGTTTCTGATGAAAGTGTGACTGTTATATCACCTGAAGCTTCGATGTTTGTGTCTACGTCTCTTGTATTAAGATCTGCATCTGTATAAGGATAGATGTATAGAATCTCAATTCCGTTTGCATCCTTTCCTCTCTGGTACTTAAGGTAGCCAGATGGGTTGATCGATGTATCACCAGTCTCTACAGCCTCATATGCTTGACCGTCAAGAACAGTTGCTGCATTGTAGTCCTCAAAGACTGTTGCGTATGAGTATGCAACCCATGCATCATCTTCTGTTCCAACTGTGCCGCCTCTCCAGACCATATCAAATGCGTCTGGTTCGTAGACAAATGCGATGTTATCAGATCCACCAGATGTGTAGATTCTAGGTGTCACTGTTGAGCCAAACACAAGCTTGTAGCTTGTTTCAACCGAGTTGTCAACTAGTTCAGCAAAGTTGGTGCTTGCATCGATCGTTACAGTCATTTCGTCGGCTGCTGAGTCGTAAGATGTAGAGTCAACTGTGACGTAGAAGTACTTCGTTGCATCTGCTGCATTTACAACCAAGATCTGCTTTCCTGCTGCAAGGCCTGCTTCTGATGTCAGGTCTGTTGCAGATGAGAAGACTATGTCAACACCAGTTGAAGGACATGCAAGGATAGGATACTGTGTATTGTCCTCTTCTGTCGTCTTTGATGCATGTGTGTATGCTACCTTCAGATACGTTTCACCGCCAGAAGCAACTTCACCAACAGACTTGATTAGACCCCATCTTCCGAGGTCTGTGTCTGTTGTGTTCAGGAGAACAAGGCTCTTTGATGCCGTAACATTTGACTTTATTGCATTGTAGTTTGTAAGAGTAAAGTCAGTGTCTGTTGAAAGTGGCTTCTTGATCGATAGGACGTTGTCAAACCAACCATAAGCACCTCCAACCTTGCTGCTCTCTACAGAGAACCATGCGTTTGATGTGTCTCCTTCGTAAACAGTTGTTGTTGCAAAGTTAGGTTGTTGATCATCTGCCGCTCCTGGTGTAAGATCCGGTGATATACCCATCTGTGCAACATCGATTGCGTTTGTAAGAACTTGCCTTGCATCAAATGCATAATCCTTTGTTGTGTCAAGGTTTGCCTTGTATGAAAGGAAGTTCATAGTTGTAAACGTTGCATCGATATCTGCAAAGCTGTGGCCGACCATGTCAACCTTGCTCGTAGAATCAGCATAGTTACCAAGCGCATCCCTGTTTATTGCACAGTATAGACCTGTTACGTTTGTTGCATTGTTTACAATGGTATCAATCGATTGGTTTACGTTGTTATTGTCAATGAAATCAGGAATTATGCAACCAACAAAGCTTCCTATCGTTATCACATCAGGAGATGCAAGGAAGTTTGTTGCTTGATCCTTCTTGAGGCCCTGCTTGTTGAAGAACGTTGAATAGACTGGGTCTGTTGAAAGAACTTCATAGTTGTTCCAGTTGCCTTGTACTATATCAATCTGAACGAAATACTCAGAAAGGTTGTCCCACTCATACACAAAATCAGGAACAGACTCGTTTATCTGTGAGTAGTATTCCTTTGCTGTGATGTCGTAACCTGTTATTCCAGTTGCCTTTCTAACGATGATCGATATAGGCTTTTGGCCAACATTCACAAAGTCAAAAAGCTTTCCTTCATTAAGAGCATTCGTGTTGGCAACAGCAATGAGGTTGTCCTCAGAAAGCTTATAAAATCTTTCAGTATCGTAGAAGCTTTCGTAGAGGCTCCTGGCCTTAACGCCATTTGCTTCACCTGCTGATAGGGAGTATGCTATGTAGTCAACAGCATCACCGCCATCATAGATAGGCTTATTGTTCAGCGGCAAGAGGTTGATGGCATAAACCGGACCTAGCCTGAGTGCTGTGTTTAGAGATCTGTGGAAGAACGATCCTCTTGTTTCGAGGAACTTATCTACGTCCCCGAATATCGTTTTTGCATCCTTTGCATCCCTTAGGAATACAGGAGTGTTAAAAGGACCCTTCCTTGAAAAGCCGACGACAAGACGAAGCGTATTCGTATTGACGACTATCCTCTCGCTAGCATCGAACTCTACTGTGTAGACTCCACTAGCTTTGAATCTGTTTAGATCAAGGGTTACTGTTGCCATTGCGTGATTTTTTTTCTAGTTCTATTTTCGTATATATCACGCAGCAGAAAAATTACAGAGTAAAATTCAGGTTTGGGGGCGGTTCTGGCTTAAATTCAGAATCAAACAGATTGAAGCCATCCATAAAGTCAACAACATCATTATCCTGGCTGTCAAGGGTGTTATAAATGCTAGATTGGATCGTGTTTTTGACGCTTTCTTCCAGGCTATCAAACATCTCTTCGGTCTGAAGAAGGAAGTCCTCTCCTGCTGGCTGGCCATCTATGTCAAAGTCTATGAGGTATGGGCACAGGTTAACACATGACATGGCCAGGTCATCATGGTGTGTGCTGTCTGCTGAGTAGGATGATTCCGTCCTTTGGAAGTTTATAAGCTCCTCGCACGTCGCCTTTTCATAGATCCTGATCTTTCTCAGCTGCTCAAGCCTCTTGAACGTCGTACAGAAGAGGTTCTTGTTGTCCCTCTTTATCCTAACTCCTGGCTTTTTCTTCTTTGAATCCTTTGTGTGCTTTGTGTGGACAAAGACGTCCTCAAAGACATCATCCATGTACTTTGGATCATTGAGGACCCTTGATATAAAGTAGTCGCCCTTGAAGTTTATCTCAACAACAACCTTTGTATTTTCAACACCCAGGTAGTTTATGAGGAGCTCTGCAAATATCTTTGCAGCATTTTCTATCGAAACCTTGTTATCCTTAAATACGGCTATCTGATCAAGATAGAAGAAGTCACTTTCCTGTGTTGGAGACTTTACGGTTTCCAGATCACTCTTGCCTCTTGGCTTTAGTTCAAATATGTTGAATACAGTTGAGTCCCTGCCGTTTCCATCTGCGAGGTCAATTGATACAACAAACCTCTTATCGTCAAAGCTAAAATCAAAGTCTGGATCCCATATGAGACCATCGTGGTTTATCTCAAGGTCGTGTATCTCTGGTATCTCTCTCCACTCATAGTACTTCTGTCCGTTCTTGAGGCGTTCAATCTGTTCCTCAGAAAGAAGCATCTTTGATCCTGTAAAGAACTTTAGACCGTACTCGGTCTCAAACTTCTCAAGGCCAAGGTTTCCAATTTCTTTCTGTTTCCATTCTTCATCACGGCCTGGAACTTCCCAATAATCAATCCTAGATGATTTATATTCATTCGTACCATTTATTCCGCCCATATAAATATCGTAATAAAGATTTGGGCCATTAGGTGTACTTGTGATTATAATCTGTGATACCTTTGATGATGAAAGAGTTGGGTAGATAGATGTATAGAATGCTTCTGCGATATTATCTGGAATGAAAGCAAACTCATCAGCATATAGAAGGTGAACTGTTTTGCCACGACCTGAACTCTTTGTTGTTGTCTCGGCAAATATCTTACAACCATTATCAAAGTACATCGTCTGAACATTATTGACGACAACACCAGGTTTAAGAAAATAAGGAAGCCTATCATAGACATCTTTAATCTTCTCCATGATTTCCTTTGCGGTTGCTCCTTTGTTTGCAAGAATAAGCGTGTTTCTATCAACATGAAAACAGATGTACCATGTTATGTAGATCGCGGAGGTAATTGTTTTTCCAACCTGGCGCGCGGCGAGTAGAGCAACGTAACGATTATTCTGAAAATCCGAGAGCGTCCTTATTTGATAATCACGAAGTTGAATCTTCTGGATGCCCTCATCGGTCATTGCGCTCGCGTACTTATCTGCAAAGTACACAACGTCCTTTGCACACTTCTTAAACTCTTCTAACTCATCTGGGGTGTATTGAAACGGAAGATTTGCACACTTCTTTCCAATGTCTCCATCTATGAATGGCGCAGGCCCAAGCTTTTCACCTTTGCTGTACTGTTCAAAGTATGCATCTATCTTTGCAGTAGACCATACTGATGAAAGCTTATCCTTTTCTTCGGCAGTATCTTGGACCGTTATCTTTGTAAAGAGTTTCGACATCAATTATTTTTATTCTTCGGTCTGTTGCCCGTCTATCTCATCTCTAAGTTTCATGAGAATGTCCCTTGATCCTCTTGAGATCTCAACATCCATATCAGATCTTGTGAGAGACTGTGCCTGTTGGGTTATAGACCTTGCTGATGGAGATGGGTCTGTTCTCATCGTCCATTGGTTTGCAAGCGACTTATAGCTATCATTGAGATAGACTTGCATCAATGCCAGCTGCTGGTTATATTCCTTCTTCTTTGATATCAAAGAGGTTTGGGTATCTATAAGCCTTGGAGTTATGTTTCCTTGGTCTATTTCTGCCAACACCTTCTTGAGGGTGTAGGATGAGCTCACTATGCAAAACATTATGTCTGCTAGATTATCTATGTCAACTAGCCTCTTCTGAACCATCACGGATTCAGACTTAAAGTCCTCTTGGACATAGAAGTTTATTATTGAGTCCACTGTTTTCTCTGCCTGAATCCTAATATCCTCTTGCAGATCATCAAAGTTGACATACACCTGTTGGGCAGGTTGTATTGGATTTCCCTTTTCTATTGGGTTTATGGAACCAAAGTTCTTGGCTATGCTTTCTAGCTCGTCTAAAATGTTGCTCATTGTTGATTCCTTATACAGACTTTCCAATGTATGGACTTCTGATTTGTGGTATTGCGTTATCGATGATCATTCCAGAATCTGAATCCAGAACAACCGTCTGGTTCAAGAACATCGATTGCTGCTCCTCTGGAATTATTGTATCCATCAACCTTATGTTAGTTATGACGCTAGGCCCAGCCCTTAGAACATACTTGGAGGTTGATGTGAGATCTGTATATTCTGGAGACTCCTGCAAACTTGAGTACACAAGATCAAGATCAACCGTTTCATTAGGATCTGACATCTTCCATATATTGAGAAGCGTCTGGTTGAACTCCTTGGATCTTGAGTATGCCAATGCATAGAATGTTGAAGGATCCAATGGATCTGCAGATCCTGCGGACTCAACATCATACCAGGTCTCAATGTTTCCAAACTTAACGAGGAAGTACCTAAGGTTGTAGCTGCTTATCTCAAACAGGTTATCACCTGTGATGAAGTAGTTCTTATATGTCTTCTTGAATCTTATCTGCCATGATGATGGAACAGTGAACCATTGTCCATAGTTCTGTTCTATATAGCCACGCCAAACGTTGATGTCTGAGTCATAGTAGAGGAAATAGTCAGAAGGAGCATCACAGATGTACTCCCAGTTTGATCCAACTTGGACAACATCAACAACATTAAGAGGGAATGAGAAGCTGTTCCTTATGGAGTACATCGTTATCATGTCTCCTGCAGAAACATCCTTTATCTGTTGGTTCAGTATTATGGAAACATATCCGGTTGAAGTTGAACGATTTATTGAAACAAAGTTGTCCTCATACGTCTTGACAGAAACTGCAGGAGCATTATCCTTGAACCATGATGTGAAGGTTCTGTTGGAGTTTGCAGGCCAATTGAATGTGAGATCGTACTCGACTCCTATGTCATAACCTTGGCCAGTTTCTGGAAGTATCGATGACATGTCATACCTGAAGTTTGTTAGTGTATTGAAGTAATTCTCAAGGTTCTGTTCAATGATGATCAGGTTTGGATTTATCGAAGATCTCAATATGTCAAACTGCACTGATTTTTCTGTGAATTGTTGCTTGTCTGTGTACTTCTTCTCTTGAAGGTCCTGTTCCTCTTGGAAGAGCTCCTTTGTGTTTTTTGCTATGTTGTCCAGGTTAAGAAGCGGATTCTCTGCATCTGGGACCGTAGAAGGAACAATAACATTCGTCTTTCTTGGAGACCATTTGAAGAGCGACACCTTGTAGAACAGCTGCGTCTGCATGAAGTTCCTACTGAGATATGAATCCATTACTTCGTATATCTTATCCATCAAAGGAAAGTATACTATGTCGCGCTTCTGTGGCTTTGCCCCTTCTCCAAAGATGGACTCATAATACTTCTTATCAATGTGTACTTCAAATGGAATCCCAGAGAAGTCAACACCGAAGGGTGAGAAATTGTAGTTTGCATCAGGAAGCTCGTTGTTTGGGACAACTATCTTCAGACACTTTGCCGGTTGAACATTTTGGAGTGCATACTCCCTAAGTATGACATCAGTTCCAAAATCATCTACGGTTGCCCTGTAGTAGTTTGATTCGATGCCGAACTGCTGGTTTATTATCGTCGACAGTCCTTGCACCATCTGAATAACTTCGCCTACTGCATATGGGTTGTAGTTAAAGGAATTCAGGAACATTGTGCCCTTAACGTTTCCTATCCTGTATGCATTAAAGATAGGATTTGGTCGTGCCGGTGATGGTGGTATCGAATACTGTGTTGTATCTAAGGCAATTGAATTTACTGTAACAGGTGATCCTGAATCAAGAGTGTACCTAAACTTGGCCCACACTTCTGGTGAAGGAACTGTCACGAGTGGATACGTGTCTGGGTTTGTTAGGTCTTCGTATGCAGAGAAACTTTTGTTGTCAAATGACCAGCTAAACTCTTTTGTCAGGACAGAATCAGGCCCTGTGATTACTGAATCGGTGAATCCATCCACTGATCCAACAAGATCGTAAGGTGTGTTAGAAACGAATATTGCATAGTCGCCCGGGTTCTGTAGTACTGTTGGCATAAGACTATATATTTGTTGTCACTTTAACAAAAAAAACTGCTGTTAAAAACAGAAATCGCCAGGGGCTTCCTGGCGATTTTGTAACTCTATTGACATGTAGTCATTGAGATGTTTTAATTTGTTACCAAAGCATATTGACAACAATCTTAGATCCATTAAAGTAGTTGTCTGACAGCATCGATGGTGCTGTGATGAAGGAAAGACCAAGCGTTACATCCTTGTTAAACTGGTAGTTGTATCCAACACCCAGCTTTGTTCCAAAGTTTGCCTGGAACTGGAAGTCGCCGCCTTGGACTGATGCTGCTGCAACTTCTGGACCCGCTCCAATTTCTGCAAAAACTCCATTCCTCCACGTCTCACCAAAGTATAGCCTTCCTGTTAGATATGCACCAAACTGATAGATTTGGTTCTCGGCAGATCCTGCAGAGAAGAATCCATTTGCAGCCAATATAACGCCAAGTGTGGCTTGGTCATTTATAATGCGGTGCTTTCCTACTTGAAAGCCTGAGCTAAAACCAGACGTCAAAGGATTGACTGCAATGTTGTTTGCATTGATGTAGCCCTTTATGTCATCGGTCTTTGTTGGGAATACCAAACCAAGCTCGTTTACATACTTCTTTGCTGGAGTTGCACAAACAGGTGTTTCCTGTGAAAATGCAGGCACCATTGAGAGCAAGCAAAGAATAGAAATCAAAAATGTCTTCATGAAATGTTCCTTTCTTTATTTTATTACCATTATTAGTAACAGCTTATATACTCTCAGTTAAACAAAATTATTAACCTCTTGGCTTAACATCAGTCGTATCCTTCTTTCCAGAAGTGCCACGCTTTGCCCTTGAATCCAACCAGCTCTTTAGTATGATCTTTTGGTCGGCACTGAGAATTCGCTCAAGTCCATTTATAAAAGTCGCATCACATGCCTTTATGCATTCTTGTACTGACCGACGAACTGGAAGTGACTTTAGTGCCTTATTGACGTTTGCCTTTAGGGCAGCAAGCTTTACGCGGGCCTGGGCCTTTGTTATTGTGCCTGCTTCAACTGCCTTTTTGATCTCTGCCTCTTGTTTTCGGGCCTTTGCGAGTATCTCTGCCTCTGCTGCCTTCAGTGGCTTTACGCATTCTTCTACGCATGCCTTGTGTTGAGCAAGCAGCCTTTCAACGATTGCATTCTGATCTGGACCAAGGTTTAGCTTGTTAAGTAGGTCACCGAATATAGTTGGGGGTGCCTTTTTAACAGTATCCTTGCGGCCTGTTGTGGTATCCCTCTTTCTATCTGTTGTGTCCTTCTTTACTGAATCCCTATTTGGGCGTTCTCCAACTGCCTCGGGCTCAGCATATGATCCATCGCCGTTCACTTGGAAGTACATTGCATTTGGCTCTTCTGGCTTTGTTGTGATGTCAGAGCACGAAGGAACCATCAAAATTCCAAGCAAGAATGCGATGGACAGAATTACATTTTTCATTAAGATCTCCTATTTTTTGGAATGTGTTCGTTCTTAATAAGAAGCCTTTTTGCATCAAAAAGTTACAGAAAGTGCTAGATTATGTCAATAAATTGTAGTATTCTTTGAAATGCTTTATTCTATCAGGAAGCCCTATTGTTCCACCATTTACCCTCTTTGTTACCGACGTGACAACATCATCTGTTGCTCCCCTGTCACATATTGTCCAAAGGCCATTTGAATCAAAGAAGAATGCCGCAGATGCAAGAGGATACTTTGTTGCAACCAGGTCTGGATTTGATAATAGATCTGCTCCAATAAACTGTCCAAACTTTGTATAATTTGATTTACCTGTCAATTGAATATAGCCACGGCCTCTAAACTTATAGCCCTCTCCTGTCGTCTCATCTCCATTTCCCATTCTTCCACCATACACCCTTGCGCCAATCTTCTCTGGCTTCTTAGCGTATGATTCATTGAGGCTTCCAGGAAAATACTTTGGAAATATCTTCTTTAGACCATCTGCAGAGTAATTAAGATTTTCAGATACTGCCTTAAATCCAGCTGATTCATGACCACACTGTGCAAGGAAATGAGCAAGCCTAAGATTTGTTGTGATGTTAAACTTTGCTGCAGTGTCAGGTATCTGTGCAAGAACTGCATCAGGTATGTGGCCTTTAAGCGCCGAAATGTTTAGCCCTTGCCCTCCATTGGATTCTTGGACCACTGGTGCTGGTGTAGGCACAGAACTAGTTGGAGATACTCCCATTTTTTCTAACGTCTTTTGGCCTGCTATACCATCTGCATCAAGGCCATTCTTTTCTTGCCAAGATTTAAGAGCTGCTTGTGTTCCAGGACCAAACTTTCCATCGGCTTTTAATCCAAGAACAGTTTGTAGCTTCTTTACGTCTTCTCCTTCTGATCCTATTTTTAGTGTCATTGCTTGAAATTATTTTTACTCGGGGCAGACCTATTGATCTATTTCGTTTTCCTCAGTATAAACATCAGATTCTTCTGCTTTCTTTTCTTTCTGTATCTGCGTTACCATGTATCCTGCTGCTGCAAGTTCAATGCCTGCCCACATCGCAAAATCTGATGTTGTCATAACATCAAACTTTGATGTCAACCAGTGTATCATTCCCCATTGTGCAACAAAAAATGCAATTCCAGATTCGATCCTCTTCTTTGAAAAGAACGATGGTTTGCTGCTATACATGTTCATTATCTCTGTAACAAACCATTTTATGCCTGCCCAGGATAGCTTTAGATATTTCATCATATGGTTGGGTTTTTTTACTGGTGGTATTTATCTCTACCTTAAGAGGAAAAGCTGTGTTTATAATGAAACAGCCTCCTCCCGGAGTTCCGGAAGGAGGCTGTTGAGGTTACGTGCTACTGCTCGATTACTTCACTACTGTCACTGTTTGTGGTTCGCTCGAGAACGGACCAGAGATGACGCGATAGAAGTATGTACCAGTTGGGAGATTCGAGAAGTCAACTGTCATCTCATAGCTACCAGCTTCAAGCTTATCGTTGATGAGTGTCTGAACTTCTTGACCCATGCTGTTGAAGAGAACGATACGTGTGTTCGCTGTAAGACCCACTGAGTAGCTGATGATACCTGAGTTCGAAACTGGGTTAGGGCTCATTGGCTTGACCGCATACTTGAAGTTACCAACAGCAACAAGGCGTGTTATCGATGCGCATGGCATTGTGATTGTGATCTTGCCAGGAATATCGCGGAAGAGCGTGTAATCCTTACGATCACCAGACTTGTCGTGGTCAACAGTGTACGTGTAGATGTTCAGCGGTGATGTGAATGTGCCCGACACGCCCTTATCAAAGAATGCATCGAACTTCACACTGAATACCGGTGTACCGTTGTTCTTGATAGCAACTGGATTTGCGCGCTCGTCCCAGAGATCGATCTCAACTGAGTTCGATGCATCTGAAGGCTTGCCATTGATTGGTGTTGCGCGAATAGTCCAGCCTTCAGCTTGGAGGCCAGCTGTGATGAAGTCAGCGGCATTAACACGTGGCTTGACAAGCTTCGGATCCCAGCTCAGACGCACACGGAGTTCTGTCATGCCAACTGCATCAACAGATTCAGGTGTTGCATTGAGTTCAACCGGGATGTCAACTGATGCACCAGGTGCAACCGTGTATGTATCCTTGATCAGGTTCGTTGTCTCAAGGAAGAGACCGTTACCTGTAAGCGTTGCTGTCTTTGTCTTCGCTGCATTACGGTCGTCAGAGATAACGACTTCAGCTGCGAAGCTATTGCCACGCCACATGATGCCTTGTGTCTTCGCCTTCTTTGTCCACTCGTTGTTTGCGTCCTTGAGGTCTGATTGACCATTACGGAGCTTTGTAACGAAGTCAGGCATGAAGATCACAGGAACTGCAACTTCTTGGCCTGGAGCAACGTCGACGAATTGGTCAACGATGACGAAGCGTGAAGCATCAGGGCCTGTTGGCTGAGCAATGTTGTAGCGAATCGTCTGGTTCTCAGTGTGCTTGATGCGGATAGCCATGTCCTTCGTGTTGAAGACATACTGCTCTGCATCTGCATCTGTTACCGTGAACTCACCACCTTGAACACGTGCTGTGATTTTATAGGTAGGCTCGTATGTCGCCTGACCCTTTGTACCAACGTTCGTGCTGATCACATATGGCGACTCGAATGTACCTGAGACCGATGGGTCGAAGCGTACTTGGAGTTCAACCGGAGCCTCACCTGGCTTGATAACCAAAGGGTTAGCTGGTGTTGGTGCATTCAGGAGTTCAAAGCGAGTTGCAGCGTCTGTGATCTTGATGTCTGTGATCACAACGTTGTATGTACCAGCTGGGGTACCGTCTGTCGGGTTTGACTGACCCAAGAAGTGCTCATTCGATACTGGGATCGAAAGAACCTTTGCCTCATCTCCAACATTTAGTGTGCCTGGGAAGTCAAGATCATTGCCCTTGACTTGTGGCTGCCATGCTGTTCCGTCAAGAGCAGCAACAACATCCTTCTTTGCGCCATCAGCACCTGTTGTCGTGAAGACGATTTCTGCATTGTACTTGCGCTCTGCAGCACGGTTTGCGAGTTCCGTTGGAACGAATGCGACCGTGACATAACGCGTTTGATTTGTAGAACCCTTGACAAGTTGAACTGGGAACGTACCTACGTTACCGTTGTCAACCAGGCGGAAGTTCGATGCGTCTGTACCGCGGATGACCGGTGCTTCATATGTGACAGGCTGATCACCGAGGTTTTCAAACGAGATACGTTGTGTGTACTCGTTGATATTCTGCGATGTCTGAACCTTGTCGATGACGCGCTCAATCCATGGTGTTGAGTACGCTTGAACGTTTACATCGTTACCTGAACCAGTCAGAACAGCGATGTTGTCAACGCCAGTTGCATTCGAGTAGAATGGCACATCCACGCGGTGTGGAACAGCTACTTCACCCTTAGGGCTGTATGTCACCTTGAAGTCGTACGAGCCATTTGCAGGAATTGCAAGTGGGAATACTGAATTAAGGGACTTTCCGTCCATTGTTGTCGGATTGAAGAATTTACCTGTACCATCAAGCAGATTTTGTTGATAACCTGTAATAATAAGTTCTACTTTACTACCATTAAGAATCTTCACAACGCGCTCGATGCCAGCTGTGCTTGCTGGAATAGTACCCCAATCAACATCGCTGACGTAGATCTTAGGCTCTTCACCACGAACACGGAGTTCAACTGTCTTCTGGTCATAGCAATCAAGTTCACAGATCACTGTGTCAACAACAAGTGGAGCTGTCTTGATCTGTGCTGTAACTGTTACTTCACGTGATTCCGATGGACCAAGTGTGATCGGGCCAGTAGGATTTGTCAAGAAGATCTGATCACCACCCATCACGCGGATCTTGCGGATGTTTACTGGACGGTCAGTCTTTTCGTTCTTGATTGTGAACGTCATCGACGTTGGCGTGTTGAATGGAATCGTACCAAATTCAAGCTTCGATGGAGTCCAGCTGATCTTGTCAGCGATATACGTGTATGTCTTCTCGACGAACTTGCCAGAGCGCGATACAATCTTGATTGTAGCTGTCGCATCCTTTGTCTTGTCGAGCACCTTGACTTCAAACGTAACCTTCTTGTCGCCGCTTGTGAACTCTTCATCAACGATGAGTTCGTAGTTGTTCATTTCTTCTGGATAGACCGCGAAGATTGAACCACATGAAGTGTTTTCTGGAAGGATCTTGCCTTCACCCTTGACATCACCGCAAACGAGTTCTTCTGTGACAGCAAGAGAGTCATCACATGGGACCGTCATGTCAATCGAGATAGGTGTGCCGTATGCACGACCTTGCTGAAGACCATCAAGCGAACCGTAGTTCCAAGCAGCCCAGCGGACGTTTGGATCTGTTGTTTCGATGAAGTGGTCGCCAGCGCCGATTGGCGTACGGATGAACGCATACTCTGTACCCTTCAGGAGGCGCATTGCACCACCGAACGCAGATGTGAGCGCACGACCGTCAACCTTGATCTTGCCGATTTCAGATGACTTGAAGACTATGTTTAAGAAGTTGTCCATGCCTTCTGGAGCGTGGAACACACCGTAATCTGCCCAACGATCAACAGATGGGATGTACTGCAACATTGGCATGCCCGACTCAACAGTTGGGTGTCCTTGTGCTTCGTCGCCATCCTTGCTTCCCTTTGAGCGATCGCGGAGGAAGGCCGGAGGAAGGATCTTAGCATATGACTTGCCATACTGGCCCATGAGGATCGGCTTGTCTGATTCCCAGTACGTTGCAACTTCAAGTGCAGTCTCGAGACGTGTTTCACCCTTCTTGAGCATCCACTTGTTCAGCAGTCCGCTACCGTCTTGACGCATAGCCTTGACTGTTGTACCATCTTCGAGAGCAATCACGCGGATCACGTCGCCGCGATCGTCATCGATACCGAACTCAACAGATGCCTGACCAACAACGCGTGTTGGTGTGTACATACATGGAGTTGTCACGAACTTCTTTCCAGCCATTTCAAGCGGAAGCATAGCGTCGTGAACGTTGCTACGAACGAAGTGAGCTTCCGCAGCGAACATACCTGTTGGAGGAAGCACGTCTGGGTAGCGCATGATGGCCACCTTCACGTGACCAGAGACGACACCTACCGGCTTGTTCGCGCGGATGAGTGTGCTCGAAAGGTCAGTTGACCATTCCTTGTTTTGGTCTTCGTTGATCTTCGCCTTGATCAGGAATGTTTCACCCTTCTCAAGCGTGATCGTCTGCGTTGCACCCTTGCGAACGCTCGGTGTTTCGACGCCACCCTCAGTATCAACTGTTGGTGTGTATGAAACAACAGTGTTGTCCTTATCAGCGATCAGAAGGATCTGTGCTGGACGGTACTTGTAGCCAGAGCTATTACCGTAGCGATCCTGATAGAAGTTCATTGAGTAGTAGTTCTTGCCCCATCCCTCAACTGGAAGGTGACGAGCCATTTCACCGTTACCCATCCATGCCTGATATGTCGAGACCGAAATTGGCTTCTTCGACGTCACCATGATGCCGTAGCCCTTACGGGTTTCCGATTCGGTATTCATGTATGTCGTTGACACCGAAATCTTGAGGACCTTGTTGGCCTCTACGGTGTATTCCTTGTCCATACGTGGAGCATCATTGATACCTGCAGGTGTCTGGACGCGCACTGTTGTCTTTGTCTTCGAAGAGATGAGCAGCTGCATTGGCTGTGGCATCGGCTTCTCTGTTGCACTGGCCTGAACTTGCGGGAACGCAACAATGTACTTGCGGCCCTCTGTGAGCACCATTGTACCACGGCGTTCGGTCTGTGAAAATGCATTGGTTGCAAGAACCAGGAGCATCAACAATTGTAGTAGGATTTTCATTGGCATGTGTATTTTTCTGCAAAATGTATGTATAAACTAGTTACTTATTCTTTTGTTGGAGATAGCACAACATTATGTTTGCGTAGTTCATTACATCGATCAAAGTGTCCTCAATTGACTCGCTTTTTACGCTTGGATCACCGTTTTCAACAAGGTTGCCAAGCCTAGAAAGTTTATCACACATTCTTACCAGGATCCCCTTTTCTAAGGAAACACCTACTGATTCAGACATCCTAAAGTTTCTGTAAGGATCATCTATTGTTGCATAATCCTGGGTCTTCTTTATGACAAGCTGCAATGCATCAAGTGCATTTTGGGACATGGAGTTCAAAAACTTACCCCTGTTTCCGTATGTGCTTTCTACCATTTCATCATGCATACTTTGCAACTTTGCATACGGCACGTTTTTCATTTCATCCATTGTTCTTCTCCTTTAACATTTTTTCAAAGCTTAAAATCTCTTTTATCACATCGTCTCCCATGAGTTCAATCATGGATTCAAAGTCCTTCTTTGATAGGCCGTTCAGCTTCATCCATTCTTGTACAGTTGCCTTCTCTGGGTATTTCTTTGACCCCTGTGATTCCTTCTTCTTGGTCTTTGTGTACATCCAAGATGGAGGCTTCGTAAACAGTCGGTTGAGTACATCCCTCCATGAATCAACCGCAGATGATGAAACTATATGTCTGTTGTTAAACAGGTTAGCCTGCATGGGAAAGTTTATCGACATGAACCTGTTTATCATGAAGAAGTTTTTGCTCTTATCATATGTCTTTATTGCGTCCCACTTTGAGCCTCTATCAAAAATCTGTTTGATTAGATCAAATAAATCCATTATGCAACCCTCCTTACTTTTACACGTTCTATGAAGGATTTTGGAAGATGTTTTAGATCAAACAGCTGATCAAAGCAAGTGTCAAGTATGTACGTTATTGCCCAATCATCCTTGCTTCTTATGCTCCTTCCGGTTCCCTGTATCATGTTGTTTGCTGTCTTTGCCATGTACTTTTCTGGGTATGTCTCAAGCAACTTCTTCATGAACTCATCAGAGACATTTGGAAAAGGGACCTTGAAGAATATCTGAAACCTTGAAAGATCATCATCAAAGCTTAGACCTTCGAGCAGCGAAGGTCCTATGAGAACACCATTTGTGCTATCTTTGAACCTCTGTATTGCATCCTCCTTTTCAGATGACGATCCGTATGTTATGAACCTATCGGACGATGCTGATGACTTTATTATATCCTGTGTGAGTGAGAAGCTTGAGCTATGCACAATGCCTCTCTCATCTTGATGGTGGTTTATTACCTTGTCGCACATCTCAAGTATCTTTGGGAAGTTCTTCTCTCTGTTTGCCCAGTTGAGCTTATACCCCTTGAAAAAGAATATCGGGCTGCTCTCAAGGTCAAACTGGTTGTCTATCTCTATGTAGTCGTACTTTTCAAGTCCAATAAACTTTGCATAGTTCTCTGGGTTTCCAAGAGTTGCAGACATGAACGTCTTGAAGCCAGACTTTTCAAGCAACGTCTTCTTTATGAGGCCCGATTCATTGAGATTCTTGAACGAGAATGACCTCTCATCCTTCTTGTCCGTTATCCTAACAAGATCCTTTTCATCCTGAAGACATTCAAGATAGTCCTCAATCTTACAGTAGACATCACCTATTCTGTCTATGTTCCTCTGCGCTTTTGATATGTGAGTTGGAACAGGTTGACCAAACTCCCATCTTTTTCCACAGTACTGCTTGAATGACTCCTTTGATTTCTTTGCTTCTGCAAGAAGGATCTTAAGCGTCGACATGGATTTAATCATTTGCTTTGCATCCCTTGCATCACATATTGCATCAACCTCTCTTCTTATTTCCCTTGAATTGTTTCTAACGGATGATACCTCAGATGAATACACTTCTAGGTAGTCATCGACCATGTCGGATATTCTGTGTGATATCCTCGGAGAAAAGTGACCCTGGACAATGTCTTGAACCTTATGGGCCTCATCAAAGAAACAGAAATCCCTCTTGTCAAACTTTGCCATTCCTCCCTGCTTCTCTAGAACGTAGTTCAGCTGCAGGAGCCAATAGCTGTAGTTCAGCATTGCTGTTTTGGCATAAGCAGCATGATCCCTTCTTGAGAAGTATGGACAGTCTGAGTAGCACGGGATGTCGTTGCCAGATCCTTTTGTCCTGCATTCACCAAGAGATATCGGCTGCGAATTCACAAGGCAGTCGTAGTTATCAAGCCCTCTGACCGATGGGATGTTGAAACTAAGGCGGTTGATGTCATCCTCATACTGCGTCTGCAGCCCAAGATCTGATGTGAGTATGTAGCCCCTGTGGCCCATTGAATTGAGAAGCACAGATCCAACTATCGATATTATGCTCTTTCCTGTTCCTGTAGGGGCATCTATGAGGATCGCCCCATTTGGATCCTGCGCAATTGAGTTTGCGATCCTTATGATCGTCTCCTCTTGGAATGATCTAAACTTGAACCCTTTGTCATAAAGGGTCTTCATCACTTCACTGAGGTTGTTGTTTACATCCATCAGGACATCATGGAGAAAATGTCAGAATCTATTCCGCCACCGCTCTTTGGAGAGTACGTCCATTCAGGTTTCATTTCATATACCTTTGACTCTGTCAGGTCTAGTGACCTTCTTGGAAGATCCGTGTTAGATAGGTGGATTTCATCGGGTATTATGTCCCTGTCAAGATACATGATTGCTATGTTGTCGAGTATCCTCTGTGAGACCTCTTCAGGATCAAGCGGCTGCTTTGATATCTCAATTGCCTGTCGTGAGATCATTGACCTAAACGATTCATTAAACCGAAGATCATCGATCACGCTCTTTGTGTACTCAAGATCTCCCATGAGCTTCTCAACCATTCTAGGGGTAAATGAGTAGGTCCTTTCGTTTCCTTCAGAATCTGTTTTCTTCCATTGAAGCGCTGATGGAACGTTATCTCCCTTGTCGCCCTCAAAGATCTTGACTATTGTGACTTGATTTGGGTCAACAAACTCTTGTTCGTATTGTGATGATATCTTCATCACTTTCTCTGCTGATGTTTCCTCTCCCATGGAGAAAAGATCATCTATGCCAGATGAATTATTTGTCCAATCCACTCCATTGAGGTCTTGGTGGAACGTGAACTTTCTGACCTTGAACATTGGATTGTAGATGCAGACCATCTCATTGCCCTCATATCTAACGCATTGGTTCAGGTCCCTATCTGATGTCACTATGATTGATGACTCACCGGTCTCAAGGAAGTGTTGCGACCAGAGGTAAAGAAGATCATCGGCCTCTGCCTTGCTCTCCGATGAGACGATGAACCCGCATTCAGATATGACACCTGCAAATTCATTTGACACCCGGTGGAATTCCTCCCAGTTGACCTTTGTCTCATCTTTGACCCTTGTGCCCTTGTAAGATATCCTCTCAATCAAATCCTTGCGCCAGGACCTAGAATCCTTTGCCCAGATGAGTTTTCCCATCATTGACTTAGGAAATATTGCCACTATGGAGTTTATGTCCTCCATGAGCTTCTTTACGAACAGTGCCTCATCCTGTGGATCATCAAAGAACCTTCCTGATGCATTGTTTGCAAGAGAGAACAGGTTTCTGTGGAGAAGAAAGCTAGAATCAAATAAGATGTTTATTGCCATTGTAATTTACCATAAATTTTTGAAACATTGGCCTCAGTCATTGTATAAAAGACTTATGGGCCCGATTTTAGTATTCCCTATAGACCTTTAGGCGAGCCTCATTGGCTTCCTTTCCACACTTATTTGGGACAGATCAATTGCCACATTGCTGAACTTTACCAGCACCTTCAATGTTGAGATGACGTCTCCTTCACAGTACTTTGCAATCTCTTCAAAGTCCTGATCCTTCCAGAACAGCTCCGACACATGTGCACCAAAATGCTCAAGCTTTGGGCTTTCCATCCCAAGGCTCGTTGTTAACAGGTCAAGGCTTGTGTATGCATGATTGAATGAACCAAACTTCCAGATCTCTTGTGTGTCAAGTATACGAACATCCCATGGCTTCTTTGTCGTTGTATCAATGTTGTCGCTTGGTTGAATTCCATTGATGAATGCACGTCGTGAAAAGAAGGGCACGTCAAACCCCTTCACATTATGGCCTGCCAGCCAGGAAGACTTTGAGAATATCTTGTTTGATGCATCTATTATCTCGCACTCATTCTCTCCTCCGACAGATATAACCTGTATCGTTCCAGGGCCATCTATTGACTCGTCATACCGTGCAAATGATGCGTTGACAATTCTCCCAAATTCAGGGTATAGTCCAGCATTGCTAAAGTATGCTTCATCATCCGAAGCGCATTCAAGGAAGCGTTCATCTCCTGCCTTCCTTCTCTTTTCACACAGCCTTTGCCATAGATCAACCATCCGTGGGTTGCTGTCGCCCATCTCTTCTAATGTCCTGTGTGAGCTTGTGGTCTCAAGGTCAAAACACATGAGGCCAGAGAAATCTATAAACATATATCAATCCTAAATGGTATGAGAAACTGTTAGAAAACCAATATAAGCAATTCCGTTGACATAATTGCAGCATTCATGAAATATATAGTCTAAATTTAGATAGGTTCAGCAATTATGCTTAAATTCAATGATTTTGAGGCACTTAACGAGAAGGCAAACTACGACCTCCCAAACCGTGTCAACCTGCTGATCAAGACCTTTACACAGGCAGAGCCAAGGCTATCAATCGATCCATGGCCAGAGAAGATCAACAAAGAGGGCACAAATGATGTCTTTCTTGGACTGAGGATGTACCTGGGCGACATTCTCTTCAGGGTAAACTGGAAGCAGGGGACAACCGAACCTGCAATGATCGATGTTTGGAACAGCAAAGGAAATAATGAAGTGATGCCAAAGGTTTCCCTTCTTGGAAACTTTGAGCTGTTTAAGATGATATCCCCAAAGCTAATCGACATAATAACTTCAATTGCCCACGGAAAGCAGGCGCCTCAGGCAAAGATGGCAATGACCCTCGAAGCAGAATCACAGGGATCAACGCCTAGAATAGTCCCAGCCCCACCAGAGGAGACGGACGATGTCGTTCAGCCACAGTCAGAATTCAGCGATGACGAGTTTAGCATATTTGATGAGCTGAGGACGCTTGTCATAATGGTCATAAATAATGTGAACCCGTCCCTCATCATAACAGGCCGTGGTGGAATTGGAAAGACCCATACCGTCATGAGCACATTGAAAGAATTTGACCTGGTAAAGGACGAGGAATACGTCGTGATAAAGGGTGCATCTACGGCCCTTTCAATGTATAAGTCGCTCTTCTACAACAACGGAAAGATAGTCATATTTGATGACTGTGACAGCATATTCAAGGACGCAGATGGCGTCAACATCCTAAAGGCAGCGCTTGACAGCTACGATGAGCGAGAGATCTCTTGGCTCTCAAAGTCCACATACGACCCGGCAACACAGTCACCAACTGAGTCAAGGCCAGTTCCAAACAGGTTCACGTTTGATGGGCAGATCATCTTCATATCAAACATGCCAATGGAGAAGATCGATCCTGCCGTAAGGACAAGAAGCTACACGATAGACATAAGCCTGTCCGAGGAAGAGGTGTTCAACATAATGGAGAAGAACCTTCCAAACATACTTCCAAACGTTGATCTTGCAACCAAGAAGGAAGTGTTTAACTTCATGAAGAATGAATACAAGTCAACAGAGGAGACGGCAAACGTCAGGACACTGATAAAGGCAATAAAGATCAGATTGAGCGGAGCGCCAAACTGGAAGCTGCTTGCATCAAAGTATTCCTGATCACTTGCTCAGGGACTGCTGAATCTCAAACACCAGAGCAAGAAGGTTTACCACCTGGTCAATTACTTGGGTCCTCTGGGCCTGGTACTTTGCAACAAGGATTATTATCTCAGGGATCTTCTTGACCTTATCTGGCTTGTTCTCACGCAGCCACTCAATGAACTCAGTGCCAAGAGACTGTAGAACATCATCGACTTTGTCTGAATATCCAGAGAGTATCTCCTTGTAGTTGTTGATAGGGTCGCTCTGGGCTGAAACAAGCTGGAACAGCTCAACAAATGACCAATTGAGGCTCTTTATGTCCTCTATACGAATCTGTTTGATTCCCTTTATGTGCCAACCTTGAATACGGTTGTACATTGTCCTCATGTCAGGGAAGTTCCTCTTGATGAACTCCGTCATCGCATCTGCTTCCATTTCTATGCCAAGCTTTTCTATGAGGATTGACAGCCTCTTGACCTGTATGTTAAAGAGCCACTGCTCTTCTTCACGATTCACTGGATCAAATGATATGACCTCAAACCTTGATTGTATGTGGTCCGGAACCTTGTTGATGTAGTTGCATGTCCCAACAAACCTTGTTGTTGCTGAGAACTGCTCAATGGTTGCACGAAGGGCCTTATAAAACTGTTCGCTTGCCCCATCCATCTCATCAAGGAGCACGACCTTCATCCTATCGCCACTAGTGTTAAGGAGCGATACGGTTGAGCAGAAGTCTATGATCTGTGTCCTGACGGTCTCAACCGATGATTCATTTGACACATTTATGTAGAGGTGATCGTACCCCGATGCAAGTATTCTTGCAAGAGTGGTCTTTCCTGTTCCTGGATTTCCTGTAAGAAGAAGGTTCTGGTGGAGCCTTCCATCCTTTACGTGTGCCTGGATCCTTGGGAGCAGAATCATGTGCTCAAGGCTCTTTGGGCGGAACTTTTCTGTGAATAGCTTCTGAGTGGTAGACATAAAAAAACCTAAGATGATTTGAGATCTTAGGTCCTTTTATCTGACATATGTCTATTGTGTTTACTTAAATGACGTTGGAAGGCTATATGATCCACCGGACTTTGCTCTTCCAGCTGGCCTTGGTTGGGCGGCCTTTGTCTGCGTTTGTTGTTGTGGCATTACTTGGCTTACTGGCTGTGGAGCAGCTTCTGCTTCTACTGGCTGCAGCCCCAACTTTATAGTAGAAAAGAATTGCGACCAGTCGCTGTCAAAATCCATGCTAAATATATGCATCCTTTCTTCAAATGATTCCATCCCCGTAGGGTTTATTGAATCAAAGTTCTTGGTCTGTATTGCCTTTTTGATAGGGCCGTAGAAATGGTCAACCCAAATTTTATACAGTGCCTTTGAGTTCTGTAATGAGAGCCCTCCGCTTACATAATCCTCACCGTTCCCTGTCTCATACTTTAGGTTACCCTGTGAAAGAAAGTCTTTAAGGTAATCAATCATGCCTTTGTACTTTGACGTCACTGGTGATGATGATAGCAATGCAATTACAAAGTTCTGTGGTATTATTGCATTTTCGATGTTGTTATCCTGGAATACCCACTTAAATGTCGTGAGATCTTTCCCAGTCTCCTGCTTAAAAAAGTTTATTGTCTTCTGCCAATATGAAGAATCCGGAGAAATAAAAGTACGGTCTGGCATGTACATGCCAACTTCTCCCTCATTTACTGGTAAAACCGTATTAAATTGTTCAAACGTCTTTATCATGATTCACTTTTATTTTGGATTATACTAGCTCGGCTATTGCAAGAGGCATTACCTTCTGTAAGAATTCCTTTGTTATAGGACCAATCTTTCCATCGCCTGCTCCATTTCTCAGTGGAGGAACGCCATACTTGGTTTGTATGTCGCGTATTATGTTTGAAAAGAATTGGTCATAGTTGCCGTCTAACGGATTTTTTGAAATGTCCCAATTTCTAACACTATCTATGCCGGTCTCCTTTCCGCCAAATGTGTAATATACAAGTTCCTTTAATGCCTTTACCTTACTTGGATCATAGCCTGGCTTTCCTGGAAGGTACAGTACGCTGTCAGACAACATTGCTTTTAGGTTAGGGTCTCTAAACAAAGCTGCTATCTTCTTTCCTCTTTCAGAATCCTCCATCATTGCGGGCGTTCTTGCTGCTTTTGTTGCTTCCGCCTTCTTTGTCCTTTCTACCTCTTCTGCTGCCTTTGCCTTTGTGACAATTACAGTCTTCTTTGTCAGATACGCATAGAGCCCCTTCATGACAACAAAATTAAGGAGCGCAACATACACAGCCTGCATTGCAGGTATGAACAGTGTTGCCTTAACTTCTTCTGCTTCCGTCCCTGACCACTTCAATGATATTATGTCCATTGAGATTGAATCAACGGATGAAAGAATGTCCTTTACTCCTTCAGTCTTTACTCCTCTTCCAAAAAGTATCTTAAGGGACTCATCATTCATCTTGCCCCTTTGGATCATTGCATTGTAGTTCATTCCTTCACCAAGTGCTGCGGGCATAACACGATCCATGAATGCCTTATCCTGCTGGATGGCAAGCTGATAAAAGATGCCAAGACGAACAAACGGATCCATAGACATCATGAGCTCAAGCTCTGTCATCGGGCTCTGGGTTGCAACATAGTCTTGAACTTGATCAAGTACGGCAGTCTCAACAGTGATCTCCTCAAGATCTGTGTTATCAGCTGCATTCATTGCAACATCAATGTTTGCTGTTCCAAGGGTCTTTAGTGTCTTTGAGAACATTTCATTTATGAGCCTCTCTGTTCCTGTCACGCCCTTGTTTGCACCGATCTCTTCAAGAAGAGAGACAAGCTTCTTGCCTTCATCGCTCTGAACAAACTCATCTATCGTTGGCTTCAATGGAGCTGCAGTCGCACGGCTGAACACCTGTGCTATCTTGTTGACGAGCTCCTGCGATATGTTGACCTCTCCTGCAATTCCTCTTATTCCAAGGATGTCTGACTTGAATGTTTCTCCTTCTTCCTTTCCAGTTATCGCAGAAACAAACTTGCTCTCAAATGATGTGATTGCGGTCTTTATGTAGTCTATCTGTGCTCTGACAAGATCGATGCCCTTTGCCTTCTTCTCCATTCCTCCTTGGAAGAATGGCGCATAGGCAGGAATTGCTGCTGAAATCTTTGCCATCAGGGCCTTATCTTCAGTATCAATGTTCAACGCCTGCATGAGGCTCTTGTCCTGATCCAGAAGTGTGCTATCATCGCCCCAGAGATAGATCTCATTCAGCTTCTTCTTGTCAACATCAGAAAAGTCAGTCCTTTCATAGACATTCCGAAAATCAGAGAACTTTATCCCTAACTTTCCTGACTGTGTAAAGACATTCTCAAATATCTTTTTCTTATCCATTTGAAAAGTATTTTGGCTATATATCAGCGCTTATCACCCTTTTCTATGGGCTCAAGGGCGCCTTCGCCACTAACGCCATATTTCTTCTTGTACTTCTTCAGCCAGTCCTGGTAGCTCATGGTTGTGAAGTCCTTATTGCTCTGGGACTTCTTGAACTCCTTTGCAACCTGAAAATAGTACTCCTTGTTGTCATGTGGTTGAACCAAGTATTTTGGTTCCTTGAACTTATGATCCTTTATTGCCATTGCCTTTGCCCTTTCCATTTTCGTTTGTTGTCACATTCTTCTCTTTCCATTCTTCGTACTTTTCAACGATGTCAATTATGATCTTGTTCCTTACAATGTCCTTCTTCTCAAAGTTGAATGTTCCGATGCTGTTGACATCTTGGATCATCTTTTGAAACTCTGGAAGTGCAACAAGATTGTGCTTTATGTCATGTTGACTAACGTCACCGCATATGACCATCCTGCTGTTTTCTCCAAGCCTTGTGATGTATGTCATGAGCTGGTGAAAGTTCATGTTCTGTGCTTCGTCAAGGATCATGAATGCATTGTTGAATGTTGACCCTCTCATGTATGCAACAGGCCTCATCTCTATTCTGTCAGATTCTTTTAGCTTCTCAAACATTGGTTTTCCAATGATCTTATGGAATGTCGTAACAAAGCTCTCCATGTATGGCGCCATCTTTTCATCGACTGAACCCGGAAGAAATCCTAGGTTTTCACCTGCTTCAACTATGGGCTTTGTTAGTATTATCTTGTTAATTGGTGACGCGCTTGATAGGCTCTTTATTGCAGCATAGCACGCAGTAAATGTCTTTGATGTTCCTGCAGGCCCTGTCGCTATTGTTATTGTGTTCTTTTCTATTGAAGCAAAGAATTCTTTCTGTTTATCGGATAGGTTCACCGAATTTAGATACTCCTTGTAGTCTATCTTTTCCATCGCCCGTTCTATCGATTTTGCCGTTGCTCTTTTTGCCATATGTGTTTTTGTTTTTCCCCATGAAGCGTAGAAACCTTGATAGTATCTCCCTCTGGGATATCATGATGTTTTGCTTTGCGTCCCTTATGTTGAACCAGGACCATTCATCAATCTCTGGAACAACAACGGTGTTACCATCTTCATCCTTAGTTTTTGTGTAGTTACTCTTAAACACAAACCCTTTAGGAGGATCAAACTCAAATGTCCAAACGCTAACCTCCTTTTTGCCTGACGGGTACATGATCTTTCCAAGGTAAAAGTGTGGTACGTTTGGCGGCGTCAGTCCTGTTTCCTCAAAGAACTCTCTCTTTGCAGCATCCTCTGGATTTTCTCCAGAATCGATCCTGCCCTTCGGGATCCCCCAAAGGTTTCTCTTCTGTCTTTCCAATGAGAATGGGCGGCATAGAAACACTTCTATGTCACTTCCATTCCTTCTGTACATCAGAAGCCCTGCTGATTGTGTGGGGTCACCCATGCTCTATATATGAAAAAAGGGGACAATGAATGTCCCCTTTTTGATTAGTTCTTATTTACCTAAGAGTTAAGCTATGTAGCCTTCCTTTTGTAGCAATGCAATAACGATCTTTGCTTGCTCTGGCGAAAGACTGCCTGTCAGAAATGACTTAAGAACATCGTGCATGAAAAGATCAAACTTTTCTGCATTTGGATCTTCGACCTTCTTCAAGAGGCTTTTCACCCTTCTTGTTACAACTTCCATGTGTTTCTCCTATATTTTGATTATTGATTAAACTCGTTCTGATGAAGGGCCTATTGCATAGTCACTTGTTTCTACTGCAACAAAATCACCGGTCTCAATGCTTGCGTACATTATCTGGCCGTTCTTGAGGAGTATATCCCCAAACGGTATCTCTTGTTCCAAAAAGCAGAGGTAAAAACTTCCCTTTGCTTCCTTCTTCACATCATCCAGGGTGAGCTTCAGGAGTATTGTTGCTGCATCAGCAACAAGGCCCAATAGACCTAACTGGCTTGAAATTATGTCAGTTGAGCGTATGTATGTGATGCTTCCTTCTCTTCTATCAAAGTTTAGAGAATTGACCTTGCACTTCACCTGTTGCATGACATTCTTGTTGAAGAACTTGACAAATTTTCCCATGTCCTTCTTCAATGACTCTGGGTATTCATCAAACAGTGGTTGTGATTTTGATTCCTCTTCTTCAAATATCTGAGAATATGTCTTCAAAAAATTTCTCATCTAGCATGTTTTTTTCAAATTCGTAGTATATACCAATGTAAGAAAACAAAAATAAAGTCTGTCATGGATAAAGCATATAAATCAAAGAACTATGATGCATTCCTCTCAAGTGGAGAGAAGTATCAAAAGGGTCAAAAGATGAAAGACAGTGACATCGGCGAAGATGTCAAGGGAACAATGGAGAAGCCAGTTTCTGGTGCCAAACAGACACCAGGTCTGACGACAAAGAAGGTCATGGACCAGATGAAGTACGCACCAAAGACTGTCAGCTATGCAGAGTTCACAAACGCAAAGAGGAACGCAAAGCTCCAGTCAATGGTTGACGGTGCAACAAAGGATGAGTCATCAAAGGACAAGATGGAAGATCTTGATCTTGCAGAGCTTCCAGCGCACAAGAGGGAGAAGAGCTTTGACATCGATGTCACTGACTACAAGCCTAGGAAAGCAAAGGGATAATCCCGCAAAATAGCATATAACCATACGAAATCGATTGATATAACACATATGTCAATCGATTTCTTTTTTACCAAGACAAGACCCGTAAAGTCACCTACAAGAGGGACCGCTGAGAGCGCGGGCATAGATTTTTTTGTGCCAGATGACTTCCAAGAAACGGTGGTCAGACCTGGTTCATCCATACTCATCCCATCAGGGATAAAGTGTGCATATCCTCCAAGCCATGCATTGATACTGTTCAACAAGTCAGGCATCGCAACGAAGTATAATCTTACTTCCCTTGCATGTGTATGTGACTCAGACTATCAAGGAGAGATCCATATCTCCCTGATAAATGTTGGAAAGGACCCTGTCAATGTAACGCCTGGAATGAAGATTGCCCAGTTCATACTCGTTCCCATCTCTCTCGCAGAGCCAACTGAAGTAGAGGGCGAAGAAGACATGTGGGCAAGATGGTCATCCATGTCATCGATTCGGTCTAAGACGGAATCAGATAGAGGAACAGGTGGATTTGGTTCAACAGGGGAGTTTTAATGATAGACATTGAGCAGGAACCAGGGCTCTTGAAGATAAGCAGATTCAATGAGGATGGGATGATGGTCTTTGAGAACATCCCCATCCCTGATTCTGAGCGCTTTGAGTGGGAGTATGCAACAAGGCTCAAGGATGTTGACACAACCTGGAGGTCTTGGGACAACAGGGCAATCAGAAAGACCAAGAAGTCGATGCTATCAAGGTATCGGGTAGAAGAGTTTCTGTATGGCCTTCCTGAAGAAGTAAAGAATCGCATCTACCAGCCAAACAGGCCACGAGTGTGGTTCTGTGACATTGAGGTTGAAGTTACCGATGATGGTTTTCCTGAGCCGGCAAATGCACCAAACAGGATAACAACGATCTGCTTTGCGCATGGCCAAAAGGCATTTGTTCTCTCAATAAAGCCACTTGATCAGGGTGACGTTGCAGACATTCAGGTTGATGTGAACGACTACTTCAAGAAGTACAATGCAGACTTCACTGTCAAGTTCATGAGCTTTGAGAATGAGTATGAGATGCTCTATGTGTTCTTTAATAAGTACATCCCACAGATGCCTCTCATCACAGGTTGGAACTTCACAAACTTCGATTGGCAGTATCTTGTCAATCGTTGCAAGAGGTTGAACATAGACCCTATGGTTGCATCTCCTAGCAGAAAGTTTGTTGACAAGGAGACGATACCTCAGCACAGACCAATCGTCGACTACATGAAGATCTACAGCAAGTGGGACAACAAGGTCGATGTAAAGGAATCCGCAAAGCTTGACTACGTTGCTGACCAGGTTCTTAAGCTCACAAAGATCAAGTACAATGGAACATTGAAGGATCTCTATGAGAAGGACTTCAAGAAATATGTGTTCTATAACATCGTAGACACTCTTCTTGTCATGTATATTGACAAAGAGATATCGGTGATGGGAACATATCTGTCTTTGGCAAATATAGCACGTGTAGAACTTCTTGGTGCATTTAGCCCAATCAGAATGACCGAGACGTTGCTTGTCAGAGAGTTCTATGACAAGAACAGAATTCTTGTGAGAAAGGGCGAGCTTGAAGAAGGCAAGACATATGAGGGCGCATTTGTTAAGGATCCAGTCCCTGGCTTGTATGAATGGGTTGTTACGTATGACTTTGCCAGTCTGTACCCTACAACAATGAGGCAGTTCAACATCTCTCCAGAAACTTACCTTGGGAAGAGAAATGACATGGAGGGCGACGATTATATAAGGACTGCCACCGGGGCGGTTTTTGATGCAAAGACAGAATCAGTGTCCAGAAGGTTCTTAACGAACCTCTTCAACCGTCGGGTTCAGAGCAAAGAAGAAGCAAAAGAGATAGAAAAAGCAATAGAACAGTTAAAGAAGTTACAAAAACAAAAATAAGGGAAAAATGCAGACGTACACATACGAAGAGGCATTCCAACTTGCGTTGGAATATTTTGCTGGAGATGAGCTTGCAGCAAAGGTATTTCTTGACAAATACGCACTCAGGGACAACCAACAGAACCTTTTGGAAGCAACTCCGGTGCACATGCACAGAAGGATTGCATCTGAGTTTGCAAGGATTGAAAAGAAGAAGTTTTCAAATCCAATGTCAGAGGAACAGATCTTTGGCCTCCTCGATGGATTCAAGTATATCATTCCGCAGGGAAGCCCGATGTTTGGCATCGGAAACAACTACCAGTTGATCTCATTGTCAAACTGTTATGTGGTTGATTCACCAAAGGATAGCTATGGCGGAATCATGAAAATCGATGAGGAACTTGCACAGATATCAAAGCGTCGTGGTGGCGTTGGTGTTGACATTTCAACGCTCAGGCCTGCTGGAACTGGCGTAAAGAATGCAGCAAGGACAAGCACCGGAATCGGATCCTGGATGGAGAGGTATTCAAACACCATTCGCGAAGTCGGACAGTCAGGCCGTCGTGGCGCCTTGATGCTTACTGTTGATGTTGCTCACAAGGACATTGAGAACTTCATCACAATTAAGAATGACGATACAAAGGTGACAGGGGCAAACATCTCTGTTAGGCTTTCAAATGAGTTTCTTGATGCAGTCAAGAAGGGTGACAAGTTTAGGCTTCGCTTCCCTGTTGATGCACCTCCTAGTGACAACGATACGTGGGTAGATGCAAAGGATCTCTGGAAGAAGATCATCCATAATTCATGGCTTCGTGCAGAACCAGGCCTTCTATTCTGGGACCGCGTAACTGGCCACAACATGGTCGATTGTTACAAGGAGTTTGGTTTTGAGACTGTTAGCACAAACCCATGCTCTGAGCTTCCACTTTGTACGTATGACTCATGCCGCCTCATGGTTCTTAACCTGTTCTCATACGTCGAGAATCCTTTTACGGCAAAGGCCAAGTTCAACTTTTCTCTCTTCAAGGAGCATGCGGTAATATGCCAAAGGCTCATGGACAACATGATCGATCTTGAGCTTGAAAAGATTGATGCCATCATCAAGAAGATCAAGTCAGATCCAGAGGACGCTGAGACAAAGAAGGCAGAGCTTGATCTATGGAACAAGGTAAAGAGAAAGTGTCAGGATGGAAGAAGGACGGGAACCGGCATAACCGCAATGGGAGACATGATTGCTGCCCTTGGACTGGGATACGGCTCAGAAGAAAGCATTTCATTCGTTGAAAAGATCCATAAGATGATGATGGTTGCATCATTCAGGTCTTCTGTCGACATGGCAAAAGAGCTCGGTGCATTCCCAATCTGGAACTGGGATCTTGAAAAGGATACCAGCTTTGCAAAGGAGATTCAGAAGGCAGACAAGGAACTCTACGCAGACATGGAGAAGTACGGCAGAAGGAACATTGCAAACCTTACAATTGCTCCTACAGGATCTCTTTCGATCCTCTCACAGACAACATCTGGTGTTGAACCGCTGTTCATGTTGTTCCCATACACAAGAAGGAAGAAGATCAATCCAAACGATGCAAATGCAAAGACCGACTTCGTCGATCAGAACGGAGACCACTGGCAGGAGTTTGAGGTCTACCATCCAAAGGTGAAGATGTGGATGGAAGTAACAGGCGAGAAGGACCTTAAGAAGTCACCATGGTTTGGCTACTGCGCAGAGGACATTGATTGGGTACAAGCAGTGAAGCTCCAGGCAGCAGCACAGAAGTACATCGACCATGCAATCTCAAAGACCGTCAACCTTCCAGAAGAAGTTACAGAGGAAGAAGTTGCAAAGATCTACGAAGCTGCATGGCAGTATGGTTGCAAGGGCATGACTGTATACAGGAAGAACTGTCGCACCGGTGTTCTTGTTGAGAAGAAGACAGAAGAGAAGAAGGACGAAAATGTCATCGTAAAGAACAATGCACCAAAGAGGCCAGAGGCGCTTCCTGCAGAGGCATGGATCAGCAACATCAAGGGCCATCCATATTATGTTGTCATCGGATTGCTTAATGGAGAGCCTTATGAGATATTCACTGGCATCAATGAGCATGGTGCTGATGGCGTGCAGGAGACCATCATTCCAAAGAACGGAATGACAGGAACAGTCACAAAGAAGGGAAGAGGAAACTACTTCTTCAACTCAGGTGATCAGTCATACAAGCTCACAAACGGACACAATGATGAGAACGCAGATGCTCTGTGCAGAATGATCTCAACCTCATTGCGTCATGGATCAGACATTGGATTCGTTGTCCATCAGCTTGAAAAGACAAAGGGTGATCTCCTTTCCTTTGCAAAGGTCCTTGCAAGAAACCTGAAGAGGTACATCAAGGACGGAACAAAGGTCCATGGAGAAGAGTGCCCATCATGTGGCGGACACAATGTTGAGCGTGGAGACGGCTGCGTGATTTGTCGGGATTGCGGATGGACTAAGTGTTAACAATCATATATAGATGATGAAAAAAGGCCTAAACACACTACAACAGTTGGTAAAAGACAGGACGGAAGAGTTCATTAGTGAACTCTTCTCGTCTTATGTCATAGTGACTGAAAAGATAGATGCTGCAAGGATATCCTTCCAGGTAAAGGATGGCATGCTATCGATATGGAGAAAGGATGAGAGGTATCCGATTTCCATAGTCGACAGAACCCTGATGCAGTACTATGAAAAGGCCATAGACCACATAACATCAGTGATAGACTATGCGGTCCTTCCGGAGAACTACAGGTTTGGGTGTTACTACTTCTCAAGCCTGACGCCAAACAAGACCCAGTACAAGAGGATGCCAAAGAACAACATTGTTCTTACTGACGTCCGAGTCATTGGACAGGATGGAGAGAAGATAAAGGACAACGGTGAATCGATACGAAAGTGGGCAACAGAGCTAAGGGTTGAGCCTGCGCCCATCATATTTGAGGGTTACCTGACAGATAAGCAGAAGGTGAAGATCCTTGACTACATAAAGCTGACGCCAAAGGAGCTCCATGACAGGTATGGCACGCAAACATTCTCGGAGTTTTTGATAAGGACTCTTAATCCAAACATCAACTCAAGCTTTCTTCAGGAAGAAGGAGTGTTTAGACCAGATTCGATCATCTTTAGGTTCAAGACAAAGGACGGAGGAGCATACGTCGCAAAGACATTGGATCCTCTTATTGCAGGCAATGCTGAAATGAACGAAGAGATTCCAGAGTCAAGAGTTCCATCTGATCTGTATTCAATAGCCCTCATGGACGTTTACTCATTCATACTCGAAAGAGGATTAAACTATAAGCTCAGAGAACGCACGCCTGAATTCAGGTACCTTGAGCTGATATGTCTCCTGTTCAATGATTTCATTGAAGCAAACATGGACAGGTACAGAGGAGTTGATTTTTCAGTTCCTAACTTCCTCAAGAGCAAGGAATTTGAACTCAACAGAAGGTTCATCGAAAACGAAAAGACCCTTGAGTTGATGACCCTCGATAGATCATACGAACAGCTGTTCAAGATAATCCTTGCTGGGCTAAGAAAGAAGAGAAGAAGAACGTATGGCCTTCTGACGCAATCAATGATAAACCAGATAAACCTTCTAATCGATGAGATAAGAGACCTTGTTGAGATGCCACTTGTTGAAGGCTTCATGGACTTCTCAACGTTCAGGATCTTCAAGGACGATCTCATGAACAAGTTCATAGATCCTGATGAGCTAAAGAGCATTGAATATGATGATGAGCCGATGAAGAAGACGGCAACAGTCGTTGTTGCAAGACCACTGGTGATGACGAAGGAACTAGAGAAGAAGATAAGAGACATATCAGAGTTTGATCGAGTCTTTTTCATATGTCTCCCAAATGAAGCATCACCGTTCACAAAGGATGGCATTGTACCACAGATTGATGCATATGCATCATCATGCAAGGATGCATTGGCATGCCACTTCTGTGATGACGATGATCAAGTAAAGCAAAGGCTGTCAGAGATATCAGAAGAGTATGACATAGAATCCATCTGTGCAACAAGCGATGTCTGTCAATGGCTAAAGAATTGCATAGCCCAAGAGGTTGGAGACATTGGTCACATTGATGATGAACACAAGGTAATTGAATACATACTAAAGGATGATTTCTCCAGGTTCAAGTCTCTGTGTCCAACCTACATAAATTCTATGTACATGGCGCTCCAAAAGGACATTGAGAAGACCCAAAAAATAGACTACCAGACGTAATGTCAGTCTTTCTAAATGCCAGATATAACCAGTTCAAGTTCCTCTTCCCAAAGGGGTTCTTGTATCCAGCCATAGAGGAGAAGTACCAACAGTACCTAAAGGATCTTCCGACTCCGTATGCCGATGTGAGGTCCTTCCTGAATTCAACAGTCCAGTCAATAAGCTTTCCTGGCATCACAGGAGTGACGCCAGTTGAACAGGTTCAGGCAGGACGAACGATTGCATACAGGCAGGGCTACAAGTTCTCACAGGTTATAAACAAAGAGTTCACGGTTACATTCAGGCTTGTTGATGCATACCTGAACTACTGGCTTATGTATGAGCAGCTCATACGATACACAAACTTTGCAGCCGAGGAGCCAGATGATCCGGGAGAAGAATTCTTCCCAGATCTGGAGATACTCTATCTGACCAGCAATGGAGACCTGACCATACTCCAAACACTAAAGCAGGTGCTGTTTCTTGGGATAAGTGATCTGACTCCTACATACACAGACATATCAAACTCAACAAAGCAGTTTACGTGCAGCTTTAGGTTCAACTACTTTGAGCTCCAAGTCCATCCTATGGACTACAGTGCATTCAATATTGGAAATGTATACAGATAAAAAAATTAGACAATGTCCATAAAGAAGTTTGAAAGCTGGCTGAACGAGAATGTAATCACAGATGCCCCAAAGGATGCAATTGAAAGGTACACCAAGCTGTTCTATGATAGATGCAAGAAAGAAGGGATACCAACCGTATTAGTGAATCCTATAAAGGGTTGGATGCTTGAGAGCTTCATCTTTGAAACCCAGGGGACAACATTTCCGTTCTTCAATGGAGATACGATGATATACATAGGATTCTTTTGGGAAGATGCCGATCAGATGGAAGTTCAATGGAGTTCAGGTTATGAATCTGATCCAAAAACCTTAGAAAACCTAAGCCTAAAGAACCTTTCAGGACACATGGAAGGCATAAGCGACGAGGACTATTTTGGTGAGGTCATCTCCCTTGTGACAGGTGCACTGAAGACTGCGATAACAGAGCTTGCATCGATATGGATAAATTCAGGTGTTGACATAGATGAAATCCTTGATCTTACATCAGGAGATGTTGATCTTGCCGTTGGATCCATTGTGGATCCAACAGAACGAGAAGCCATGAAGACAAAACTCCTACGGATGAAGAGGGGTAAGTCTACGTTTGGGATGTGATAAAAATACAATAGATCATGTATGAGGTAAACTATAAAGACTGGATTTTGACAAGGAAGGACAATCTCCTCAATCGCGGATATGATTGGAGAGGAAACATCCTCAAGAGGTCCATAAGCCCATACATGTTCTCGAGCCTTAGAAGGACGTTCCACCTTCTGAACCTTGAGAGGCTTTTGGACTATGTTCTTGACAGCGTCAAGGTCATAAAAAAGACCTTCATGTGGGTCTACCCTAAAGGGTTTAGGGACTTCAACTGAAAATGAAAAAGGGATCCAATTGGATCCCTTTCTTGTTTTTGCACCAACCAGTCTTAACGGAGTTCAAAGATTCCAAGATCGCCCCAGATGTACTCGGCAACTTCAGGTCCGAGCTTTGCCTTCTTGAGGGCATCGATGTTTGGGAGTGGATTGTCCTTGCGGAACTTCTTGAGATCAAGGCCTGCTGCAACTGCTGCATCAACCGGCTTCTCTGAGAACTCAACATCAGGAAAGATGCCAACGCCTTGGATCTTGAGTGTTCCACCTGCAAAGTACTCGGCAACTGTCATCTTGAATGAACCACCTTCAACTTCCTTCACATGTTGGATAACACCCTTGCCGTAGCTCTTTGTTCCAACGATCTTTGCATTGCGACGAACCTTGAGTGTTCCTGCAACGATCTCTGAGCTTGATGCTGTTCCAGAGTCGATAAGCACGACGATGTTCTTGATGTTCTGGAGAGGGTTGTATTCGTCAGACATGACGACTTCTTCTCCCTTGCGACGCTTGTATACCAATGCTGTATCTCCTTCCTTCACAAAGAGCTTGGCCATTGATTCACCCTCGCTGAGAAGGCCTCCTGAGTTTCCACGAAGGTCGAGAACAACAGTGTCAACTCCCTTTGTTCCGAGGCGTGAGGCAATGTTTGCGATGGAATCAGACACGCCCTCAGAGAACATGAACACCTTGAATCGGAGTGTGTTGCCCTGCTTCTTGCCCATTGCTGTTGATACCTTGACGGCTGAACGCTCAAGCTCAACATCAAATCGCTTTCCTTCACGGGCAACTGACACAACAACCTTTGTTCCAACTTTGCCACGGATGTTTGCTGATGCGTCCCCGTGATTCTTAACAATATTTCCCCCAACAGAAAGGATTGTGTCTCCGATGCCAATTCCTTGGTTGTATGCAGGCCCATCCTTCCATACCTTTGATACAACCACAAATGAGTCCTTTGTGATGAGGCGAATTCCCGTTGCTCCCTTTACTTGCGATCCAATGAGCATGTCACTGCGTTTTACTGTCTCTTCTTCACCGTTGTAGTATGTGTACTCATCAAGCCGGCTGACAAGTTGGTCCCATTCAAGCTCGTATAGTGAGTCTGGTGCTGCTGGGTAGTATTCATCCTGGATCATTGGGCGGATAAAGAACTCAGCCAAATCGCTTGGTTTTTGTCCCTTTGTCTGTGAAACAGATGGGATATTGAGAGCTATAAAGGCTAGGAGGAGAATGATGTTTTTCATTGGAACTGCCCTTGGGTGGCTGTGTTGAAATAACTTATAGATGCAATATACATAGAATATAGATTCAAAAAAAACACTTTTTGATTTTCTTGAGCATTTTGATATATAGAGTAAGCAAAAAAATAAATGACATATGAAATACGTCAAGCTATTTGAATCATGGATTCAAAGTGTAAATGAAGGTATAGACGCTAATAAAATACAAACAATTAAATTTGACCTAGGATTTAATTATGATAAAGAAGAATCTTATGCAAAATCTTCTGATGGCCTTGCAAAGCATATAGCTAAGTTAGTAAATAAAGCATTTTCTGGAAAGGATAGGGATTATGGAACCACAATTACCCCAAAGGCCCTTAATAAGAAAATAACTCTTAGTGCCTCTTCCGGAGATGAAGATCTTTCAACATTTACATTTGACTTTGACAAAGCTACATTTGAAGTTGAAGATAATAATATCCTAGCTATAGAAGGAGCGGGAAACATACATGCCGGTGCTTTTCAAAAAAGTACATCACTCGCACAATTTATCTATTCGGTAATTGCTGGTCAGAAATTAGAACCTCTATCTGATGAAGAAATGAATAACTCGATGGATGAACTACTTTACATAGCTAAAAATGATAAACTAGCAAGTTCAAAAGTACAATCAAAGAAAAGCATACGAGAAATTGCAAAAATGACCATCGCTAACTTTATCGAACTCCCAGAAGATAAAAGAATTAAATTGATAGAAAGGGTGATTGGTAGCGACTATGTTGTATCACAAAATGGAGAACGTGCAACACAGTTTGTTATTAGAATAAAGCCGGATGTGAGAAAGCAAAAAGATATCAAGGTTGACCCAAATGATGATAAATTGGTATTGCAATTAGAAATGCCATTTGGCCCTGATTCGATACAAGGTGGGTCAAAGTTAACAGATAAACAGATTGAAGAACTCTACAATGAAAATGTAAAAAAGTTAAAAAATGAATTAGGAAAATCTATTGCAAATATGGTAACATTCTGGGGACCGATGCCAAATGATACAAAGGACATCTCCGGTCCTACTACAACTACATTTGCAACCATTACATTAGCACTAAAAGATATTGCAAAAAATGGTTTCAAAACTCCAGATAATGTTGCTATTAAAAATACGAATGATTTTTTTGGAGCAATTAAAGCTGACAATGATAAATCTAAAACATCAAAAGCTGAAGATGCATGGAAGGGCATATCAGATAAACTTGATGAGGCTTAACAGAAGAAAATACTGTCGTTAAAAAAGGGATCCATTGGATCCCTTTTTAATTTGTATCAAATATGAAACGTATAATGCGCTCATGTGGTTGTGGCAATTAGAATATATCGGGCACAATAAGCATTTTTCCTAGGCTGAAGTGAGCCGAAAAGAGATTTTAGGTATTACTTAGATTCCTTCCAAGTCTTAAATCCTTTGATCTTGTTCCAACCTGGAACGTCTTCAATCTTTATTCCCTTTGGTCCAAGGCCTCGATCCATCCAGGTGGCATACTCGCCCCAGACCTTCTTCTTTTTTCCTTTGCCTTTTGAGTAAGCCATCGGGGCATCTGTTATGTCAAACAGCCCCTTCTCCATTGAGATCTCATCACTCTTGCCTCCAAGGTTTATGAGCCTTGATTTCTTCTTGCCCTTTTTCATTTGTAGATTGGGTCCAAATTTTTAGGAGCACTAGGCTTCTCTTTCCTCTTCTTCTCTGGGTTGTGGCCCCAGATCTTCAGTGCAAGAAGGATCCTTGTTGGAACCTTTGTCTTCTTTCCATCGACGGTCTTGTCATCATACCATGGGTTTCCCTTTGCCCTCTTTGATGTTCCGTACATCCTTGCATTGAATGAGTTCTGTTTCTTTGCCCATTCCCACATCTTTGGCGTCCAGTTCTCAAGGGCACTTGACCATGAAGAACCTGTTGGTATCATCTTCATGAGCCACCTTGCAGATTCACGGCCAGTGTCTATGCCAAGCTTTCCTGCTGCCTGCTGCTTCATGCCTGCCTGCTTGCCCTCTGGAGAGTCATAAAACTTCTTGAGTTCATCCGCTGACATGTTTATCCACGATCTCCACTCTGCCCAGGTCTCAAAGCTTGCACCAGATGTGTTCTTCTTCTTTGTCATCTGCTTTTCGTTGAGGGACTCCCAGATCTCGTATGATAGGATGCTGGTCTCGTTGATCTCTTTGATTGCTTCATTGTACACAATTGGGTTCAATGAACGGGCTTTTTCTGAGAGTTTCATGCGGATGTGAAAATTTACTTTTCTTATATATTCCTTTTAGTTATCTTTGTACTGTTACCAACAAGGAAAGGAGGTGAGGTCAGATGGCAAACAATCCAAGTTTGCAGATTCGTAGCGGAAAGATCGGAGTGATCGTCGAAAAGGGCGAGAGCATCGATCGTGCAATCCGCCGTTTCAAGAAGAAGATTGACTCTTCAAAGATCCTTCGTGAATTCAAGGAGCGACAGGAGTACATCAAGCCAAGCGAACGCAAGAAGCAACGCATGGCTCGCGCAAAGCGCCGAGAAAAGGAACGTCGAATTCTGGCTGATCTAGACTAAGACAAAGGGGACCAAACGGTCCCCTTTTCTTTGATATATAGCAAAAATCTCTCCCACGTGGATTTTGTAAACGATATAATAGACTGGTTCAAGGGGCTCTTCTCATCGAATGATGAACCACCAAAGCAGGCAAAATCATTTACCCCGCCGTATCCAAAGACGCCTTACGGACAAAGGGATCAGCCTGATCTCTATGACATACCAGAGGATCTTGCAAAGTTCATAGTAAGATGGTTTGTGTCAAGTGGGATGAGCCTTGAAGGAGCCTCTGCAACAGCAGGAAACCTCTGGAGGGAGAGCTACTTCAATCCTACGCAGCTTCAGATAATATCTGGAAAGCCAATAGGACCAGGTCGTGGTTTGGCACAGTGGACGGATTCCACGCTGACAAAGAAGCCCACTGATGATGGACGGCAGAGATGGGACCATTACAATGATGAGTTCTTTCCAATGTTGAAGAGTTCCCATTCGTTTTGGAAGAATTCCAAGATCGATGACCTTGAGCCTCAGCTTGCATACATAGTGTATGAGATGAGAGAAAAGTTTCCAGGCGTTTGGAGGAACATGACCTCACCTGGATCGGTTTCCCAAAAGGCAATAGACGTCCTCAAAAAGTATGAGATATCAAAGGACAGGGACAAGAAAGAAGAACAGAACTTCAGGTCAAACCTGGCAGAGAGGATCTACAAGATAGCAAACAACGACAAGATGCTTAAGCAAATGATCGCAAAGAGAAAGGCAGGCAAGTAATGGCACTAGGATTCACAAAAGAGTACGATACATCAATATATGAAAAGGATCAGTTCATAGAGATCTGGCCTGAGATATCTGAGATAGGCCTTGAGATCTCTGATGGTGTTCTTGAAAAGATGGATTCATCTGCCGTGATAACACCCGGATCAAGAAACGATCTTGTTACTTACCTCAAGGGCTGCATATACATGCTTGGGTTCTCGGACATAGACAAGGGCATCGACGTTGAATTGTATGATCAACACACATCAACAGCAGTCATCAAGTGCAGGCTGGTGATGAGGGAAATGGGAATAAATGTCAAGCTCGTAGATGCAATCGACAGAGGATTTGTTGAGGGACTAAAATCCATATTTGAGATATCTGAAGAGGGGGAAATAATAAAGCTGTGGAATGTCCTCAAAGAGAACAAGGCAATGGCACAGCTTCCTTCATCGATAGAACTAGAACCTAGACCTGATGGAGGAATTGAACAGGGTGTCAAGAAGGCAAAGACTGATCCAAATGCATCTTCAAGCATATCGGCACCAACGTCATCGGTCATAAAAGGTAAACAGGTCCAGCCAGGAGTGAACTTCCCAGAGGATTCATCAATGGCAGACAAGTCTGTTCAGTACAGCCTTTCAAAGGATGGATCAAAACAGCTTTCTCCAAACTTCAAAGTATCAGACTTTAAGTGCAGAGACGGATCAGATGTCATACTGATAAACCCAACACTTGTTGATCTCTTAGAGAAGATAAGATCGCACTTCGGAAAACCAGTAAAGGTGATATCGGCATACAGAACACCAAAGTATAATAAGATGCTCAAAGGCGCTGCAAAGAATTCACAACACATGTATGGAAATGCAGCAGACATAAAGATCGATGGAGTCACGCCAAAGGAGATATACACCTGGCTCAACAGCTGGCACAAGGGAGGGCTCGGTCTTTATCCAACGTTCACACACGTTGATGTACGTGATACCGTAGGGCGTAGCATTGCCAGATGGGGCGGCCCAAAAGAAACAGGAATGGCGTAACATTCGGTTCCATCCTCAGTATAACAAAGACAAAATCTAAGGAGAAGTATGACAAAAGTCTTATTTTTGGTCCTATTGTTGGGATCAGTGGTATGTGGTGCGACCAACTTCCCTAGCCATATTGGCATGGGATCAAAGGCATCAACAGTTGGGAAGATATCTTCTTACTCGCCAGTAGGAAGAGGGCTATGGACAGGATACTGGAGGCCAAATGGCATCATGGTAAGCGTCAGGGAAGAAGTTGTGGTAGAGCCAGGTGCAAAGGTTTGGCCGAACCCGTCAAATGGGATCTTTAACATTGAGCATACAGGAAATGTTAGGGTATTCTCACAGATTGGAACATTGGTGTTTCAAGGAGATATTGAAGGTTCATTCGATCTATCGAGTGCACCATCTGGAATGTATTTTGTAAGAACTCAAGACGGTAAAACAGTAAAAATCATCAAACAATAAGGAGAAGGATATAATGAAGAAAGTATTACTCGCACTAGTTGCCATCCTGTTCACGGTTGCAACAAACGCACAAAACATCGACTTTACCTACCAAGGTTGGTCAAGTCAGACTGGAAAGAACAATCTGAGTCTCTACATCGCTCGCGATGGCTTTAAGCTCGGATCTGCTTTCAACGACCAGAACTACCCAGTTTGGTATGTTGAGAACCAAGAGATCGAAATCGTAAACGGCGTTGTAAACTACCGCCTTAAGGATGTGAACCTTGATTCACTTGTGAAGTATCGTGGTGGGCTCTACCTCTACGTTGCAATCAATGGAACGCCACATGACACAATCATCATGGATCCTGCACCATATGCAGGAACTGCAATTCAAGCAGTAAGGGCAAACACAGCAAAGCTTGCTGATCTTGCAACAGAAGCAGTTCATGCTGCTAAGGCAGACAGCGCTCTTCATGCTGCAAATGCAACAAATGCTGTGAATGCAACAAATGCTGTGAATGCAAATGAAGCCCGCCATGCAGCAAAGGCAGACAGTGCACTTCATGCAAAAGAGTCTGACCATGCAGTAAGAAGCGATGTGTCGCTCTATGCATCTAGCTCAGCGCATGCAGTTTGGGCAGACAGTGCATCATATGCTCTTCTTGCAAACCGCTCTAGGCTTGCAGACCGAGCAACACTTGCAGACCAAGCAACGCTTGCAGATTCTGCAGTTAGAGCAGCACATGCAGTCAATGCAACAAATGCAGTAAATGCAACAAGAGCAGATAGTGCATTTGTCTCTACAAATACACACTTTGTGTATGCAAACGGTGTTAACCTTGCTGCAATTGCTGCAGCTGGCGCAGAAAACTACGCAACACTTACAACCAATGGAACTTCTCTCCAATGGAGGAGCGCAACAAGGATCGAAGGAAGAACACAGTTGACACTTGTTCCTCTCGCAACAATTGATAACGATGTAAGAACATTGATCTATCGTGTTGCACAGGACTTTAACACGCCTCTTCCAAATGCAGTAGAAGGAAGAATCATCACAATCGTTAACAGCTCAACTGCAAACTTTGTTTCGATCCCAGCAGGAATCTGGAACGTTTGGGGCGGAGATGTATTCATTGGCCCAAGGAACAGCGCAACGCTTCTGTACCACAATGGCCAGTGGGTTGTAATAGCACAGTAATAATTGGCGGGTCGCTCCCGCAAGTGATCATGCTCGGCCTATGGAAGCAATGCTTCTATGCTCAATGAGAGTGTGCTTGCTAGGAATCGGGCTTATTATGGCACTGATCAGGAACCGAGGGGTTATTTTTCCCCTCGGTTTTTTTTATTTGAATACATATGGGATGGAAACAGATGATGAATTCTGTGAAGAATATGATCTAGAGGTTGAAAGAGCTATATCAGTGTTCTATGGAAAGCATGAGAACACCGAGGGTGACTTCATGGATTCATGTCAGCTTCTGGTTGATTCTGGTGTTTGGCTCATGGATGCAGTCATCGGAGAGACCTGTCTGTTTCTCTTGGAGAACGGCACACTGTTTCTTCCTGAGACTGATCAGTTTTCTCCAGATGGAGAGTTCATGATAATTGGAACTCCAAGAAAAAATGTTGTAAACTGACATGTTTATTTCATATATTAGAAGACTATTGGGAATAAAAAACAAACCGATGATAGTAGCAATAGGTGACATACATGGAAAGATAGCAGACCTTTCTGACAAGATAGATCTGCTAAAACTTGATCATGCTGTGAGTTTCATACATCTTGGAGACTTTGGTCTTGGCTTTGACAATCCACTAAAGGAGCACAAGAAGCTAAAGACCCTTGATTATTCACTTTCAAGATCCGGTTCAAAGATGTTTGTCATAAGAGGAAACCACGACAATCCAACATATTGGACTTGCAATGGTTCATATGATATGAACAACATACAGTTTGTCAGCGACAACACTGTGATGGAGATAGAAGGAAAGGTCTGTCTTTTTGCAGGAGGAGCAATATCAATAGATAGGATCAACAGGGTGAAAGGGGTCAACTACTGGCCAAATGAAACATACCATTGGGAGAAGCCAAAGATCATCCCAAAGAGAATTGACTGTCTTTTTACACATGATGTGTATCACCAATGTTCACCATTTAGGACAGAGTCTCCAATAACACTTAAATGGCTGAACATTGATAAGACGTTGAGGGCTGATATGGAACAGAGCCAGGAGGAGATGAAGAAGCTCCATGATTTTGTTGTGTCAATAAACAATGATTTTGGCTGGTATCATGGCCACTACCATGAATCACACACAACAATTATAGGAAAACAAAAGACCTATGGAGTGTCTATAATGGAACTGAAAGAAGTCATTTAACAAACCAAGCAGAGGAAAAGATGATAAAGGTTAAGAGGTTCACAGCTGAATGGTGCTCGCCGTGTCGCGCATTGGCTCCTATAATTGAGGAGATAAAGGCAGAAAATCCGGATGTTACATTTGAAACGATTGATGTTGATGAAAATCCAGATGTAGTATCTGAATATGGAATACGGGGAATCCCAGTTGTCATCGTACAGAATGATGGGATTGAAACAAGTAGGTTCGTTGGGATACAACCAAAGAATGTTTATGAATCAGCAATAAACAACCAAAGGAGCAACTAACATGCTAAATGGAAGAAATTGGTGGACTGACAAGGCAGTAGACTATGACTACAAGGAAGACCTTGATGCAAGGATCCAAGAAGCAGCAAACATCATCTGGGAGGACTGGTTTGGAAGCGCCCTCAATGAAGGTATAACTGGCCCTAGCCATCTTGCAGATGCAATAAGGCAGGCAACGCAAATCGTCAACAACCCAGGCATTGACCCAAGGAAGTTCCTATAAATGGAACCTGGGAGTTCTATATGGGACCTTCCCATTCTGGTCCTAATCTTCTCACTTGGAGGGGCATTGGCATCTCTTACAGTTGGATTGATGATGGCTGGAACTTTTGCAATAGGAATCATAAAAGGAATATCAGAAAGGCTAATTGAAGAGCATGGTAAAGCTAGTATCAGTAACCCACCCCGTATTATCAGACTTATCAGAGTTTACGCCAGAAGAGCTTATAGTCTATATAGCTAGAGTAAGCAATCCATCAAACCAACTAAACAAGGATACTGCATCCAGGCTAATTGCATACCTTATAAAGCATAAGCACTGGTCACCGTTTGAGTTTGTTGACATGACTGTCGAGATCACAACTAGAAGGAGCATCGCAGCGCAGATACTTAGGCACTGGAGCTTTTCATTCCAGGAGTTCAGCCAACGATACTCAACTGCAACAAAGCTTCAGAAGATTGAGCTGCGAAAGCAGGCAGATAAGAACAGACAGAGTAGCGCCGAGGTGCTCAACGATGAACAATTGGAGCTTCTTGTTGAGAATGCTCAGATCTTTTCCACACAGGTTTACAACCGATTGTTGGACGCCGGCGTCGCAAGAGAAGTGGCAAGGGATGTTCTTCCACTCTCAACCGAGACGACGATGTACATGAAGGGCAGTGTCAGGGATTGGATCCATTACCTTGAGCTCAGAACGTTAGAAGACACACAGAAGGAACACAGAGACATTGCAAATGCAATAATGGAACTGTTCAAAGAGAACTTTCCAAACATTCACACAGCATTAAACCAACATTCATAAAGGAAGAAGACATGCAGTACTATGTAGCAAAGGTAAAGTTTGTGACGACAGACGACAACGGAAAGGTGAGAAAGAGCTCACGCGAGTATCTCGTTGAGGCAGTCTCAATTGGAGACGCAGAGGTGATCGTTCACAAGAACCTTGCAACCCTTGCACCAGAGGATTTTGAGATCAGCGCAATCAGCGAGTCAAAGATCGCAGACATATTCACGAAGGATGTTCCATCAAAGGATGAGGAGTTGTACTAATGGAACACTACCTGATAATCTTGATCGGCGCAATCTTTTCAGCAGGTTCTGGCTATGTGACCTGGCTTTCATGGAAGGATGCCAGAATGGCATTCAACCTCATTGCAAAGCTCGACTCAAAGATCTACGGCCTTGAGAAGGAAGTAGAAATGTTGAA